TTCTTCACCCCCAAGGAGTGGACACTCTATGGCATTCGACCTAACGAAGTTCGACCAAGCGAGTGACGCAGATCAGTTCATAGAGATTTCACTCGCTGGGCTTTCGGCCATCAGCCATTTGATTGGCGGTGAAGTTGCGGGGTCTGCGGCAGCAGCGCTCAAGGCTGTACAGTCGATCGTTCAGTCCATTCAGGACACCTACGATGGCAAGCTCACATTCGATCAGGTACGTACAGAGTTCGCGGAGCTACTAGCCAACCTCGAAACCAACGACGCTGCCGCAGACGAGGCACTGCGCCAAAGGTTCGACACAGACAAGGAGAACTAGAACATGGCTATCAACTTTACCCTTGCCGAAGTCACGCCGCACCGTCTGCGGTACCTCTGCCTCGACGATGGGGATGCGACAGTCACCCCTTCGACCGGGCAGATCGGAAACACCGGGGCAGGCACGCCAGATCTGCGTGCTGACGCGGCCGCGATTCACGATTCGCCGATCCACAAGCTGGTGTCCACTGCGGTGACCAGTCAGGCGGACGCGCGCAAGCTGCTTGCGGGCGAGGGACTGACCACCGATGCGGACATCGATACGCCGCGCGCGCATCTGAAGCTCACGCCCAAGAACACGCAGGCAACACAGATTCCGTGGGCGGTCGATGCCGATCTTGGCGTCGGTGGATCCGCTGGCTACGCCGTCATCAACGTCTATGGTTCGACGCTCGCGGGAGCACTCTGTTTCCTCGATGTCGAGTTCGAGCACACCATCACGAGGTAGTCCTCACAGGAGAAGAACATGGCCATCACTTTCACACTCGCTGAATCCACGCCGCATCGCCTTCGCTACCTCTGCACCAACGCGGGCGATACGCTTTTCCCATCCACTGGCACACTCGACAACGCGACGTTGCAGACCGACGCAATCGACGGCACGCCGATGGCGGACATCATGGCAACGGCGACAGCTGACCAAGCTGCGGCGCGTGAGCTACTGCTCGGGGAGGGCCTGACCACCCAGGCGGACATCAACACGCCGCGCTGTCACTGCAAGCTCACTCCACGCAACCTGGTCGCCGATCAGGAACCGTGGGCAGTGGATGCGGATGCGGCGGCGAACCATCCGGTGCTAGTCGTCTACGCCTGCGATGCCAGCGGTCCGACGTACGCGTACCTCGACATCGAATTCGAGCACACGATCACGCGGTAGCTGCGTCCAGCCAGCGAAGCAGTGACTGGTACGGTGTCGAGCATGCCGTACCATCACATAGTGCGGGCGGCCATCTAACCACTCGATCAGCTTCCGTGGTCGCGCTCGGATGAACGCGCTGTCCGCGCCAATATCCCGGTTGGGGTACGCTCCGTAGCCGTGGAATCGCCGTGTAAATGCCAGCGTGCCGGGCGCGAGCCATCGATCGGTGGGCGTCTCCCAGAACGTGTCTGTAGCCTCTTCGTAGCTCCGAATCCCCCCAAACACGGACGCTTCTTTTCCGTCTCGGATAGCAGCTACCTGCACCGACACGCGAGCCGGCCCGTGCCAGTCATCGTCATCCCAGGTAACCAGGATGTCACCTTGCGCTAGCTGGACTAGCGCTTCGCGTTTCCAACCAAGAATCTTGCGCTCTTCCTGACGAACTAGCCGAATACGTGAGTCTTTTGGAACCGTAATGGCTGGATCGCCGTCGTCCAGGACAACGAGTTCACGCTCTGTGTAGTCCTGTGCGAGGAAGTCTACGATAGCCTGCTGGGCGCGTTGTGGACGGTCAGCAGTCGGCATCAAACAGGACACGAGCATGCTACCTATCGTAGATCGCGGACGCGATCATTGATAGGCTAATCAAAGTACGCGAATGGAGCATGCATGGCCACGCAACTGAAGAACATCATCGCGTTTACGGCAGTCGGAGCCGGCGCACAGCAAACTGTCGCTCATGGTCTCAACATTGACGGTCGAGGGGTCACCCCCGACAAGCTGGAGTTCGACAACGGCGACTTCAGTTTTATCGCAGCCGACGCGACGAATGTGACAGTGCAAAACGATGGCGCAGGCGTTGCGAACTGCAATGTCATGTGTGAGCACTGGCTTACGGTCGAACGCACGTTCGGACCTGTTAGCATCACGTCACTTACACCACAACCGTTCATCGTTGCAGGGTCTGGCGGCGGCGGCAGCAACGTAGCTGACTGGCTCGGTACAACGGGTGCGGATGTCAACGTTGGCAACGCAGCACCGCCCGTCGCTGGCCAGGTGCTCAAGGCGACAAATCCAACAACCGCAACCTGGCAAGCCGATAGCGGTGTGTCGAACCCGCTCATCCTCCAGACCGGCAACGGCACGGTCACAGCGCCCAATGCTTACGCGTCAGGCGCAATCGGACATGGCATCGACGGCGACGTGGGCACTGCCGATGTCCAGGTTGATCCTACCGCAGCCGGGCTCGCGATTGGTTGGACGGACTCTTATACGGGCGGGACGGCGAGAGTCAAAGCTGGTGGTTTCGGTGGTGGTGGTGGTGGTGCATTCGCTCATGGATTCGCGACGCTTGGCGGGGCGTTCACTGCACTGATTGAAGCCGGGCATTCCGGATCGACTGCCTTCGGTTACGCGGATGGCAGTGGCGCAAACGCGTCGATTCGATCACGGGGGCGAGGTTCACAGGCTTTTGGTTGGGTGAGTGGAGGAACCGATGCTGCATACATCTACGCCGATGGCAGCGGATCATTCGCGGGCGGCTTTGCTTACGGCGCGTACGGTGCGCTGACACGCATTCGTGCGCAAGTCAGCGGATCGATGGCCTTCGGCAAAGTGTTCGGAGGTTCTGTTCGCACGAGTCTCAATGGCGCTCTCGCTGTGGGCTGCGGCAACAACCAGGGTGACGTACATGCGAGCGGTCTCGGTGCTGTTGCGCTCGGCTACGGCACTTACGGAGGTCTTGTCGAGGCATCTGCCAGCGGATCTGGGGCGGCTGGTCACGCATATGGCGCGACTGGTACTGTGCAGGCGTCTGGCGCAGGTGGTTGGGCATTCGGATACGCCTATGAAGGCGGTGTCTATGCGCTGGGTAGCGGATCATTCGCAGGTGGCTACGCCAAAGGTGTGGGCAGTGCCGTTCTTGCTACTCTTCGCGGCTCGGCTGCGTTCGGCGGTGCGTACGGTGGAGGAACCGTTGAATCGATCGATGCCGGTACGCTGGCCTCTGGCTACGCCTACTCCGGCGGTCTGATTCAGGCGGATGGGCGTGGATCCCAGGCAATGGGTCTGGCTCAGAACAACGGTGACATCCTCACGAACGCCTACGGCGCGATGGCACGTGGTTTCTGTGACGGCAACAACTCACAGATCACGGCGGCGGATCGTGGTGCGTTCGCGTCGGGTACCGCGTTGACGGATGGAGATCTTCTGGTTTTCGGCTACGGCTCACACGGTGTCGGCGATGTTCGTGACGGAGCCAAGATCGGTACAGCCGCTGCTAGCCATGGCTGCTTCGCTGGTGGCTATGCGAGCGATGGAGCATCGCTCATCTACTCGCGAGAAGGTGGCTGTTTCGCCTTCGGTCGAGCGCAGTTCGAGGGCGACATCACTGCACGTGGTGTAGGTGGCTTCGCGCTTGGGGCTGCGAACGGTACTGCGACTTACGGCCACGCCAAGATCTACACGAACGCAACAGGCGGTCTCGCGCAAGGCTACGTACGCGACACCCAGCCTCTAGGCGTGCAGTTTTCACAGATCCTTTGCTACGGCAAGGGAGCGTTCTCCGCTGGTTACGTTAACCAGCGTGGTACGATCTCAGCGAGTGGTGGTGGAGCGCATGCAGGTGGCTACGCGTCATCAGCTGCTATCTATGCAGGCGGTGAAGTACCTGCAAGCATCGAAGCCAGCGCACTTGGCGCGTTTGCGCATGGATTTTCCAAGCGTCCAGTGACTGCTGGTGTAACTTCTTACATGCGTGCGAGTGCAGCGGGAGCCTGGGCCGGTGGTTACGCGATAGGATATCTTTCCACGAGTGCTATTGAAGCTCAGAGTAAAGGGTCCCTTGCGCATGGTTACGCCCTCTCAGGTACTATCTACGCTAGCGCGCAAGGCGCTTTCGCGTCCGGGTTCAGCTCACTCAACGGAAGTATCGACGCAAGTGGTTATGGCGCGCTCGCCGGTGGGAGCGCGTTAGCAGCGGGGATCAACAACGCCAACATACAGGCGCAAGGCGTTGGCGCGTTTGCATTCGGCACTGCTGCTACTGGATACCCTACTGTCGGTTACGAGAGCCGCCTTCGTGCCTACGGAAACGGATCTTGGGCGGGTGGCGATGCGATTGCTACCACCTATGGAATAGCAACCTCGCGAATTCAGGCGCTTGATCACGGTGCTCTCGCACATGGCTACAACGTAGATAGCTACATCGAGGCGCAGTCGAAAGGTTCACAAGCGTTCGGCTTCGCGGACAGTGCTGGCTACATCTATTCGTCAGCGTATGGTGCGTTTGCGTCTGGCCACGCAAAAGACTCTGCATACATTTATGCGTCTGGCAAGGGCGCACGTGCTCACGGGTACGGAAAGGGCGGGCTTGCTACAGCACGGATTGGAGCGAGTGGGGGAGGTGCATTCGCGTTCGGATACGTGACTGCTCTCGAAAGCGCGGCAGGAATTTTTGCAACTAGTCGCGGCACATTCGCTGGCGGTAGCGTGCAAGGAACCTACAACATCACCGCATCCTCATCCGGGGCGTTCGCGTTTGGTCGGGCCGACACAGGCAACATTCAAGCAACGGCTTCTAACGCTGTGCAGTTCGGTGTCGGTGTCAACAGTGCCTCGAACACGATGCAGATTGGCAGTGCGGGTCTGCGTTTCTGGGGCGCTGGTTATCCGGTAGCACCACAAGATGGTGACATCTGGGTCAACAACAACTACGTGTATATCAGATCGAATGGCGTCAGCTGCAAGTGCGTGAACGCCGCTATGTAGAAAGGTGAGACGAGATGCCCAAGCAGAAATGGGAGTTGCGCGGAAACAAGCTGGCGGTAGTGACGCCGGCTGTGAAAGAGCAAGTTGAAGAGGTCGGAGTCGAGAGGCTCGACCGTGAAATCCAGCGTGTTCAACGACGCAAAGGAGTCACCGAGCAACGGCTTGCTGCTGTACAGGCAGAGCTGGACAAGTGGACCACGAAAGAAGCTGAGCTTCTCGCCCTGCGTGCCCAACTCGGGGATTGATGTCACAGTGACGTGCTAGAGTTCCGGCGCGAACGTGAAACACAAACGTCGGTCCAGGAAGCGCGTCATGAAATTCAACGTCATCGCCGGGATGCCCCGCGCGGGGTCTACCCTCCTCTGCAATATTCTCAACCAGAACCCACGCTTCTACGCGTCGAGTACGAGCTGCATTGCGCAGACCGTACGGTCGATCAGCGGGTTCTGGTCGCGGTCTCCTGAAGTCAAATCCGAGCTGATCAACGACAAGGAGAAAACAGAAGCACGCATGATCGGAGCTGTACGTGCGTTGGTCGAGGGTTGGTACAAAGACCTCGACGCCGAGGTTGTGTTCGACAAGGGACGTTTCTGGAACCTGGGCGCACCACTCTTACGTCAGCTCTTCCCCGACGCGCACATGTTCGTCTGTGTTCGCGATTTGCGAATGATCTTCGCCAGCGTCGAGAAGCAGCACGAGAAGAACCCAATGATCGACGAGGCAGATAACGCCGCTGAGCTGACGAAGTACAACCGTGCGGATCGCATGTTCGGACCGCAAGGGATACTAGGTCAGCAAATCATGGGCATCGAGGACCTGATGCGGCGTAATCTGCACGATGCGGACGGCAAGCCCTACGTGCACACGATCCAGTACGAGACGTTTGCGCAGAATCCCCAACTTGTCCTCGACCGAATCTACACAGTGCTGGGTGAAAAACCGTTCGAGCACGATTTCGAGAACGTGAAGCCTAGTGCCGGGTCCACTGACGTTGATGGCCTCTACAACTACAAATATCCCCACGAGGGCATCGGTAAGGTCGAGGCTCGGCCTGAAGACTGGCGTGAATACGTGCCGCCAGACATCGCGAGCCTAATCATGCAGAAATTCGCGGCCTACAACCGCGCTTTCGGTTACCAGTAGCATCTAGTCGCGGTAATCATTTGATCGCGGACGCGATCATTGATTCTGGACAATGCCTCGTATATCCTGGCAACAACGGGGGCGGAGCCTCCGACTGACACCAAGGAGAGAAGCATGGCCCTCACCGCGACCCTGGTCGAATCAACTGCGAATCGCCTCCGGTATCTTCTGGAGAACACATCTCCGCCAGGCACGACTGTCACCATCGCAAATGATGGTGGTGCCTCGCCAGACCTTCAAACGGACCTTGCAACCGACCCCTCGGGGCCACTTCGCAAGATCATTCGGGCGCGTCTCGATGGAATCGGCACAATCGCTGCTGGTACGCCACTTACGCAAGCACAAGCTCGTGACATCCTCAACAGTGATGGCGGCGGCGCCAGCGTCGGCAACAATGCGGTCCCCCGTGCTATCTGCAAGGTGACGCCGCGTGCGGCAGGCACAACGGGCGTGGCCAACTGGGCAGTAGACGTGGACGTAGATGGCGACGGCGATCCGGTCGTGGTCATCACCACCCAGGACGCCGGCTTCGGCGACGGCGACGCCTATCTCGATATCCACGTTCGGCACAGTTACGATCTGTAGGAGTCGATGACCGCGCCGCGCATCTGGTGGGACAGGCTCTGGGACCTTGTGCGAGGCTGCACGAAGGTTGGCGCGGGATGTGCGAACTGTTGCTCCCTTGATCGCTTCGTGAACTACTATGGCCCCGGACGGCCTTACACAGGCGGTGACATCCTCGACGTCGAGAAGGGTGTCTGGTCTGGGAACGTCGAGCTTCGTGAGGACTGTTGGGATCAGCCTGCGCTGCTTCCACGATCCATGCGTGTGTTTGTCGCTGGGATGGGCGACCTGTTCCACGCGAACGTACCAGACGCGTACATCGATCAGGTGTTTCGCATCATGGAAACGGTTACACAGCATCAGTATCTCGTGCTGACCAAACGAGTTACGCGAATGCGTGACTACGTGCAGAAGCGCTCTACGGTACCCGATCACATCCTGCTCGGTGCGTCAGTCGAAAACCAGGAATGTGCAGACGAACGCTTGCCGGTACTCACCGACATTTCGCACGCCCATCTCTGGGTAAACTGCGAGCCCTTGTTGAGCCCTGTTGACCTTTGGCCTTATCTGCCCAAGCTCGTGTGGCTGACAGCAGGGCCAGAGGAAGCTCGTCCTGGGGCACGTCCTATGAAACCGGAGTGGATACGTTCACTACGCGACCAATGCGCTGACGTGGACATTCCGTTCTTCTCGAAGGATTACTTGATCGACGGCGTTGCCTACGTCGATTTTTTCACGCCGCGGCAGAGGCAACGCGCGGCCTCGTAAAGGAGCACCCCGATGGGTCTTGTCTACTCTGTCAATCTCACGCTCGTACATGCCACGCCATACACGCTTCGGTACCTCTGTGAGGATACGGGCCAGCCAGGCTCGACGACCATCGTGAACGCCGATACAGCCCCGGTCCTTCCTGACACAGCTGACCTGCGTTACGACGCCCTCAGCGCGGCAGGGCATGGCGCAGGGGGACTGCCTCTACGTGCACTGCTTGGTGTAGCCGTGACCAGTCAAGCAGAAGCTCGGCATCTCCTGATGGCAGACGCCGCTGCGGGGGTCACGCCGGGAATCGCGAACCTGCACCGCGCGAAGGCTGAGGTGATGGCACGCAACGTTGCTGCCAGCGGTATGGGTTGGGCCATCGACGCAGACCTCGGAGTGGGTGCCAGTGCAGGTTATGCCGTCCTGGTGATCACGCCGCCTGGGGGCGGCGACGGCTTCGCCTACCTGACGTTGCACCTCGATCACAGCTACGACGACGGGCCGTACTACAACATCTAGTGTGTTGTGGTCCGCGTTTTGCGGGGTAGTGCCAAAAGGAGAACGAGTACATGGCTCGATACTGCATAAAGTGCCATAGGCGTGCGCCAGAAGTGAAGGAGTGCCCTAGCGGCTGGCGTGAAGTCCGGTCCCATGGGCGCCTGTAAGAAGAAACTTACTTGGGCCGCAGCCTGGAAGAGGCGTGAATCCCGTATGGGATTGCATGAGTAGATGGCACGAATACGAAGTGTGAGTAGGTAGGTGGCACGAATACGGAGATCGATATTGGAGTCGCGTTCGCGGGGTCCGATTGGTGCTGAGACGAGCGTCGATGTACTCGTGTCAGAGCGTACATCTGGCCAGGAACCGACATACCGGATCATTTGCGGTGTTTCGCCGGAGAGTACGCGAACACAGCTTATTGGCGGCACGGTCTATCTGGAGACGCAAGACGTCGCCAAGGCACGCGCCGCTTGGCCGCGGAGCTGCAAGCGAAGAAAGGCATGACAATGAAACGCCGTGGGCTTGGCGGAGATGATGTGGATCATCTAGCACGTGCTGCTAACTACGTGCAGAAAGCGTGGCTCGACTTGGAGAGGATGCCACCGACGTGCGAAGGCGGTATTCGTATCGCCAGCCGAGCGTTTAGTTATGCTGAGCGTGCACAAGCGGAGCTGAGTGCCGTTGAGGATCGGCAACTTCGCGCGCGGCATTCAGAGACGTTCAGGCAGGCAAATAGCGCCTCAAACGCTGCCTGGGAGACAATCAACTTCTACGCCGGTATCTGTCGAGCGCCCTACAACCAGACTCGCAAGGTACCGATGTTCTCACGTCGAAGAAAGTGACGATGGCTAGAACACGCACATTGCGCTACGGAGACTTCTACACGAACAAAGAGTTAATGGCGGAAGCGCGTCGTCAATGCAAGCTACACAAAGTGGGACGTGCTCGCCAGTGGGCGATCGGCATCGGCAAGGAGGTCTACTTCAACGTGTCGTGCGCTCGCGGAAAGCTCGATTTCGTGCTTCCCAAACGGCGTGACCTTCACGACCCAATAAACCGCCCGTTCACACCGCGGCTGGTCTCCAAGATCCGCAGCGGTTCTTAGCCCACATCACCACGAAGCAAGTAGGCGGCTTCGTACTTCGCGAGGTCGTCACCCATCAGCTCACTGAGATCTCCGTCCCACTGTCGCCACACAGGATCACGTTCAGCGTCCCGACTACAGATTCGATTCGAGACGTTTTGTCCGTGGGCAAAGGCCACGTAGAGATACGGCGGCTGACGAAGCCGCGCAAGCCGCGCACCGTATTGCGTAAGAAGCTTGTAGACAAATAGGTCGTCGCTGCCGCGAGCTTTCGCGGGGAAGCCGATCATCAGGCCGAGCTTTCGTCGAAAGCACATCGTACCCGATATCAAGTAGGAGGGCGGATCGGTGACACAGCGAAGCTGGTATTGGCCCGTGAAGCGTTCCTTGTCGCTCAGGATGTGCAACAGGAAGGTCCAATCACCGACAACGTCAACGTCGTCCGTAATCAACGCGGCGGTCGCTTCGAGGCGCGTCGGTGCATGCCAGTCGTCGTCAGCCCAGAGTGCTACCCACTCGGAGCGTGCCGCTTCAATGCACGCGTTGTATTTCTCGCCGAGCGTTCGAGTGCCTTCCAAACAGAGGTATCGGACCCGGCCGTTGGCATCGAAAGGGATCAGGTTGGAGACGTGTTCTTGCTCGCCGTCAGGACGCGTTGGATCTCGTGGGATCAGTAGAGGACCGTCTACCACCACTACCAGCTCAGAGTCAGCGTAGGTCTGGCGTTGCCAGCACTCGATGGCCAGCGGCAGGCACCACCAGCGTGACGCGGTGGTAGGACAGACGCACGATATTTGGGGTCGGCGCCTCAACGGCCAAAGTCCGGTGGGGGCTGTCTGGGCAGCAGTGCTAACGCCGCCCGGAAATGCCCGCGGAGGTGCTCACACGCCGCCGTGTAGGCCTCTCGCCAGGCCCGGTCCCCGACGTCGGCGACCTGGTAATAGGCCCTCAGCGCGTCCCTGACGGCCGCTGACGCGCCGATCCCGCGGAGCCGGGCATCCTCGCGGACCAGCGCGGCCAGCTCTTCGTCGAGTACGACATGGACCTTCACTGCGGACATTCGCGCTATCATACAGTAATTACAGGCACTTTGCAGCATGGCGTTGTGTTGAATATCCAGGCCTCGTAGAGTGTCTTACAACGTGAGGCCCCGAGGGGCGACGAGGAGTGGCAGATGAGCAAAGCCGAGCCGAAGACCTGGAAGGAGCTGAAGGCGCAGGGCGTACAGCGTTGCTGCGCAACGTTTACGGGAGGCAGGCAGTGTCGGCGTAGGGCTGTCGCCAACGGTTTCTGCCGGAAGCACCAGTGGGTCCACAAGACCGCGCACGACCTGAACAAGGCGGCGCTCGACTCCCTTGCGCTCGACGATGAAGAGGACAAGTGATGAAGACCAGGAACAGGATCGAGCTGGAGGCACTGTCCACGGCCCTCACTCAGTACATCGAGAACACCGCAGAGGACGAACTCGGTCACAACGACCAAGAGGAGCTACAGGCAATCAGATCCATGCTCGAACGGGTCAACCTCGAACTCGTGAGAGTTTGGTGCTGAAGAAGATAATAAACGATGCCACGGCAACACTGCGATAGCACCTGCTGGCACTGCGCAAGGCACTTCTTCGCCTGGCTGCGTGACCGCAATCGGCGCCCCAAGGACGGCCGGAGCGGCCCAGGCGACTTCTACGTCGAGGCTATCGCGAGCCGGCGCATCGCCGAGCTGGCTGATGAGGCGGCTGCACTGGAGATTTTCGAGCGTCAGAGCAGTGTGCGATAACAAGCGGCCCCGAGGGGCGATGGAGGAAACTTGTCCAAGTATCTCATTCCCGTGTTGAACTACACACAAGCAGCCGCCGCGGTGGCCGCTGCCCTTCGCGCGAGGCGAACCGCACTGCTGCTAGGTTCGCCAGGCGTTGGCAAAACGGCCCTCGTGCGTGATGCTGCGGCCGCCATTGGGTTGCCTTGCCACGATCTGATCGCGTCCAACATGGACCCGACAGACGTCGCGGGGCTGCCATACCGCGATCTACAGTCGGGTCGGGTGCTGCGCGAGCTGTTTCCCGAGATTCGGGCCGTCGTGGACGCTGCGGGTGTCTTATTCATCGACGAGGCGACCGCGATGCCGAAATCGGTCGAGGGCCCGATGCTACGTGTTGCGATGGAACGCAACGCAGGCGGCACGCCGTTGCACCCGGGCAGCCCCGTAGTACTCGCGTGCAACCCGCCGGAACAGGCACCGGGCGGCATCGAGCTGTCGGCGGCATTCATCAACCGGATCGTGCTGCTTCGCTATCAGCCCTCATTCGCGGAAGTGCAGTCCTACTTCAACGGTGAGGCGGTTCACGCTTCTCCCGTAGTGCTCGACGAGGACGCCTTCCAGGCCGCATGCGTTGCGGAGTTCGCTGACTTCGCCGCGACGCTTTCCCACGCTACTGATCTGCTCGTTTATGATCCGCCGCGTGCAAGCGTTGATCAGGGCGAGCCGTGGGCATCCCCTCGCGGCTGGGAGATCGGCCTCTCCTGCCTGGCAGCGCATGGCGGTAAAGAGGATGACGTTGGCTACGCGCTCCTGACAGGTGCCGTAGGACCGTCCGCTGCTGGCGCGTACCTGGCAATTCGCAAGCTCCGTCTGCACCTGCCATCCATCGATGAGATCGCGGCCAACCCAACCAAGGCACGGCTGCCCGAATCGCTCGATCAGCAGATCGCTGCCCTGGGTCTCCTGGCCCGAGTCGCGCAGACCGATGTCTGGGCCGCGTGGACCTACGCGGGCCGGCTGCGGAAAGAGATTGGAGCTGCCTGCGGACGGTTCCTAATGAACAAGGTGCCGCAGGCCTCTAAGTTCGCCACCGTCGGGCGCAAAGCCCAAATCCAACTGCTGGCAAGAGTGCAGCGTGGGGCAGCATGACATCAGCGACCAGACAGCTCATCCAGCGTGCCCGAGGGCTTTTGTTGGGCCTTGGTTGGCGACACCCATTCTTTGCTCTACCCGGTGCGAAGATCTACCTGCGTGTGTCCATCCACATCCAGACTGCTTGTGCTGACGTACGTGGATGCGTGTACCTCAATCCGAGTTTCTGCGATCAGCTCTCGGACAAGCAGCTTACCTTCGTTCTGGCGCACGAGATCATGCATCTGCTGCTGTTTCACTTTGGGCGGCGAATGAACCGCAAGCCGTTCCGCTGGAATCGTGCCGCGGATCGCGCAATCAACTTCGGTCTCGTGCAAATAGGGCTGGAAATGCCGCCCATGGGGTTACTTCCCACCGACCCGGCGCATAACGAGTACACAACAGAAGAACTCTACGAGGTCGAGGAAGAACAGCCAGGCGATGACGGTCAAGCCTCGCTGGGCAAGATGCCCGGAGCAACCGGTGGTTGTGGCGTGCTTCCACCTCAGGGTGGTGATGGCGATGGTGATGACGATGGCGCCGAGGGTGAAGCACCAGAAGACGGCGCGGCGTTTCCCTCCACAGCTGAGTCAGCACGGACCTGGCGGCAGCTTGCTCACAGCGCTGAGCAGAACGCGCGCTCGGCAGGCGACTGCTCTGGAGATCTGCTTGCACGCGTGCTCCGCGTTCCACCATCCAAAGTGGCGTGGACTGCGGTGCTACGCAACGCATGTGCACGTGCAATCGCTGAACGCGGCAACGACGACGTTAGTTGGCAGCGACGCAACCGGCGGTCGTTCGCGGGCGACTTCATTCTCCCAGGTGGAATCACGTCCAAGGCACTCGTCGCTGTGGCGGTAGACACCAGCGGTTCTGTCTCTGACGAAGACCTCGAACAAGCACTCAGCGAGGTGGAAGCAATCAGCCGTGCGACGGGTGTGGCCATATTTCTGGTCACACACGACGCGGAGGTGCACTTCGCCGACTGGATCCGTCCCGGCACACGACGAGCTGCTCTCGCCAAGACTCTGATCGGTCGCGGCGGAACGCTATACACGCCTGCGTACGCGGCCATCGAGAGCGCCAGCAAGAAGTTCGACTACGCGATCCATCTGACAGACGGTATGCCGTGTGAGACGTGGCCTGAACGGCCGCGCAACTGCCGTAAGCTGACCGTCGCCTTGATCGGTTACGCGAGCAGAAAAGAAATTCCTGAGTTCGCTGATGTCATCGAGATAGAAATCTGAAACGTCCCCGAGGGGAGAATAGACATGGGTTACAAAGCACGCACCAACAAGAAGGGCAACAAAGCAGGCAAAGCCAACAAGGCCAAGAAGCTACAACACGTAGAGCGCGCACCTTCGCGGGGCGCGCCACCGATCAAGATCCAGCCCGGGTATCTCGTGGTCTCGACGAGCAAAGTGACTGGCGGAATCAGTTACGACCGCGAGTACGGTGAGGAGCTGAGAATCAACGAGAACCAGGGTGTGCAGATCTCGCTGCATACAGTCAAGACCGTGGATCATGTCGAGATCGCGGCCGCGCTCGACGCGCTGAAAAAGAAGGCGGACTACGCTTTCAAAAAGCACTGTGCACACAGCGCATTCAACTGGTGGTACGCGGACGACGTCTCACTCAAAGCTCTGGAAAAGGAGATCGCCGAGCTACAACGCGAGGAACGTGTGCTCAATGCCGCAGCAAAGGCTGTAGGTTCGGCACGCCGCGCCCATATCGGGATCATCGCCGGAAAGATCGATGTGGCGACACCGCTTGTCGCGGCTGAGATAGCGCGTACGATTTGTGACGTGCTTTCGGACGTGATTGCAGCGTTTCGTACAGGGCAAGTCAAACGCGTCCTCGATGACGACGGCAAGGTGATTCAACAGAACGCGCTACACGCGCCGTTGCTACGTTGCAAGAACCTAGACCGCCTTGCAGTCGGGACCGCCGGAGAAGCCGTGAAGATCGCGTTGCAGCACGTGCCGCATGTCCGAGCTGAGATCATCGAAGCCATCGAGAAAGATGGTATGGAGCCTGCTGAAGCAGGTGCACGCGTCGATCTCGAACCGTTCGAGAACGCTATCACATGGTTTGAGGAGGGCAGTATCGGCACCGATCTGGTAAGCCCTGATGAGGTTGCCGCCGCGTTGCAAGATGCGATGAAAGGTTAGTCGTCCCCGAGGGGAGCGTGCCATGAAGCCATTTGAGGAAGTTGAAGTCCGTGTTCGATGCCAGCACAAGGTGCACTACATTCGGTTGCAGAAATCTGGTCGGTTGACGTTGTGTGATCACGAGGAGTCTGTAGCTACCCTGATCGACGCAGCGAAGGCTGCCAGAACGATTGGTAGCAACCTGGTTCGTTGCGGTGAGGTAGCTGCTGCCTGGCGTGTAGGAGATTATCGTCGGCTGCCTGACCCATTGCGCCAACCGTGTCAGCAGGCGTTTCAGCGTGCTCTGGATCGGCAAGCTATCGCGTATATGCCCGCACCGCGGACTCTCCACGAACGGTTGGTTGGTCGAACACGCGCTGCTGCGATGTATGTTCTCCAACACCGCGCGGAGTACAGGCGAGCGCAGAGTAGCTGGGTCGGCGGTGAACACGCCATAGACGTGACTGTAGGCCCGACCGTGAGCGCGGAAGGGGGCAGTGAAAAGGTCTGGCACGCCAAGCATACGTGGTCAGGCACGAACAGCCACCTACGAGTCTGTGTCCGCCGTGATTGGCTGTTCCAGGTCTTCGATAGAGGCTTGGCGAACATCGACGGGGTTTTTGTCCTCGACGTGTTGGACGCCGAACAGCCGAACGCAATCGAGGTCGTAGCCGTACGACAAAGTCGCGGATTCTCGGTGCGAGCTGCGAACGCTGTGATCCGTACGCAGCCAGACGGTCAACGGAAGCTGCATTGGAGGCGTGCATGACTGATCGCAAGTTGGTAATCGCTGCGTTGGCTACCACAATTGCCATCGCATCAGTAAGCGCGGTCGGGGTGGTCCTCGTGTATCAACAAAACGTCCAGCTCCAACAGAAGCTGCGTAGTGAGGCACATGAACGCGCTGACGCGAACGCTGTCTATGAGTTGGCGTGGCGTCAGCTGCTAGGGGTGCAGTTCCTGCTGATGGACTTGAAGGGAGACGTGGAGAGGGTGTGCAAACAGCACGACCCGGACGAGGTCGAGATACTCCTGCGTGCGCTCAAAGTGGCCGCGTTTCACACACAGAACTGTGACTTCGCCGAACTGGCTACAAGACAACAAGCCGTGGACGGGAGCACACCATGAGCCGCGAACGAGACCGCCGCGCGCCAGGGGCACTACCCCATGCGACACCGCAACGTGGTGGCGGATCACCCGGCAAGCGTACGCGCGTGCAGGCGCGTTACGGCAACGTTCCACCACCAATGCTGCCGCGACCTGAGATCGCGCAAGCAACCGTTCGAGCGCAATCCTGGGACGGCGAGCCCAAAGACATCTCGAATCTTCGCGAGGGGGACCTCGTGGACGTCACACTGCAACTCGATAGCCCTGACTGGCGTGATATGTACGTGACGCCTTACGTTGTCGGTGCGAGTCCCGTACTCGAATCCATCGAGCACATGGCTCCCTGGGAGGGAACGCGTGACACGTACCACTTCGCGTTGCGCGCCACAGGAAAGCTGGGCACGGTTACCCCAAAAGCCGTGCTTGCGTTCAGCGGCACCGACGAAGACACCGAGTACGAGTTCATGGCCAGCTGCACGATGGACCTAGCTCAGTTCGAGGATCAATGCCATGTCGCCTCAGAACACGCTATGCTGGCGTTCCATCGCATGGCTGAAATTCTGACCGCCGAGGGCGCAGCGTATTTCAAGGCGTACAAGCAATTCGAGACTGTGTTGGAGACGCCGCCTGATGACTCTCTGGCGGAAACGCTGCTGCTTGCCGCGCTCACACTGCTAGCCGGTGCTGGCGGTAGCACGGTTGGAAGTCTCCTCAAAGGTGGCAGCAAAGAGATTGGCCGCGTGGCGTTCGCGGACAGCATGAAGGACCTGGTGAAGTTCAGCATCAAGAAAGGCGCGGGCGATCTTGGTAGTGAGCCGCCGTCGCTAGAAGGGGGTCCCGCAGAGCCCTTCCAGTGGTATATGCACATGTCCGGTCAGCTGCACGGTCAAATGCAGTTCGTGCAGGAGGTCATCGACAGTTGGCGGCGTTCGGTTCGAGCGCATCGAATGCTCGCGGACTTCGATCCCGCGGTCGTCATTCAAACGCATTTGCAGTTTGACGGCGCACCTATGACTACTCGTCCGATGCCGGACGTGGCGCAGCTTGAACGCAGTTTCGAGCTTGCGATCTGGCAAGCGTGGTTGACTGACTATGGGTATGTCCTCGCGCGCTCTCCAGTATACGTTCCGCAGACCGGTCGTGGGGCGCTCACAGTGCAACAGAACTTCAACGACGCTGTCATCGAGCGCTTGGACGCCCTGGGTGTTGATGGCGCTGCTTGGGTCGTACGCTTCAGTGGCCACGCGAAGGCTGCCGTAGAAAAGACGTTGAAGAAACGCAGCCTGGAAGAATACGAAAACAACCGTTGAGAGGTTGACATGTTCGAGAAAGACTTCGACGCGCTGAACTGGAATGACAACGACTGGCCAACGATCTTCTACGAGATCGCTGAGGCTGTCGATGACGTCACAGCCAAAGACGTCCGTGATGCTGTTCTCGCGGCGTTCACTGCTTGTCCAGACAACGTATCACCGGAACAGCGGCGCCAGGCTTATCGAAGCCTGCTACGCTACATCGTCGAAGACTACGCAAAGGTTGCCGGCGTAGATGCGGACCTGGCGTGTGATGCCCTCGTAGGTGCTGCACAGGCCAGCGAACCAATCAAACAAGAAGTGATTCGGCGACGAGTCATTACGTAAATCGACATGTCAAAGGAATCTAGTATGATGGCCGCGCACACACAAAACCTCTGGGCGTTGACTAACGCCTACAAATCTCGGGGAGAGCCGATGAACAAACAGATCACTCTTGAGGAGCTTTTGGACGAGATCGCGGCAGCGACACGCAGCGCTGAGCACTCACAAGACAGCGCTGATGATGTCATCCGAGCGATACGCGCTCTTGAACGAGCACTGCAAGAAAAGCTCGACGGCAACACGTTGCGTGGACTGAAGAACCTCGGGCACAGCCGAGATCCTCTCTACGGGGCCCGTATCCGAGGTCAGTCAGACGCCCGCGTGAAATGGCCTGACCGAGAAAACGCGATGAGCGAAGCGCTCTTCCTGTCTCCTCAAGGGATACTTCGGGTCGCAGCTTGCCGCACTGACGAACATGGTGACATGTTCGACCTCGAAGTACGTGATGCGGTAGACGACGACTTCGTCATCGAAGACCTGGCCGACTTCCTCAAGACGCTGATCGACGTAGGCCCTCGGACGGTTACCTACGCGACCAAGGCCCGTGAGCGGTACGCGGGCATTCGTGAGCTGGCCATCAACGCGATGCGACTTCTCACTGGCGGCACCCATGAATGATACACGTGAGAAGGCACGGGTAGCACACGCAGAAGCGCTGGATGCACTTCAGAAGTGGTCTACTGCGAACGAAAAGCGTATGCAGCTAGCAGCTCAAGTAGCGCAAGCGGAGACGTTGAATACCAGTAACGCGAACATCGCCACGATCTATCAGCAGCTGTGTGATGAGGAGATGTTATGCGCGGGATGGGCTATCGTCGCCATGGCCAAAGCACAGCAGCTAACGATGCAAGCCTACGATGAGTTGGCCCCCGAACCGCTTTTGTCAGTCTCGCATGGTACTACCGAGGAATGACTGATTCACCAAAGCTGGCTGCGGACTCCGGTGACGTAGACTCCAACGACCCCGAAGTCGTGCTTGTCGATGGACGTAAACTCACGTTCGAGAACCTGACACCACGTCAGTCTTGGGCAGCTTTGGCACGGGTTCATCTACAACAAGCCAATTTCCAGCGACGTAACTACGCTGGCTTCGAGCTAGCGGGACTCGACTTACGACACTCAAACTTGGCCGCGTGCGACTTCGCAGGTGCGAATCTTAGTGCCGTGAATCTAGACAACGCAAATCTCGACAGCGCGCTTTTCGTCAGCGCGAAAATGCAGGCCGCTGAGTTGGGTACGACGAATCTCCCTGACACCGACTTCAGCAGCGCGGATCTACGTGGTGCAACATTCATTAACTGCAACGCGTTCGGTGCAATATTCGACAAGGCCAAGCTACGCAAGGCGAAATTCACGCATAAGTCACGTTTCGCCTTCACGTCGTTTGAGTATGCGGATCTGCGTTACGCGGAGCTGAACGAAGTCGATTTCTCCGGTGCGTGCTTGGACAACGCAGACCTGAGTCATGCAGTAATCAAGGAAGCAGACTTCACCGGCGCCTCACTGTGTGGCGCCAAGCTGCACCACACAGTACTGGGGAATGCAATCTTCGCGAATGCAGACCTCTCCAACGTAGACTTCGACTTTCTTTCACGCCTGTCGGTTGGTGCGTACTCCGACTTCACTGGGATGAAACTCAACGGCGCGCGAAACGTCCCCGAGGATTTTCATCAATGGGGGGTGCTGAACGAGTTGCAGCCGCTACTTCGACGTGTACCCCAGCCGCTACTTCGCACTAGCGAGGTTGGTCTCGATCACGTAACGACAGGCTTACGCAAGCTGTGGCTCGACCGTGCTGTCAGCGGCGTGGATTTCTTGCTCGAACCCTTAGATGAGCTGATGGACGCAGCTTACGCGATAGCGATTGCAATCGCGCCGAAGAATAAATCCAGGTTCTAAGTATGAAGAAACCAAGCAACAACCGCGCGCATCCGTCCTACGGAATGATCTCGTGCGCTCGCTGTAACGGGCGTAGTGGCCGGCTGTTCGGCAGCTCGATCAAAGACCACCATGCGACCGTTCGGCTGACGATCAGCGAGGGCGAGGTCCACTTCGATCTGAGCAAGGAGTGGTACCACTCGACTGACCAGTACATCGAGGTCGAGATGTCAGCAGTTCAGTTTGCTGAGATGCTCACGTCACTGAACTACGGCAACGGCGTGCCGTGCACGATTCGGTTCGTGCGCGGTACGGACCGTATCGAGGATCCTCCCGATGACGAGACGGAGGTCGAGCGCGTCCACAACGGTTTCGAGGAGTACACCCAGGAGATCAGCGACCGCTACAAGAAGCTGACTGACGTTGTCGCGAAGGCCCTCAAACGTAGCTCGAAGAAGACCTGCGAAGAGGTCGAGAAGGCGGTCCAACTCCTTCACCAGGCCATCGTGGCCGACATGCCGTTCGCGGTTACGCAGTTTCAGCGGGCGACCGACAAGGTGGTTGCAGCCGCAAAAGCTGAGGTCGAGGCGTTCATCCAGAACGCGATCAACAAGACCGGCCTTCACGCACTGAACCACCCCGAGGCCCGCGCGATGCTCGAAGGCCACGAGGAGAAAAACATCGAGGAATAGCCTGATGAGAGAGGACATCGCACACGAAGACCTGAAACGTGCTGTGCTCGAAGCGGGCATTGAACACGCGGACGTTGCGTTGCGCGTGCTCTCGCGGATAGATGGCGATCCTGACTTCCGAGACGCTGTAGCGGCCGCGGTGATGACCAAGGACTCGCAAGCCATCGTGACGCTTGCCTACGCGCACTTTAATCCCATCCCGGAGAGGCGAAATCCTCACGGCCAGAAACTGGAGCCGGAGTTGCCCAAGCTGGTCCCGTCCGTAAGCGTGGGCCAACTTGTACAGATGCTCAACGACCGAGCAGTGCTGGTTGCCTCGAAGTTGCTGAGCGATGGTGCTATCGACGCGACGGTCATGGGCTGCGTCAAAAATCGCCTCTCAGCTATCATCGATTTGGTGCTCGGTATCCAGGACGATGGCTTCAACCGTGTCCGGTTGGAGAGCTGCAATCGGAACAACACTGTCATGATGGCGATCCGGGCGCGCATCGAGAAGGTTGCCGCACCCGTAGTGGATAAGGCACTTGCTACAATAGACTTCTCAGACCTTACCGAACGGATCGCTGTGAAGGCCCGGGCGGAAATCCGGGATGCCTACGACCGCACCGCCCGTGACTACATCAGGGAGCGTGTGAAATTGTGGGCTGAGACAAAAGCGCGGCTCGATATCGATAAGCTGTTCGCGCAAACTGAGGCCGAACTGGAAGCATAGCCGAATTCCTGCGGCTAGCGCATGATCAACGGACCGCTAAACTTTTTTTTGAGAGGGTAGCTATGAGTAAACAGATAACCAACCTGACCGACGACACGTTCGACGCCTTCCTCGATTCAGAGCTGCCCACACTCGTGGACTTCACTGCGCGATGGTGTGGTCCGTGCAAGCAGATCAAACCCATCATCGAGAAGCTGGCGCGCGAGTACGAAGGGCGAGCCCAGGTCGCAGCTGTCGATGTGGATCAGTGCGAGAAGATCACTGACCGCTACAGAATCCAGGCAGTCCCAACGTTGTTGATCTTCCGCAAAAAGGAAGTGGTCGCGCATCTCGTAGGCCTACTGCCGAAGCAAGAGATCACCGACGAGCTGAACAAGTTTCTACCTTCTGAAGACTGACCGTGTAGAGTGGTATGACCCACAGGCAGGCACTGTGACTGCTTGTGGGCTATGGGAACAAAGGAGCACAAGATGAGTCATCGAACCTTTGGATTGGTATTGGTAGCGACCTCGGCCTGTGGAACAGTATCAACGAATTATGATGCTGACCCTGTGGATGCACGACACGCCGACGCAACGATCGAAGCGGACGCACTTCCCGCCGTGGACAGTTCGCCGGCAGATGCAGACAACATCGACAGCACCGTGGCAGATGCTGCGGACCTGACTGCCATGGTGGCTGTTCCCGCAGGCGTTTTCTGGATGGGCTGCAACGTCACCAGCGACCCGTGTGCGGACCCGAACGAGTTGCCTATACACGAGGTCACACTGGGGGATTTTCTGATCGATGCTACTGAAGTCACCGAGGCCGCGTATGGAGAGTGTGCAGCGGCCAGTGTTTGTGCGATACCGTTGATCTCGGATGGGCCAGAGAATCCAGTCCGGGGCGTTACGTGGGCGCAAGCGCAGACATACTGTGAATGGCGCGGTAAACGTTTACCCACAGAAGCAGAGTGGGAGAAGGCAGCGAGAGGAACAGACGCACGACGCTATCCTTGGGATTCAGGGGCAATCAGCTGTGACTTCGCCAACTACACCTCCTGTCAATCGCCGGTAGATCACGCTGTCGCTGTCGGTCAGTACCCAGATGGTGTGAGTCCGTACGGCGCGTACGACATGGCGGGGAATGCCGCTGAGTGGGTCCACGATTGGTACTCAGCGACCTACTACGAAGAATCCCCGGATGCCGATCCGAAGGGCCCCGTGACCGGTACAGAGCGCGTCGTGCGCGGCGGCTCGGCGACCTCCTCCTCTCCGTATCTACGGACTGCGGCACGCACGTCACGTGAGCCCGGCGTAGCCAGCAACGACGTCGGATTTCGTTGCGCGAAGGATGACTGACTGGCACTCCGGCCGATCAAGGAAGAATCGTATGAAGTTCGCTTTCGATATCGGAGGGGTCATTTCCAAGTACCCTGACGTTTTCTACGAATTGATGCTGGCCCTGCTGGTAGCTGGTCACGAGGTTCACGTCATCACTGACATGCACGACAAAGTCCACTCATTGGACATGTTGAGCAAGAACGGGTTCAGTTTCATCCCTTCACGTATGGTCCACAACGCCAACTACACAGAGCATGGTGAACTGTGCAAAGCGGTGCTCTTGAAGGAGTTGGAGATCGATATGTTCTTCGACGACTTCCCTGGGTACTTGACGGAGGGCTGCCCTGTGCGTTGCCAAGTTCTCCCAGATCCAAGACGCCCTTACTACGCACCCTCCTGGAAAACGGACGGGTCGGAGGGGAATTTCGGTAGGAGAACTCCGAAATGATCGAGGTCATTATCGCTCTCGCAACGCTTGGTGTTGCCTTCGCAGTCGCGGCCTTCAACGTGCTTCGTCAGAAGAAACCGCAACAGAAGCCCGTGTCGAAGAAGGTCCCGCAGGTAGTTCATCAAAGCAACGAAGAGCTACTACGATGATTCGCTCCCACGTGAAAGGTTGGAAACACTGATGGCTTACTTCATTCTCCACAGCAGCGAAGATGGCTTCCACACCGAGGAGGTATCGAAAGAGGAGTTGTTGGAGCGGGTATCGGACCCGGACTACTACGGGCGTGTAGAGATTTGCACCGAAATGCCGGAGAAGTCAGATCCCAACTACTGGGGCAGCAAGCTCGTCATCATCAAGGGTAAAGTGGTCGTACCGCATGCCAAGAAAGTCGTGACCGAGTACGAGGTGGACTGATCACTGGGCTGTGTCACGGTCGGAGACAAGCACGCAGTGGGGAGGTATGTGATGGTCAATGACCCGGAAGACCAACGTGTCCGTAAAGAAATGCGCCGACGCGTAGCGTCGATGCGCATCCCCTCACTGGAACAGCGTGTACGAGAACTCGAAGAGTTCGTCGCCCGTTGGCTTTCGACGACGGAACCTCGGGGGGAAGTGGTGAGTTTCTGCGTGGCAAGAGGAGACATAATGGAAGACGCACGCATGTCAGATCGAAACTGGGAAGCCTTGTTGCTTGCGACGCTGGAGCGTGCCCGAAGGCACTTTCCGTCCGGCCCTTTCGAGAAGGAGGACCTGGAGAAGATGTCTACCACCGAGCGCAGGCAAGCCGCACTTGGGGCGGACATCGACAACATCCTATCAATAGCCGATGAGCGCGCCGCGTAAAATCACGGTCACGATGACCTCCAAGGTGAGGCGCGGGCTCAAAATGCTGCTTCACCCGTTGGTCGTTGACGGTCTCGATTGTGCTGTCAGCCGCGACGAATTGCTCGACTTTGGCATTACCCAACGCATGCTCGACGACGCACGATCAGCAGCAGCATGGATTCGCGCACTGCCCACCGCCGAGGTAGCCGATGACTGATGTGAAGAAGCTGGCGGAAGCCACCGTTACCAAGCTGGCGGAAGCCACCGTTACGTGAGGCGGCTTCGCGCCCGCGTCGAGGAGTTGGAGAGGACGCTTAGGATCGAGGAGGAGCGAGAAGAAGCCACTCCCTGAGCGAGATTAGAGCAGTACACAGGTTATCCACAGGGACAATAGTGGTTGTGGTGCGGCGCCTAGATCAGTATAACCCTAGGGCGCGCTACAGAAGACCGAGGTCGTAGAGCGCGAGAGACACAAAATGAAAACTACGGCACTAGCTGCGTTGCTCGACGAATTCCATCGATTCGGAACGCCCTCGCACCCGGATCAACAGATTTGCTGCTGCAACGAACGTGACATCGAGCTAGCGCGTGCAGAACTCGACGAAATCCAGGCCTATGCCGATCTGCCGTGCTACCTGTGTGCCGTTCCCGGAAAGGACGAACGCTGTCGGACATCTGTGTGCGCGAACTGCGGGCACAAGCTACTGGTCGAGCGCGATCAGCTGCGGGCCGAGAACAGAAAGCTCAAGCTGGAACGAGCCATCGCGATAGCCGAGCTACATTACGCCAACGCAGTTACTGGCGATGAGGAGGATCGATGGCTCGCCGAGTGCGACCGTTTGCATGATTGCTTGAGGGAAGAAACGTAATGAACCCGATGACGGTAAAAGAGCTAATCAAAGCACTCGAAAACGCGGCTGAAGACATGACTGTGTGGACTACGTGCATTAGCTACTCTGGCAAAGTAGCTGATAGTCCAGTGCTGAAGGTCGAAGCCGTGGAAGACGGATTGCGTCGCGTCTACTTGCGCATCGAGGACTGGTAGAAAGGAACGGCCATGAGTGGAGGAGACGACTTCCGAACGCAGTACCGCGATCTAGGTATGGGCGAACCCCGCGAACGTGAGGCTCCTGAGGAAGCCCCCAAGCACACTATCCTGCGGCTCACTCAGCAGTACGGAGTTCGCAAGGTCGAGGTGTGGGTGAAGCAAGCGGCCAAGAAGGTAGAAGCGGAGGCGCGCAGTCAAAAGGAGCAGCATCGCCGCGAGGAAATCAGGCGCCTTCAGGCTGTGGCAGATCAGGGTGAGAAGGCCAAGAAGCGCATCCGCGAATTGGAGAGAGAGAGTGATGCCTGATAGAGAGTGGAGAGTGGATCTCAATCATCCACCGCACAGCATCAGGAAGCCCGATCCAACACCGCATGATGCAGTTTGTTTGTTCGATCTCGACGGCACGCTCGCGGACTACGATGCAGCGATGGGTCAACAGATGCAGCGTTTGTGCTCGGAGGCCGAGGTTGCAGTACTCAGAAGCGGCGAGCTGAAGGATTCCTGGTGGCACGCTACTACACCGTGGATGAGCGCGCGGCGAAAGCTCATCAAGGCCCAGCCGGGGTTCTGGCGCAACCTTCAACCTGTCAAACGTGGCTTCGACGTCCTGGAAGTCGCTCGCGAGCTGAGCTTCGAGAACCACGCGCTGACCAAGGGGCCCACCAACGCGGCCGCGTGGATGGAGAAGGTAGAGTGGTGCCAAGAGCACACGCCCGATCTACACATCACCATCGGGCAGAAAAAGTCACTGGTCTACGGCAAGGTGCTCGTCGATGACTGGCCGGCGTACTTCCTGCCCTGGCTCGAAGTGCGACCGCGTGGACTGGTCGTCGCGATCAAGCAACCGTGGAACGCCGACGTCAAGCATCCGAACCTGGTTATCTACGACGGTACCAACCTCGACCAGGTTCGTGAGCGCATGTTCAAGGCTCGCGCCTCAGCGCAGAGAAAAGATTAGAAGGCGGAAAGGACGGAGAAAATGAAGAAGCTAGCGTTTTGGGTGATTACGTTCACCCTGGTGATGTCTTGCAAGATGGGCAGTGGAGATGCTCCTGGCCATGCCCGAGAATGGGCTCAGAAACACTACGCTGGTGAGTTCAGCGACGTGGAGTGTCAGTCGTCAGACAGTGATGACGATGGTTACGTGTCCTGCACCGTCTTCTTCAAGAAGCAGGAAGCCTCGGCTAGCCGTTCACCGGATCCAATCGCCATCGAGTGCGCCCACGGTCATGGCAACTTTTTCAAGTGCAACAAGCAGACAGGCTGTCGGATGGCGACTGGCAAAGGTGTTCGGAGGAAGTGATGGGGTTCAAGAGTCGAAAGCATGGACCTAGGAGATCCCCTCCGTATGTCTTGTGGGCTCGCTTGCGATCACGTCGAAGGCGGGACCGGAAGCGAAGTTGCGCATCCGTAGGGACGATGGGAGCGCCTTACGCCTCCCTTGAGTTGGAGGAGGCGTGAGCAGCGAACATGCCGTGACGGAGCTACAGTGATTCGCCGTATCGACATACCACCCGACGCCGTCGTGTTCATTCACAGCGCATCCAAGAGCCAACTCCCACGGGATCACTGGTTCTGTATAGAGTGCCGCAAGCCGCCGAACATTATGGAGCTACGCACGTCGGGGGTAATCTATGACAGGGAAGCGGTCGATAAGATCGCCGCAGCCGCAGACGCTCGTGACTGGAAGACTGTATTCGCTGTCGCGGCGACTCGATCGCAGATCTACAACCTCAATCAATGGCCTAAGTCGGGGCTGAATCTAACGGCCGCGTTTCACAACACACATATCGAGGACGGTATTCTTTACTATCGTCCGGTTCGCCCGGTTCCTGACCCTACGCCACGCCCTCCGCGTCGTCCACGAATTGGCGCGTGGACGTCCTTTAGTGAAGCGGTACGGAGAATCCGCGAGATTATGGGCGTCGAGCTGACGGTCGAGCTGACGGTCGCGCGGCACCGTGCTGCACTGGAAGATGCTGGGGTCCTCAAAGTGATGTGGCGTGGCAAGGCGCGCCGGTGTCGTATCATCTCAACAGACAAAACGAAGATTCAGGCAGCGATTGACAGTGCGCCAGCCCTCCCAGACCCTGAGCTTCAAAAGGCAGCTCTTCGTCGCATCGAAAAGTCGATCGCGGGCATCCGCGCTGACCCGCAAGGCGACTTGGCGTGCGCTACAGCCGAGATACTGTCGAGTAGACCGTCTGTGTGCGATCCAGTTTTTCACCCGCCCGTCGATGTGCCCTCACTTGACAGATACGAAGCGGCTCACTGGCCGGAGATACGTCCTGGCACTGCTCACTGGTTTCTCGACGGAGAACCACAAAGGGGCTACTGACTACAACAAGGAGACAATGTGGCGATGACAGCGTTTTGCAAGTGTGCCGTTTGCGGCGATACGTGGGATGACGCTAAGGGTGAACACATCTGTTGTGGAAGGAAGAAGCCATCCGCCTGCAAGGACTGCGCACTGACAACAGTGTGTGTGATTCTGCAAGCCGTTCCTCGCGCAGCTACTGTAGAGATCACGGAGTGTAGCGCGCGCATTCCGTGGTCAGCGGTGCGATAATGGAACGCAACACAGCTGCGACAAACGTCGATGGGTTGCCAGTAATTCAGAGCCCGGTCGTGCGCGAGTTTCTCGACGCGCTCGAAGCGATCTATCGACCGAACCTGAACTACCTGGCGCTCGAACCCGATACGGCGCTCAACAAAGACGGGTTGCGGCTCAAGCGTGCCTATTTGGCGCTGCGTGAGTGTCGTGTGTGTCACGACCTACGCGATGTTGTTCCTGAAGCGCGGGTGGAGAAGTAATGGGTAGCAAGCCGAGACAGGAACGCGTTCTGGTCAGGTCCGCGATCCCGCCATGTCATGGCCACAACTACCACGTGTTTGGACTCGGTGAGTCCAAATGCAGTGTGTGTGGTTGGAATCGCGATACGTACTACGAGCTGCTTCTCAATCAGCATAAGACCTGCCCGCACTGTGGCGAGACGTGGAACGACTGCCTGACCGATCACTACTGTCAATCGCTACTCGGCGTTGTTCACCGCGTTGTCGAAAACAAAGAGTGGGATCCGGCTGGCCAAACGTTACGTCTCGCAGAGGCGCTTTTGCGTATCGAACAGCTTGCGCGCGAGCACGATCCGTTCAGTGCTGATGGTGAGCTGGCTCGCAACATTCTTGACGTCTTGGAGGCACGGTGAGACTGAGCACGCCGAATATGTCGGACGGTGATTACGTTCTTCGTATCCACCCCATGGACGATAATCTTCGGGGCTACTGCGAGTGTTGCGGGACATGGGTAAGGCAAAATGACTCGGAGATCTCGGCGTGTCCTATGCGCTGGCTGAGCGAGCATGGCATGGAATGGCGGTGCAAGTGCCGTGAGGAGATTAGAAAAAACCGCCCGCGCACGGAAGCGGAACTTCGTGCCATCCACACCAGATTGCGGAGCCAACCGTAGACGGCAGGAGACGGCCAGCGATGAGACCTACCCGTGACTGGCGCGAGATCGACAAAGCCACAGCTCGTTTTCTGCACCGTCACGGCGTTCGCACGAAGAAGGTCTTGTCAGAGGATCAAACACGTGTAGTTCACCTCGTGGCACCCTGGGCAGACGATGTCTGGCGACGTTTGCGCCGTCACCGTCACGGCGATTACCTACCAGGAGTTTTTCGCCGTGCGTTACGACGCGCAGTGCACGACAGCGAATTCCGTCAGGCGCTGCATGCAGCTTGTGACATCTACATGGAACGCAAGTTCCTCAGGGATCAGGAATTCAATGGCTGAAGTCGATCGTGGGCTAGCGATGAGACAAAACATCTACACAGTAGAAGTTCAAGATAGTAGCGGCAAGTGGCATCCAGGTCCCACATTCAACGGTCTGGATTGCCTTACTGGCTATGTCGGTGGTCATTTTACTGGCAGCTACGAGCGCGCTAAACAGCACGCGGTCAACATAGCTAGGCTAAGAAAACCTGACACCACGCGTATCTGCCACTACCGGCAAAAGCGGGTAGAGAAAATATAAACCACCAAGGAGAACGACATGCCCAACAAGCTGCTGCTATTCGAGCTGGATGGCGACGACGAAACCCAGATTCCCTACCTCGTGCCGGCTGAGAACTGGCGAGAAGCCTGTGAGCAGCTCTCTGGCATAGGTGCACACACCCGGCTCGTGAACGCGCTCGAAGCACTCGGCATCGAGGTGTTTACTCAGGACAAGCCAGATGAAAACTGAGCTGATTGACAACATCCTCGACGGCTACGCTGAGATCATTCGCGACCTGCTCGACAGCCCTGATCGACTGCGATTCGAGCGCATCACGCGCATTGCCAAGCTCGCGCATGCGCTGCATCAGCAAACCGCAATGCGCGTCGGCGAAATGGCAATTGACTACGAGGCTGGTGTGGTTCACTACGCTGAAGACGGCGCCAACTACGTGCTTGGTGGTGGTGACCACACAACAAACCAGGCTGACGTAATCCGTGAAGTCGTTGGTGCGTTTCATCCGGTCATCCGCCTCTACATGGAGCGTGAGCAGGAGACGCGGCTACGTAAGCTCTTCGACCTGCGTGCACTGATGGAAGAGGCTGATCAAGACATCTCAGTTATTGACGAGCGGATCGCCAAGCTAACAGCCGATCTACAGAAGGAGAACAGTCATGCACATTCCGGTGTGGTACATCCCGAGCTTCTACGGGGACATCCGAGTGGAGCCGACGGGCCCGGAGAGCTGCAAGGTGATCGCAGAGAATCTGAGCGTCCAGGAAATGGCAGCGCTGGACCGGCTGCGGAAGACAGCTACGAAGAAGGGTTGGCTTGCTGCGACGGAGAGGCTGGACTGGACGGGCACGACGATGGTGGGAGCACCCATCGACAAGGTTGCCGGCGTCATTGCACGTTTCCTGAAACCGGAGCGTAAGGTCATCTCTGCGGTCAAGTTCTCCGACGGCACCATCGAAGAGATTCGCACCGCAGACTTCGAGGACGAGTCACCCAAGGACGAGGCCAATAGCGGTCCGTACCGCGAGCCGGTAACACCAGACAAGATCATCCCGGCGAGGAAACCGGAGGCTGCGACCAGCATTGCCGCACCGACGCGTGGTTGTCCATTTCCTGACTTCGAGAACGCTGAAATTCAGGCCCGCCGCGTGTTGACCGCGTTCCTCGACGCGGGCCAGCTCGAAGACTTCCGGCGCTACCAACGCTTCCTCAGTGTCGGCCAGACGACAGGACATCGCTACCTCATCACGAGCCGTCATGCGAACGACGAGTTGGCCCTGCGACGTACCGTACTCTACGACGTGGATGACTCGCGGTCGGTCTGCACCCACGATTGGGATATCCCAGCCGCGGAGGAGATGCTCGCGCTACACATCTACCTCCAAATTCCCGGCGGCGAGCGGTTCCTGCGTTCGTTCCCAGGCGACGTTTTGTGGGACGGCGAAATCTACGACATCGACGGCGCGGTCATTTACCAGGACCCCGGAGTACGCGTCACCTACTACGAAGATGAGCCTGCTGAGACCGTGTCAGTTGCAGTCCGGCGCGCTGTCAACCAAATCCTGCACAAGAGTGAGAAGTGAAATGCAGTACACAAAAGAAGATGTAGCCAAATGGCTCGCCGATCATATCGAGCGTCGTGAGAATCCCCCGCTCGCTGAGACGCTCCAGCAGATCCACGAGCGGACCAAGGACAACACACCGCTTCAGAGCCGCGTGAAGATCTTCCTGCACCGCGTGGACAACTTCGCGGTCCCGCTCACTGAAGCATTCGAGGGCTACAGCCACACTGACAGGCTGTACGCCTACCATCTCGTCAAGGGCTGGTGCTCGACCTTGGTTGGCTGGGACGCGCCATCGAGTGAGTACGTCGAGGGTGGATTCGACGTCCTCATGGACTGGGTCATCGACCGCTTGGGTGTTTGAGATGGGCCGTCGCCGAATACCGTTGCACAACATTCCGGTCCGTACGGAGCTGGGCCATAAGATCCGTGAAGCGTTCCGTGAAGCGTTTTGTGATTCCGCGTTGCTGACGATCGACTATTCAAGCATCGAGCCACGCATCCTAGAGCACCTCGAACGCCAAGGCGTACGGGCAGTGTGGCCAAAAGAACGCCTGTGAACACCTCTGACCATTACTCGAAGGAGGCCATCGGCCTACGTGTGTTCGGCCGCAGCTCGATGTTCGGCGACAACGTTGAGCCTCACTCCTACCACACCGTTGAGGATTACGTCTACGAGATCCGCGCGGCCGGTGACACAGGCGATATGGACTTCTTGCAGCGAGTCGCGCACTGCCTCATCCGTCGCGTGAGGGAGCGGTACTACAACAAGGGCATCGAGGACACCAAGAACGACATCCGCAACAAGTTAGGACTCTGACAGTTAGCAGGGCGGAAAGCGAAACACTATGGCAGGACCGACAAACGCCGATCTACGCAAACAGATCACGAGCCTGGCAACTGAGAAAGCCAACCTGATAAGTGAGGTTTCCCGGCTAAACGGAGAGGTCACCCAACTGAAAAACCAGTTGGAGCACGAACGCAGACTCCACAAAGGTTACTCGCTGCAACACGAAAAACTGTGTCGAGCCTTCGACGGTTCACTCGCGTTGCTGCACTTCTTCACAACCCCAGATACGGCGCACCCTCGATGATGAGGCCGAGTAGCATCTCGATGGAGCGCCTGTTTGTGGTTGACCTACCTGTATCCGTCGTCTACATCCCGGCTGCTGTGATGACGAAGACGGATGAGGAGGCGTTCGTCGTAATCCTCAAGATGGGTGAGCATACAGTCGGGTCCCTCGTCGCGAAAAAGACGCGGACGGAGATTCGTCTGCATCGAGAGGTCTTCACAGAAGAGGAGACCGAAAACGGTGATTGATCGAGGAGAAGCACCTCGATGAACCTGCCCCACAGCTTGTCACAGCCAGGGTGTATCATGCGCGACGTGAGTATAGAAACCGTCACCAACAAGAGTAGTGTTGTCTGGACCGGAGAACTTCGCGGCGAAGCTCTCAGACTCGTCGAGGACGCAGAAGGTACGACCGTTGTTGAACGGCTGACTGGACACGATGCATTGGGCAACGAGCGATGGGATCCTGTCATGACCAAACAGGCGCTCGATGACGTCCGCGCGATTCTGCCCGCAGGGCTGGAGATCGGGGAGCGTCGGGCAGCGCAGCAAAAAAAGCTCCCCTACGGGTTGGTTGTGCTTCCCAAAGGGCTTACGTTCCGCGACCTGACCCGTGTCAACGAAGCTGGCGAGCGTGCACTTCTCCTCATGTTCCCCGCAGGTTTCAGCGACGAAGCGGACAACACAGACGCTGTTGAGCACGCGTTGTGTGGTCAGCATGTCAAGCTGATTTTGGAGGGCAACTACGAGCGTGGATCGTTCTACGTGCGTACGGCTTCCTACTATCCAGCGGAAGCACAACCTGTCGTCGAAGAGCGCGGCTGCGCGATGGTGACTGCGGCGCTGCGCAACTATCTACGGCGCGGCGATCCAGAAGAACGGTTCGGACTCGCGAACGCAGCGCACAGCGTGACAGCAACGAGACTTTTGGAGCTGCTAGAAAACGGCGACAAGCGCGCGCTCAGCTTCGTCCAGGATATGCACAACGCAGCACTGCGTGCTATTCGTCAGCGTACACGCAAGCCGCCCAAGAGCCCGCGGTGGTAGTCTGTGTCGTCATAATCGCAGCCGCGATTTTCTGGTACGCACTCATTCTGTGGTGTTGGTCGTATTGGGTCGGCGCGGGTCAGCGTGATGGTCGCGGGCTTACACCGACGAGTTGGTGGGCTGTGTTCACGATGCCCTGGTGGACCGGACGTCTGTGGCTCGAAGTCCAGTGGACGTACTTCGTGGAGCGTCAAAGGGCACGACGGCACCTACGCAAGTTGGAGGCAATGGAGCGTGACGCGCCGCCCGGCGTACCACCTGAGTTGATGCAGCGGCTACAAAGTGAAATTGATCGGCTACGCTGCCAATTCGATCCCGACTACCAGCGTGCTCAGTTGGCTACCAGACAATCTGAGCACCGTCAGGCCAATGTAATAGGATTTCGACATGGACATTCCCGCGATCGACATCGCGAAGATTGAACAAACACTCACGGCCGGCCGTCAGGCAGTAATGCTCGAAAGAGCCCGCCACGCAGCTTTCGTACGCGCTAAAGCCGTGTTGGAGCAACTGTTGCGTAGCATTGCAGGCGCAGCAGGAGGCATCCGTGGAACGTCGGCTACACGTGTCGGAGGTGTTTTGGTGATCTACCCCGACGAGCACAACCAGGACCTGCAAATTGTAGCCAATACAGGAGAGTTGAAAGGCTGCGCACAGATGAGTCATTTGCAGGCGGTTTGGCTTGCGCTTCCCATCATACTTGATGAACACATTGCAGCTTGTGAGTTTGCTTCTGCTGCGGCTGCTGCTCAATGCGACAATGCGAATGCGTTGAGTAACGGTATCGAAGCCGTTAGCGCGCTACTGCAAGTAGCCGCACCGCTGACACGCAAGCGCGCCTTGGTCAAGCGCGTATTCGAGGACGCTGAAATGCAGGCCGCACTCGGTGCTGCAATAAGCACGGAAGACCCGCATGCGATTGCGAAACTGATGCATGATCAGGTGGACGACAGCGGCGACGGCGCTGCCAGCGACTTCGAGCGAGAGACGCAAGAATGCAGTCTCACATAGTGGTAGAAATGGCCAGTGATAACACTTGGGATTGGGGCGCAGACGAGGGGGCAGGCCACGACTTGGACTTTGATGTGCTCTGCCTTTGCGATGAAGCGTTGGAAGTTTCTCGCAAGGTGACAAAGCGGGAGCATGAAGTAGAACTAGAATTTCTCCGTGCGAAGGACGCGCTAGAGGTCGTACTCCAAGCGATCGTCAAGTGCTCGAAGGATGGAATTCGGGGCCACGCCACATGCGACGCGTCTGGGTACGGTGGGAAGACTCGTCTAATCTATGCTACCGACCCCAACGAGAGAGCACATATAGAAGGCCTTACGGGCGCGGTCCACTGTGGCAATGCGCACGAACTCATCTTGCTCTGGCGCGCTTTGCCCGGAATTCTTGCACGGCATATTGCGGCGTGTAGAGCTGATATCAAAGCGGCTGAGATGCAGAAAAACGCGCTCGCGAGGATATGGCACGGCAGCCAAACACTCCAAGCATTCGTGCAGGAAGTAATGCCGACGAAGTGGAAGCGCGCACTCATGCGCCGTGCGCTTACTGACGCTGACTTGCAGGACGCGCTCGCAGCGGCTGCCGCAACCGGTGATCCCAAAGCGTCCACAAAGTTACTCTGTGAGCAAATCGATCAAGCCGAAGAGGCGAGTAAGGAATGACCAGAGACTGGCAGGGACTAGGCCGTAAAATTGAACTCCCCGACTACTGTCATCCTATGACTGGCCGCAGTTCGGGTGGCCGCAACGATTGCGATCATGACTATCCACCAGAATCCAAAGAAGAGCACGCGGAGTACGTCATCTGGAGGTGCTCTCGATGCGGGATGCGGCGAAGCTACGAGGTATTCGACTGAACATGGGCCCTGTCTTACGGCTCAAGGAGACAACAATGCTTCACGGAATCAAAGCTATCATTACAGTCGGCGTCATTGCTGTTCTGTTGACTGCCATCGGTTTGGGCACGCGGTACTTCGGGCTTTGGGGTGAGACGCGTATCGAGCGGAAGGTCTTCGAGGAGAGCTATCAGCGCTCAGAGGGCTTGAAGGCGCAGATCGCGAATGACGAGGCGGTGCTTGCTGAGATCAACGCCCAGCTCGAAAACCCCGAGCTGGATACGACAACCCGCGCCAACCTGGAAGCTCAGGCGCGGGCAACTCGAATTCGCCTTCGCACTGCGAGGGCTCAACAGAACTGAGGAGAAGACGATGAGGATGATGCGACAGGACTGGATAGCTGCGTTGGCCGTGCTGGTGCTCTTCGGCTGCAAGAGCGATGGCGGTTGTGAGGACGAGGGCGGATGTGGTGATGACACAGCATCGTCTGAAGACACAAAAGTGGTCGCGCGACAACAGGCGCAGTACGCCAAAGCGCAGCCCATCCCTGTTTTCAACTGGTCGTTGGAACGTCAGCTCGTGATCGAGCTGTACAAGGTACGCAACCAGAAGGCCAACACTCACTCGGTCTGGCGCTCAGACTACGGTATGGTTGAGGGCGATTGCCCGTCCTACGGTTATGGTATTCCCTACGACACGAGCTTGACCAATCCGCTGGTTGCCACTGACATCGACGACGAAGGCGAGGAGAATGGTAGTGGCGCACTTACGTCCATCGAACAGCCAGAACCCAACGGCATCTTCGCCTCGAAGAACACGGCCGCAACCTGGGTACTCTGCCTCGGTGAGTCTGGCCAGCTCGAACCCGTCTATGTCGAGACCAAGGTTACGGTCTACCCGGGACCGGTGGTAGTAGACTACGCAACCAACCGCGTGACCCGGTCTGGTGCCTCCAACGTCTTGATCCCGAAGAGATGACCAAGAAGCTGACAAGCCGCTACTGTTGCTGGGACTGCAACCACAAGTGGCGAGCGCGAAGTACGGATCGCGGTGAACTCTACTGGGAACAGCACGTCGAGAAGTGTCCGAAGTGCGGTAGCTGCCAGTTCGAGGAGCACTTCCCGGACGGCTGCGTGATGCAGCCCTACGTGCCGAAGAGCCAGCGCGGCGCAGCGTAATGTCTAACGAGACTACAAAGCTGGTGCAGCTCGCTGCTGAGAAGCTTGGCTTCGATCCGTCGATGACACGTCCACGCAAACTTATCGCGGCGTATATCGCTTGGGAAGCCTTGACGATGACGGCCAACGCGAAATCGCATAGCGCCTTCCGGCCTGGCAGCTGGGCTCGGGATATCCGTGCCGAGGCAAAACGGTTAGCGCGTCGAACTATTGCCTACCTAGAAAAGCAAGGCTACTCACCTGAAGCGTTGTACGCGACGCCTGATAGCCTTGATGCGATCTCAGCCGTTGTCATTGCGTTGGGTGCGCAGCCGAATGACGTGTTGGAACCCCCAAAGTACCTTGCCGACGACGAAACCGTCCCGCTGGTATACCGGGTGACTACACTACCGTGGAAGTGGACTACGCTGATCACTATCAATCTGATCCTCAAGGCCGTGCTAACGGTCCGTGCCGATCACCGTACTGTGGTTGCAAACTGGGGCTCCGACTCCATCGACTGGTCGCGCGAAACCGCTGATGAGCTGGAACAGATAACCACTGCTGAGCTGGCACAGATGGGGCCGGTGCGATGAGCTGATCCCGTGATGACTCGACAACTCCTGTGAGTTGCCCAGTGACTGCGAAATGGAAAGTTGAAGGAGAGAAATGGCTGAGTATGAGGATGTAGAGATCGTCTGTGCGGATTGCAAGAAGGCCTTCCTGTTCACTGCTGGCGAACAGCAGTTTTTCGCCGAACGCGGTTTCACACCACCAAAGCGGTGTAAACCATGCCGTGACCAACGCAAGGCACGACGGAACGCAGCACAACACTCAACGGAACGCCCCCAACAACATGCAGCACTCGGCGACTGGCACGACGTGTGGGAAGAGGATCACAAGCCCCGACGGAGGCGTCGTCGATAATGCCCGATTGGATCAGCGAGGAAGGCGTTGAAGCCGCGCCGCACGCGGTACGTGAAGTCATGCGTAAACTCATCGAAGACAGTGGCCCGACACGTCGGCGTCAGATCGGCGAGCGCAGAGAGAAGCTGTTCATCGTGGCTCCCGGTTTTTATCCTCCGGTGGAACGAGACAGCAAAGCGGAACTGATTGAGGTTGCGGACAACGCTGCGCCACTTGTTCGCGTTGATGTCCTCAACTACAGGAACCCATTCACGCGCAGCGATCCGGGTTGGCTACTTATAGGTTGGCGAGAACCGACAGAGGAGGAGCTAGCTGAGCATTACCAGACAGTGGCCACCAGGATTGCCTACCACCCGGAAGTGGGTACGAAGCAAGCACCGCAGAGAACGTGGCTGCGCCGACTCTGGTGGCGTATGTGGCTGCGCCAACTTTGGTGGCGTATCCGTCATCCTCACTACAGTGTTCTGCCGGTAGCAAGAATCATTCAAAGGGATCAGTGACATGGTGGAGAAGAACCGCCTCATCACCTTTGGGGTCTGGTTCGTATCGATCCAGGTTGCCCTGGTTAGCGGCTTCCTGTCGGGGGTCGGGGCCTTCCTGGTCTCGACAGCCGGAGCCTCTCTCCTCCATCGACTGATCAAAGGCAAAGGGCTGTACGAGTAACCTACATAGGGAGTTCATGACATGAGTGGAGGCAGCTTCGACTATCTGTATCGGAAGGAACCGGGTGAGGTACTCGCGTGCTCTTACGGAGTGCGCGAGATGCGCGATGTGTGCATACGCGAAGGACTGCACACGGCAGCAGAGTTGCTGGCCGCATACGTGACCGTTCTCGACACCTGCCGAATAGAAATTGAGGCATGGCACAAGCGGCTTCAGCCGTTGTTGCAGGCCGTCGAGTGGTGGCGGTCGGGCGACTGGGGAAGAGAAAGCGTGGAGGAGGCCTTGGTGCAGATGCATGGCTCCCCTGCCGGTGGCGAAAGGGATCAACCAGTCGGTGGCGAAAGGAATCGGCCAGGTAGCAGAAGCGCACCTGACTGTGGGTTGAACGACGACTGTCGGCGATTGGAAGAGGCAGCTGCCGAAGCCAACGCTTTGGTGCTTTTTCATGAGAAGCGCATCACGAAGTTGGAAGCAGCTCTCGACGCGATGGCGCACTACTTCTTGCCTGAGGTTCACCGAGGCCCGGACGACGATGGTTGGCTAGAAGCTGTCGGGCTATTCCTCGCTGTGCGGCCGCAACACGAGCTGAGTGAGGACCTACACTTCTACGTTGATGGCTAAGTGGCGAACGTGGCGAGGGAGGTGGCGAGTGGCGTGCCCTGAAGGACCGCCTGAGACGTGGGGCCGCGGAAAACGGCGCTATCCTACGCGTGATGAGAAGCGTGCTCGAACGAAGGCTGCGTCCAACACATTCCGCCGGAGTTGCCCGTTCTGTGGTAACCGGACGATGGACGCTGACATCGATGACGACACACTCGCACGTATCGTCTGGCGTTGCCCGTTCGGCTGCGGCCTTGAGTACCCGCTCTGCCACACGTGTTTTCCGCATGTGCACCATCAGCCGCAGGACCAGGAGCTGATACGTTGGGACGCGCTGCATTTGCATGACGGTTGCTGGAGCGCGACGCATTTATACGACGGTAGTGAGGAGGATGGCGGAGCGACTCATGCAGCGTTGCAGACCAACAAAGATCTGCGTCGCTACACGGCGTTGTTGGCTGCTGAAGTTTGGCCACAGGACGCGCAGGAGCCTGGCTACGACCTCCATTGTTGGATTCGTGTAGCCGCTCGCGGACAGTTCGTGCAGGCAGTAGAGTGGCGCCATGCCTTGACCAAAATCGCAGAGCCGGGTAGGCAAAGTGCATTCTCCTGTGCTGTCAGCGCAGCCGCAGTACATGTCCTCACGCAAGTTAAGATCCACGGTAGGCGTCACACGAATCAAGCAAGCCGCTATGCGACCGCCGTCGAGGCCGCTGCAACAGCCTCTGGCGTGTCCGACGCACGCCGGGCGCAGCTGGTGGCCACTGTCCTGACCGACCGGTGGAGCCGCGGAGAACGCGTCTCGCAGGACGTCCGGGACGCAGCCGCGGCCGCGATCTCGATAGGCCGGCGCGAGTTCGCGCAAAATCTGGTCGAGATGTGGGTAAATGACCAGCGAAAACGGCGATCTACCGGAGCATAGGCGTCAGCACCGGATTTGAGGCCTGGTGGCTGGGCTCGGGGTCAGATCCAGCCAGATCTGAGCCCTTGAGGCGCCCAGAGCGAGATATGCGCTAAGTACTTGATAATATTAAGATATTATAGGTAAATTTGCCAGTTGACGATAATACCGGTTGTCGGGCAAGCTCTCAGATCATGTCCGAGGGAACCGACCTGATCCCGCGCCCACCCTGGCAAATTAGGCCCTCAGACGCTGCTCTGAGCCCCGATCTGCAAGACCGCCTAGAGGAGGCACTCCTGGCGTTCCGGCGCACCCTGGACTCCCCAGAGAGCGTACGCGGCTACCGTGACGACTGGCGCCGCTGGGTGGCTTGGCTCTCCGCCGAAGGGGTCCATCCACTGCACGCGCTGCCCCTGCACGTTCTGCGCTATCTCGTGAGCATGCAGGACGCTGGCAGGGCGAAGACGACGCGCTCACGCGCACTGGCCGTGATCCGTTCGACCTACGCCGCGCTGGTAGTTGCGTTCTCGGAGGTGCCTGGGGTGCTAGACGCAAACCCCGCGCGCGAGGTCCGAAACATCAAAGTGGATCACGAGCCGAAGACGCCCTGGCTCGCAGAAGACGAAATGCGCCGTCTCCTAATACGGCCGCCGTCAACCGCGCCGTGGGTAGAACGTCGCGATTGGGTTATCTGCGCCACGCTAGCAGGTACGGGTTGGCGTCGAGCGGAGATCGCACGCCTTCGTCGTGATGCGCTCCTCGACACCCCTGGTGGCTTCGCTGCGCAAGTGCACGCGAAAGGTGGCAAGGATGCCATCGTGCCACTTCCAGTTTGGTTGTCGCACGAGCTGGCGGAATGGTGCCAAGCCAATCGTATCGACGCAGGGCCAATATTCCCGCGACGCGAAGGCGCCGACGTGGCCGTTGGCCCCACGACAGTCAGGAACGCCGTGAAGCGATCAGCGGAACGCGCAGGGCTCGACCTGACACGCGCAACACCTCATGCGATTCGGCGTTCGTTCGCGACGATTACAGGTCAGCGTGGCGTCTCAATCGAAGATCGTCAGGCGGCGATGCTACATGCCTCAAAGGCGACAACAGAGCGCTACGACAAAGCGAGCAAACTGCCAGCACAAGCACCCGGCGAAGTGCTTCGCGATCTTGTCGAGCCATCGAATGGCGAAGCAAACGCCGCCGCATCAAATGACACGCAGCCAAAAACTTGGCCGCCGCGTCGAGCTGATTACGAGTGAAATGTATCGTCAGGATAGACGGGTGAGACTTGCTCAACGGCGTCCAGCGCAGCGCGGCGAACCGCTGCCCACGCCGCGGTGTAGCCCTCTCGCCATCCTGCGTCCTCGCCTGACGCGACGATGCCGAGACCGTGGCGTAGTAGATCGCGGAGCGCAGCAGACAGGGATATGCCGCGGGTCTGCGCATGCTGTACCAGGTACGTGTGTAGCTCGTCGTCAAGAAGCACGTTGATGTGGTGTGACGCCATGAAAATATGCTAGCAATGTTCAAGGGTTATGTAAAATTGATCGCGGATGCGATTTTCTTGAAGATTCGGAGGGTGCCAGCGTCCAAGTTGTGGAGGCGCTAAGAGCGCCACTACGGACCCCGAGGGGTCGAATGGGATAGGATGATGAAGCTCAGCAAGCCGCAAGAGAGATTCCTGTTAGTGCTGGAGGCGTGCTCGACAAGCGTACCTCCGGCGGACGGACAGCGGGACGCTGGGCGGCGCTGTAGCGCCTGGCACCGGACGGCTGAGAGCCTCCGAGACCGTGGCCTGGTGCACGTACGCCGTAAAGGCAACGGGTACGTGGCTACCCTCACGCCGCTCGGTCAGCAGTGGCTGAAGAGCCGCTGGAACCGTGCGGAGGATCTCGCATGAAGCCAAAGACAAAACGAGTGCGGTGGGAGTGCCCGAACGGCGAGCACCCGGGTGTGCTCGGCTCGACTCGTCCACCCAAGGATTCCATCGTGCGCTACTGCCTTCCCTGCTCTGAGGCGAGCGGTCGCCTGGTCGAGCGCGTGGCGCCGGCTCTGGAACGCAAGCGCGCTGCGAAGACCGCAGCTCGGAAGACCAAGGCGCAGAAGCAGCAGGAGCGCGAGGCCGCGAGGATGCGCGAGTGGCCAAACGCGCTCCACTTGATCTTCGAGCACGCGAAGCGGCTCAAGTGCTGGCGCAAAGAGGTCAAGCACGCGAAGCTAGAGCTGCGCCACTCGAAGACGCGCTCCTTCAGTCCAGGACATGCGCACTACCTCAGCGGCCGCATCACGATGACTGCCGGCAGCGACGTCGGTGGCGCCATCGAGACGCTGGTCCACGAGCTGGCACACATCGCTCACTTCGAGCGCTACGAGCGCAAGACCTATTTCAACTACGACCTGGAAAGCAGCAAGCGCAAGCCGCACGGGTCGCGCTTCTACGGCGTCCTGTTCGAGGCCAGCGCTGAGCTGCTCGGCGAGCAGTACATGGGAGGCATCCGCGCTGCGGCCCGCGAGCGCAACCAGCGCGAAAGCGGCGGTAGCCGAGCAACAGCACCACACATCGACGCCGAGCTGAGCCGACGCTACAACCGGGCTGTCGCCGACGGCGTGTTTGCTGACTTCGGTCTGACCGAGACACGCATCAAGGCCGCGCCGTCGAAGTCGCGTGCCAAGGAGACCACGCCGGGCCGCGTGACCTTCACGATCCCGTCGCCCATCGAAGCTCCCCTCGGACTCGACGACACAGCCCGTGAATGGCGTCAGCGCTTCCCCGAGCTGCGCGAGGCCTACGACAACGGGAAGCGGGGCCGTGCCGGCCGTGGCTACTACACGCGCGTCGAGGGCCCATTCATCATCCTCGATCAACTGGCCGCCCTGATACGTGACACTGTTGACGCATACGGTTGCCGCGCAGCGGATTGTCTCTATGAGCGGTTGAAGACCCACAAGCGTGCAGCTGATCGAGAAGCCTCAGCCGTCGTACAGCTCTTCGTCACGCTCGGCAAACTAAAGGATGCGCGATGAAACAGCAAATCCCCACCATCAACTGGACCCACACAAAGCTGGAGCGCTTCGCCAAGCTCGTGGAGGCCACCAAGGGCGATACCCTGGTGTTCGAGGGCCACACGTTTGACAAGCGCTACGCGGAGTACCTGATCGAGTTTCTGCGAGCCCAACTGCTATGAACGACGCCACAACCAAGCTCAAAGTACGTGTGCACAAAGCACTCGATACCCTCCTGCATGACGTGCTCAAGAACGTGTCCGTGAGTGACGAGCTACAGGTGCGTCTCGTTGTGACACTCGCGATCCGTGAGTGGACGCTCACACAAGTAGACTACCTGACCAAATCCCAGACGCTGATCGACGCGTACAAAGAGAAGCGTGACCGCGAAGTAGCAGATAACTGTCCACCGAAGTGATCGAACGGCCCCGAGGGGTGAAAAGGATCAACGATGAAACATAACATCCTGTACGTCGTCACCTACCGCACGCCGCACCTACCAGGCGTTGCTATCGTGTACGCAGCGTCGCCCGCTGAAGCGGTTGCGCTGGCACGCAGCGCGCCCGATCCAAACGACCCGAACTGCAAGCTGGAGCGTGAAGACCTCGACGTTGAGCCGCTCACCAAATCAGATAGCTCGGCTGTCCTCTACGACTTCTGCCACGAGGAGTAGTACAAACTGTCCACCGAAGTGATCGAACGGCCCCGAGGGGCAAAAAGGATCAACGATGAAATCCGTAGCATTGGACCTCGATATTCACGAAGCGAACGCGCTAATCGCGCTGCTTTCTGTGGCCGCGGACGATGACCTGGAGACTCTTGCGCGACTGCTCGCAGTACGCAACCGGCTTCGACAGCTCACTAGGTGGGCGCAACGCTAGGGAGCCTAATCGATGAGCGAGAACTACTGGGACAAGCAGCAGGTCAAGATGTTCGTGGGAGACGTGCGCAAGCAGGTGGGTAACGGTTGGAGCTACCTCGGCCGGCCGGTACAGGAAGCCCTCATCGCCGCCAGGGCTTTCCAAGTGTGCCGTAGCCAGGCAAGCGAGACGGTCCCGGTGGAAGCGATGGACGAACTCTACGATCGCATGATGACTGAAGCAGGACTCAGCTAATGTTTCTTGTGATCTGTATAAACGACGGCGCGTACCACCTTGCTACCCACACGGTGTTCCGTAGTCGGCGTTTGGCCAATTGGTACAGGTCCACCATCTCCCCCGACCGCCGGGCCATCGTCGTGCACTACGATGGCAGGTTTCTTCGCGACGACGCAGAGGAACGCTTCGGCAAACATGGCTAAGCTACCACCAGATTGGCACCGCCGAAGTTTCGCGCAGAAGCTCTCGTTCGTCGCGTGTGCCATGCGGCATGGTCCGCGACCGTCAGCGAGCCACCGCGAGTGGCTCTACGATCTCGCCAAGGATCAAGCGAAGCTTCGCCTCATCTTGGATGCTGGTAAACGGTTCCAGAACGGCCCGCTGCTCGCCACTGTCAAAGGCAGCGAGATGGACAGTTGGGACGTGGCTGTCAGCGAGGCAGCTGTGCGCTACCACGCGCACGAGCGTTGGGCAGACTACGGCTGCCAGACGTTTCAGGTCGGCGAGTCCCTTGCTGCACTGCTCGCGCTCACGGACGCGACCGTGGGCTACGACGCCATTGAGTGGCCGTTTCCGGCGTTCCTACTAGAAGTGCCCGCAGGCTATCTACCGGTGCTCGATCTGCCAGCATATCGTGAGCGCCCCGTACGCATCCTCGTGCACGACCACCTGCGAGCACAAGGTTACGGACCTGATCATGACGTACCCGAGGAGCGGTGGCTTCACATCGAGGCGTTCTTTGGGGACCACACACTTGCTAGTTGCGCCATCAACAAACGGGTAGAAGACCTGGCCGACGGCATCGCCAAAGATCTGCTCAAGACCTACGGCGACGGCTACTCACCAGAGTTGGTCGAGGTGCGTAACGGTGGCAAATCGCAGCAAGTCATGGAAGCGATCCTCAGCTTCGTATGTGGCTTCGCGCTCTGGTTCACTAGTACGGGAGGCACTGAGCATCGAACGCCAACCTCCAAGCTGAACAAGCGCAAGGTGAAGAAAACCAAGATTGGTTGGCCCACAGTATGGATCGTCGGACGCTCTGTGAAGCTCGACCGCGCGTTGCGAGAGGCTGCAAAAGAAGCAGCGTTGACTGCGCGTACCCGTAGTGGGTGGCGCTTGAAAAAGCAACAGTTGGTCAGCGGGCACTGGAAGCAACAGCCCCACGGTCCCGGCCGCAAACTGCGAAAACTGATCCACGTCGCGCCCTATCTACGGGGTCCTGACGGCGATGAAGCGTGGACTCGCGTCTACAAAGCAACGAAGGAAGACGAATCATGAAACGCTGCGGCGTCTGCAAGAACTGCGTAGAGCTGGCGAAGGTGCAACGGTCGGTGCTGCGTGTTGTGAACCCGCCCTTCTCACACGCCGACGATGACGCTGTGAGGCTCTGGAACGCCGAGCTGGAGAAGCTGCCGTGCCTCAAGGAGACTGAGCGATTCGAGCACTCCGGGCGAGCCCATTAAGCGGTAAGTATTCAACGGGTTACGCTGGTGAATAACACAGCAGCACACCGCGTCGAACACGAAAGGCCCCGAGGGGCACTGGGAAAGCTATGAAAACGGTCATCGACTACACCACCTGCTGCGATGACTGTCTGTGCAGCTACCTGCGTATCCACACTCCCGAGCAGCGGTTCACGCATCCGAAACCCTTCTACTGCCTCCACCCGAAGTTCGAGCACGAGAACAAGAAGGTGACCCAAGAGGACAAGCCATTCTCCCAGCGACCCGACTGGTGCCCTCTTGCTGAAGAATCAGTACTCATTACAGTGAAGCCGAAAGACTAACGATGCGGAACGATGCGGAGGTTTGATATGCGGTTTGCTATCTGTAGTACGATTTGCACTGTCTGTGCGTGCAGTACGGACACACTTGCTACGGATGTGGACGCGGCATTTGTAGACGCTGGCACAGACGACGCGGACAGTACAGACGACGCGGATGTTGACGCGACCGCGGATGTTGACGCGACTATCGTATTGTCAGACGCACTATTCATCGTAGACGCAGCAGTGGATGCTGTGTTGTCGCCGGATGCCGACGTGCCGCCGGATGCAGTACTGCCACCGGATGCTGCTCCACTACCGGATGCGTATGCTTCACCGGATGCGTATGCTTCACCGGATGCATATGCTTCACCAGATGCGTATGTTCCTCCGGCGGACGCTATTGCGCTTCCAGATGCAGTACCGCCGTCAGACGCGTACGTACCGCTGCCAGACGCGTACGTACCGCCGCCAGAGCCCTGGAATCCACTCCCCGAGCACTTCGACGTGGTCTGGACTTACACTGGCAACTGCGCGGGAGACCCGATTCCGGCGAACGGAATTTTCGACTTCCGTGACTATACGGAGCTGACCGTTATCGACCACGGTTACGAGAATATCGATATGGTCTTCTCGAAGCCAGGTAGTAGCAGCAGCAAGTACTTCGACGCGGAGCTATTTGTTGGATGGGAGTTCGAGTGGGACGTCGAGGAAGCGTACCTTCGGCCGTTTTCCAATGGCGCGTGTCCGTGGCTTCCATCCACGATCCGATTTGCTGCACACACAGCCGAACAAGTCTCGGACACACAGCTCGTAGGAGAGTCCCGTGTGATCGGCTGGACGATTTGTTTTCCCGCAGGGCAGCCGCCCGGCACGCCACCTGGGTGCCGCAACGACTGGCAGTACGTTGCTACTGTAGCTCCGTGAGGCAACAATGACGAACGCGCAACGTATCAGCTCAGCGATCTCCTCGCGCGCCATAGGCGTCGTCGAGGCACTCTGGAGCACGGACCTCCCCGAGGAAGTGCTCGCTGACGCCATCACGGACGCGCTCTACGAGTCTGCACGCGTCGTAGTTGGTTGGAGTGATTTCGGCATCGGCAGCTACGAATGCCGCGGAGCACGTGGCACGGACATCAATTGGCAGCCTGAGGTCGATGACGAGGAGAGCTATGCGGTCGTCGCGATCCGTGCTCCCGCAGGCCTGACGTTGCCGTCGCTGCGCCTAACAATGCATGGCGGCGGCTGCACGGGAGATCATCCCGGACCGTGCCACTTAGGGTGCCGGTCGTGGGACACCGATGTCCGATGGCGCCCGATCTACACTGAGAAACGCGATGACGGATGGCTTTACGCCATCTACCAAGGAAGCTAGTCCGTTAGTCCGTAACCTACAACACAGGAGCAGAAATGAGACACGCAATCGCAATCACAATCGTACTCGGAATCACAGGTCTGGAAGGAATCGCGTCCGCGGATTACGGCGCGAAGGGGGTCATCGAGGTCGGCGGCTCGATCAGCACGTCGCATATGACGACCACGATGGAGTTCGACGCCACAGGTCAGGAGGCAGAGATCACAAAGACCTCGATCGAGGTCGCGCCGATGGTTGCGTACTTCGTGGCACCCGGCGTGTATGTCGGCGTCGCGCCTTTCATATCGCATGACATCACAGACTCCGACGGCGATACCTCAACAGAGACGACTCTCGGTGTGCGTGTTGCCGGTGCGTACCTGATCAACGGCGGCAAAGTCTACTACGGCCCGATTCTCGCAGTTGGTGTTGAGAACCTCGGCGTGGACGAGAGCGAGTCCATGACCATGTCTGGATTCGACGTCGGTGGTGGCCTGCTGCTGCGTGTTCCAGTCGGCAAACACGGCCTCGTGGGTGGTGGCGTCACGTACAACTTCATGTCACTGTCCGGCGAGTACGCCGACATGGACCTGTCCTCGTCCGTCTCGGGCCTGGACGTGTCGCTAGAATTCGGGCTATTCTTCTAAGAGAAGGCCCAAGACCAAGAACCGACGACCGACGGCCCCGAGGGGCGAGGAGAACATCGATGCAGCCATTCACCAGGACCGTAGAGGAATTTCTCAAAGGCGAGGCGCGCACGTACAAGAGCGCGAAAGGTCGCTACTCGACCGACGGTCAATACTTCTACAGCTACCAAATGGCCATCGCATGGCGACGAGGCCATGCGCACGTCGAAGTTCTCCACGACGACCGCCTACCCTCGCTCACCACACTGCGCCACGCGGAACAGCTGTGCCAGCTAATAGGTGGTTATGGAACGGCTCAGCTTACTGTCGTGTACGACTTCGACGCGACACGGTGTGAGACGTGTGGTGAGTATCATAAAGACCACGCTTACCCCTCCTACGGCTATGGTACGCGCGACACGTTTCGTAGCGGCCAAGACGTGTGCGCGTACCATCAGGCTCTCCGCGAGGAGGATGCGTTGGAGGCTCGCGGTCTCGTACAAGCGTCTCACCTCCAACAGCTCGCTGCCGTACGAGATGCAGCGCTCGACTACAACGTCGTCACCATCCCATGCAAGAGTGAATGCAAACGTACATTGTGGATCGAGCCGCTGGCCCGGACGATCCTCGAACTGCCCACGTCCGTGCCCTACAAACACAAGCGTGCGCTCCTAAAACGGATCGGCCGCGATTCGGAGTTCCGCCAGGCAGTAGAAGCGCTAGCTGCCGCGCCGAGGGCGCTGCTAGCATTCGCGAAGAACTACGCGGAGGAACATCTACCGCTACCCCGACAGCTCACCCTCGATCTAGAGTAGACTGGGAAGGAAGATGAGACAGTACGTGCGCATCAAGTTTCAGCCTGTGGGTAAACGTCCCCGTTGGTATTGGGCGATCAAGCTAAGACAGGGTCGCTACAAGCGCACGACCAAAGAGGGTGATCCATGCATTGCTGAACGGCGACGCCCTGACGGAGTCATCGTCTGTACTGAGGAGCTTCTGATCGGCGAGCCTATCGAGGAGCGGCCAGCCCGCATGAACCTCCACTACGCGTGGCTTGAGGAGATCAAATGAGAATTCCATGTAACCCAGGCCCGCATCACTGGGCAGGACCCCACGGTGGCTGTTTCCGCCCGGCCGGCCCCATTCACAAGATTGATGACGGCGCCCTCGCGGGCTTCCTCGACGGCTACGCCTGGTCGAGCAGGAGCACGCTGTCAGCGCGCATCATCGTCGGCTTCAGCGTCGGGGATACGCCGACCTGGGACATCGACGATCTGATCCCCATCGTCCAGGAGATCCGCCTCGCGCAAGGCGCGGCGCCCAACGCAAGCTTCCTCGCGCAGCGGGGCATCTACCAGCACCGGGATCCGCGAAAGGGGATCGTAGTCGAGGACGGCGCGCAGATTCTCATCATCAACATGGAGGACCTCTCCGAGGCTGAGTTCGAGCAGCAGATGGCCGACCTCGCCGCGGACCTCGCCGAGCAACTGAAGCAGGAAGAGGTGATCCTGGAGATCCAGCGCAACGGCGTGACGCTGCAAACCCACGGCATCGTCCCCGACTAGATGGAGAGTGCTGATGCGACCACTCACACCCACTATGAAGCGCGCGCTCTGCGCGATCAACAACGCCCGCGGACCAGTGATCTCGGCCTACAGTGGGCGCGCAAGTGACCGCACGCCCGCATACGCGGCCGGCGTAGACATCACGCACCGAACGCTCAATGCGCTCAAGCGCCGCGGGCTCGTCAAGGTCGTCCGCACTGACCCTGGCCGCCACGTGTTGCAGTATGGACAACGTGGACACCGGGTCGTGCACTGGGTGGATCTCTACTGGGAACTGACCGACGCCGGTCGAGCAGCTACAACCTGTACAGAGAGTGCTGAGGCCAAACCGCGCAAGCGAAAGGCGAGACGATGAGGATTCTGCGAGAGCGCACCTGGCAAGTCACAAGCAAAGAGCCGTGCGATGACGACACTGAATGAGGATTTGACGGAGCTTGTCGGTGTGTTCTCTGGTGAGGACGGCGGTGTGACGTTCGTGCTTGTGCGCCAATTTGTCGAGCAGTGCGAGGCGGAGGGACGCGACCTACCGTTTCTTCGTCAGATGGCGCGTATGTGTCGGATCTTGCGTTTGCGTATGGAGGGATGAGGTTGGACGCAACGGAAAGGCAGGTGACGCTAGACATGGCGAACCTGCGACCGAGTGTCACTGGCATAGGCGCATACGTCCACGTCTATCAGAATCTCGATCAGCGAGCCCGACACTGCCCGCGGATCAAGGTGTACCCGGGTAGTCCGGGCGCAGGCGACGCTACCACAATTGCGATCCCTCACCATGCCGATCCGTACGTGTTGGGCAGCATCACAGTGTCGCAGGCTGTGCTGCGACGGGCTCTGGAGTTCGCCGAGCTGAATCGTGAGGCACTGACACAGTACTGGGTAGATCCTGACATGGGCACCGACGAGCTGATCGACGAGCTGATGGCTGTGGACGAATAGGGGTAAAGTAGGTAGAGGATGCTGGGCTCACCACAGGTATATCGCGAGCGGAACTTCTCGTTCCAAGTGTTCTTCAATGAGGGGAGTGAACCTCCGCACGTACACGTCGTTCGAGGTGATGGGGCTGCGAAAGTGTGGCTCGATCCCGTCAGCCTGTGTTGGAACCGGGGGTTCAATCGCAGCGAACTGCGCTGGATTCTCCAGCGGATTGCCGAGCTGCACACCTTCTTCATGGAGCAATGGAATGCCATCCAAACGCAAGCTCGGTAGACGCAAGCCGCCGCCTTTCGCCCGCAGCGCTAAGGTCATTGGCACGACGTTGGAGATTTCGCTAGACAACGGAACGACAGCCGTCTGCCCACTCGACCCTTATCCTGGAATCAAGCTCGCGCCGGAGCGTGCACGCCGCCGGGTGCGTGTAATTCGGCCCGGAATCGGGCTTCGGTGGCCTGACCTTGGCTATGAGCTGGGTATCGAGGGACTCCTGCGAAACTGCACGATTACGAGCCGGCGGCGTAGGTGAGCGGAAGGGCGACGCGCAGCGGGCCAAACACGGAGACACGCAATGTTCGGAATGGCAAACCTGCGACCGGAGCACACAGGAGTCCCGGTCATTCTGCACGCGCTCAAAGACGTCGAGCACCGCGCCAGGCACGCGCCGCGGGTCAAGGCGTTCCCGGGGAGGCCCCACGAGGGACACGCAACGATTATCGCGATCCCAACTCACGACGAGGACTACGCCAAAGTCGTGGGCAGCGCGACGATCCGCGGCGCCGCACTCCGCCGGGCGCTGGAGTTTGTCGATCTGAATTGGGAGGCGCTGCTTCTCTACTGGTATGAGCCAGAGTTTGGCGAGGCGGAGCTACGCAATCGACTTGAGGAGGTCTGAGATGCCGATGGGAGAAGGCTTCTGGATTCATTCGCGGAGCGGGCGCTGGGAGCCCGTCTACGAGCACCTGGACGCGATCCTCGAAGATCCGTCAACGTATGGCTTGTCCGAAATCCAGGTCAGGATGAAGCGTGGTGAGAGCGCTGAGGACCGCCGCGAGCGAGTGCTGGTCGCCGCGATGAAGAAAGGCTGGATCCGTGCCCGGAGCCACCGAGGCTACACGGTGTTCGAGTACTGGACACTCAACCGAAGAATCGCAGACGCGATTTTTGACTTCATCGTTGAGGTGCTCGGTGCGGGGCCTGCGGCAAGCTACCAGCTCAACGAGATCCGCAGTGGACGTGGTTTCAGCGTCAACGCGCGGGACTTCTACGATCAAGTCGAGGCACAGCTCGCAGGCGCGTGCGCTGATCCCGAAGATGCTGGTGGTGAGACGCTCTATCTGCTAGGGTGCGCCATGGGTCAGGGCCGCTGCGCTGACCACCACCCCGAGGGGTAAATCGCAAAAGGACTTGAATACACGTGCAGTCAAGCCGTCTTTACCTGTGTGCCCCGAGGGGCTTTGAGGATTTCTGGAGAGGAGCGACCAGTAGTGTTCAACCGCCTGGCGGCTGCGGGAAGGGAGGAACGGTGCTGACCACACCGGGGTGCCTGGAACGCCACGGATTGGTCATTCGTGAGCCTGTAGCTTGTGAGTTTCCTACAGGCGAGGACGGGTTCGATTCCCCGAAACGTTAGTCCGGCGCTGGTCGCTCTTCTTCACTTTGCTAAAGGAAATGATCATGGCACGCGCACGCATCAAAACCGAAATGACCGGAACCGGCGGTAGCCGCCGCACCACCCGCCACAAAGCAAAAACAGGCGCACGCAAGCTCCGCCGCGCAAACGACAAGGCAGCTTGCGCAGACGACAACGGCGACGACGACGGATCTGCTGCGTAATACCGCGTCAGGGGGGATGCAATGGACGTGCTCGTGAACAGCTTCGTGTACCGCTCTGGGCTCTCCTGGGAAGAGGCGAACCGAGAAGCGTCTCGCCTACTTCAGCACGCCTGCCGAGCGTTCGTAGTAGTAGTACGACCCACCGACCATTCCCGCCATCCCTACTCTGGCTATTCCCACCACCCCTACTCCGACGTTGGACACTTCAACCCAGTGTTCGAGAACACGGTTACCGGTGAGCTGGCGGAAGTGTTACTCGTCGATGATCCGCACGTGGAGATCCATTTGCTCACAAGCGAACACGAATGCGAGCGCGAGCGCGAGCGCGAGCGTATACCGATCTCGGTCTTCAATCGCACTTATGTGCCGTGCAAGTAGACGATGCAACTCTGCTACTTCTATCGTATGACGAGCTAGGGCTCGTATGGGATGCCTTGATGATACGGTACTCGATGTTGGACGTCGGCGACCCGGAATACGTAGACGTGAAACGGCTCCTGGAACGCGTCGGCGACCTGCTAGCTGCACGGTTTAGAGCACTATGAAACGCGTCTACAAACAAGGCTACGCGGTCAAGCGCGACAACTCGCCGATTTGGGTACTCCATCTTCACTCAGGTCAGATCGTCGGAACGTGTCGGCGGGCTGGCAAGAAGTACGGTCATCGCTGGCGCGTCTCGCCGTACGATCCACAGCCTGCACATCGGCTCTTTGCTGACACGCTGGGCGACGCCATCGAAACAGCCGCGAAGTGGTGGTGTGGTGTAGAATGAGCCGACGGTTGGCAACCATCGCCCGCGAGATCAACGAGCACTGCTCGGGGATCACAGCCAAGATCGTGCAAGGTTACTGCGACACTGACCGCAAGATCGGCCGGCTGCGCGTACCGGGAAAAGGGCGCTACGGCAATCGCATTATCATTCACGACGACGCGACCGGCCGCGTGTTGTTTGACCATAACGCGGCGGAGACGTACCGCTGCAATGCCGAGGTCGAGTACTGGCTCGCGGACTGGAAGCGCAGGAAAGGCCGATGAGCTACGGAAGCGCAGGAAAGGCCGATGAGCTACGGAAGCGCAGGAAAGGCCGATGAGCTACTGTCGCTGGGGAGCGCACTCTGACGTGTACGTGTTCGGCACGCTTGATAACAGGCTCGAATGTTGTAACTGCGGCCTGGTAGCAGATTTCGATGATTTCTGTGCGGCGACCGCCGCTGAGATGATCACACATCTCGAAGAGCATGTTGCACGCGGCGACAAGGTACTCCATTACGCGTTCGAGCGTCTACGTATCGAGGCACGTGCTGAGACACTGCTTGCAGCTGGCTACGTTCGGCAGGAGTCTCGCTGGCAGCTACCGCGACAGCTCGGGTTGGCACGCGTAGCATGCACTCATGCGGTCAGCCGCGGTGTGTACCCGGACGACCCTGACGAGTATCCGGCTGACTATCACTACGTCGGCTGCCCCGAGCAATGGGTGCTGGCATGGGCGGAGCGAATCGCACAGCAGCCGGCACCCATCGACGAGCGCCGACGAATGCTGCGGTTGGCCGTCTCGGACCGAGATCGCCAGGATGCGTTGCTGGCAGCGCTGCGAATCGGCCACGCCCCAAACCACGTGATCATGAACCTACTTGCAGTCTAACAGTCTAACTACTCAAAACAGCACGGGTTTATTTTTGATCGCAGCTGCGAATATCTGGCACGTCCACACGTCTGACTTTATGAGGACGGCCCCGAGGGGCAAACGGAGACAAGAAGACAATGACGACTGAGCGATTCAAGACTGTGGCCGCGAGCGCCCACTTCCAGCACGGCATAACTACCGACAGCTGGGCCGACGCTCTGGCCTACGCCCGCACTCACCAGGGCACCTACTGCGTCGTGGTCGAGGACTGCGACTCCAAGCAGGTGCTCTACCTGCGGCACTGTGCGGACTGCGCGTGCTGTAACCCGGCTCCCGAAGTCTGCGCCGAGCTGGGGCTCTAGGTTCACGGCTTCGTAGCCGTTAGGTAGACCATGAGCCCCACCAAACCACAACGCGTAGACGACGCTACGACCTACTGGACAGACGTCTGGGCAATAGTTGCTGGTTTCATGGCGCTTTGCTGCGCCGAGGGGCTAGCGTGTGAGCTGACAAAGAAGAAGCACTCTCACTCTCCCCGGTCTCTCGTTGCGAGGCGTCTATCTGCGCTTCACCAGCGCGCACTATTGTTGGCTGCGAAGCGTCTGGGGAGCCAGGGGACCCTCCTAAATGGGTATCCCTGCGACCGCCGCTTGTGTGACTGGTGGGGGCCTGTGAACGGGGCAACAGTAGGTTGTTGTGATGCCTGCTGCAAAAAGTATGTGAGCCCCGTAATCGCCGCGCGCGAGGCACGGGCACGCAAAGTGCGGATCAATTGGAGTCGCTGACGTCAGTCAGCATGGCCCCGAGGGGCGAACGGAGGACCAAAATGAGGATCGAGACCACTATCGAGGAGCCGTACGTCGATCATTGGGGCGCCATCGAAGGCATCCGCGAGATCGTCCAGAACGGCAAAGACGCCGAGACCGAATTCGGCGCCAAGCTCGTTGTGCGTTGGAGAAACAACGTGCTGCGCGTCGAGAACAACGGCGCTACGCTCGACAAGAGCGCTATCCTGATGGGCCGCACCTCGAAGCGCAGCCGCGCCGATATGATCGGCAAGTGGGGCGAGGGCCTGCCTGTCGGCTGCCTCGCGCTCGTCCGTGCAGGCTACGAGGTCCGCATCCGCACCGGCGCTGAGGTCTGGATTCCGCGCGTCGAGGAGTCGAACAAGTTCGATGGCGCCCGCGTACTGGTTTTCGAGATCCTCAAACGCAAGCACCGCGACCGTGTGTGCGTCGAGATCCGCGGCGTGGACAAAGCGGAGTGGGCGACCATCCGCTCGCGTTTCCTCTTCCTGGCCCGGCCGAGGCCAAACGAGATCATCGAGACGGACTACGGCGACCTGTTGCTCGCTTCACGCTATCGCGGCGATCTGTTCATCAAGGGCATCTTCGTCCAGCACGACGATACGTTGACTCACGGCTACAACTATCGCAACGCGGACTATGACCGCGACCGGCGCATGGTGGAAGATTTCGATAAGCGGAGCAACAACCGCCACATCTGGGAAGAGGCTGTTGCGCGCCGCCCGGACCTATTCCGTACCTACTACGATCTTCTTACCGCAGGCGCACGCGACCTCGATGGCGTAACTCAGTACAGCGTCCCGTATATGCAGGACGCTGCCCTCGACGGCGTTGCCGAGGCGTTCATCGCGCAACACGGCGAGAAAGCCGTCCCCTGCGAAAACCTTGGCGAGTGTCAGGACCTGGAACATCTCGGTCGAATGGGCGTCATCGCGCCCGAATCACTGCGCGCAATCGTCGCGCACAAGATCGGATCCGTGGAGACGGTGAAGGCTGCGCTGGCAAAAGAGGTCGTCAGGAAATACTCGTGGCATGAGCTGGACGCCACTGAGCGCGCGCACCTGACCGCTGCCATCGAGTTGGTAGCAGCCGCAACTGAGTGCGCCCTCGCGGATGTGGACGTCGTGGACTTCCGCTCTGAGACCCTGCAAGGTCAATACAAGGACGGTCGCTTCGCTATCGCAAAGCGGGACCTCGCAGACCGTGATCTGACGCTCGAAATCCTCGTGCATGAGGTCGCCCACCGTGCTGGCAGTGACGGCGAGAAATCACACGTGGCGACCATCGAGAACATCTGGTCCAAGATCGTCGCAGCGCTCCGCAACCAACTGCCGAAGCCATGAGCCGACCACCGACCACTGCTTACCTTCTCCATGTAGACGAGCACCCGAGTCATTGGGTCGCGTTCGTACCGTTCTGCACGAACCCCAACAATCGCCGGCAGTGGCTTTGGATGCGCACCGAGGCTTGCGCGCTGCTCGTTGCGTGCCCGAATTGTGGATCTACGCCAGGCATGTTGTGTCGCAGCGCTCGGGGATCTCCCTGGGGCTCAACACACAGCGCCCACCGCGACGCTTTCCGTAAGATGGTCAAGGACGACATCACGACCGTGCGAGCGTTGGCCTTCAAATTCAAGGTGGAAGGCGTCTGAGAACCCATGTTGGCATCTGTCACACGCGCCTGCTATAGTAGGCGTCCACTCGGGCCGGAGGCCACAGAAACTACCAGCTCGACGAGGCAAAATCTATGCGCTACAAACGAGGCGAGAGCGAAGAACCAGGGCTGCGTGAACGACGCGTATCGAGGACGACAGGAACGACCGTTTCGATCTACGACGCCGACGAGCTGGATGCCCAACAACTAGCCCGCTGGAGGGGACAAGCACCCAAACACCGCTGGATCGTCTGCTGCGAAGATCACTGCACCGTAGGCAGCGTCCCAACGCTTGCCGAGGCGCGCGCATTGCTATCCAGCTGCGGTTGGTGCTACGACTGTCGGCTCACCATGTTCGGCGCTGAGCTGCCTTGTGATGCTTGTGGCCGTCCCGTAGTGTGGTGCACGGAAGACGACATCACGCTCTGTGACGTCTACGATGTACACGATACGGCGTTGCTCGACGACGACGACGCACTGGTTGGCCTGCGTGTCGGTCACGCAATCTACTGCGATATGTGTGCTCCGCTGGCAATCCATGACCGGTGCCAAAACTGTGCGCGCGGCCCCGAGGCAATCACTCCGCAAGGTCCCGTACCGGTCCCGGTCCTGACAACGAGGTCTGAGCTTCCTGCGCTGTCCGCAGCAGGCCCCATCGAAGTGATAGACCTCGTACAAGCGCCAGTGCAGCCCGGAAGCTGGGCTGCGGTACTCCGTGCGGGGCTACAACATCGCAGAGGACGCAACTGAACTGATTTCGATGGATAGCGAAGGCTCCGAGGAGCAGCGCATTATGAACAACAACAAGCTGAGACCAACTGTCGAGGACGCTCACGCCGCTTCCAGGTGGGGATTTGCTAACACATTCACTGCTCGCTCGGTCGCCTTAGCGGTAGCGCAACGGCTCGGCCCCGATGACCGTGAAGGCGCTTGGTGGTACGCAAAGGTTCGGGTGTGTGCGCGAAATGCCCTTGAAGAGTGGCTACGTGAAAAAGTAATCGAGGCGGCCCCCCGATCAGGACAACCGACCGAATATCGATTCGTGAAGAAGGAGAGAACATGAGGGCAATCGTATTGGCTGAGATCAACAGTGACGGCACGCAAGGTGAGGTGCACACCTGCCGCGGCAGTGTGATCAAGATTGGAAAAATGAAACGCTCGGGGTTGAAGCTCAACCATCCTTCAGTCAGTCGGATGCACGCGGTGTTCGAGTGCGAGCCTGGAGGCATTGTCCACCTAGTCGATCTGGGTAGCGTGCAAGGTACGTTCATCAACGAGAAGCAGATCAACAAAGCAGCCGTCAAAGTCGGCGACACGGTTCGTTTTGGTGACGTGATGCTCGCGGTTCGTGAGATTACGGACGAGGATGACACAGATGAAGCTGAAGCTGAAGCTGAAGCTGAAGCTGAAGCTGAAGCTGAAGCTGAAGCTGGTACCGCAGATGCAGCCTCTACAGGGCTCAGCGATCTCGCGGCCCGTATTGATCGGCTCAAACGTATCCGCAACATATACAGTGCAGGAGCTGCGCAGAGCAGCGCCGAGGTACCGAGCATAGGAAAGCTGGCCAGTACTGCCATCGTCCACAGCGTACTCGACGCCAACGCGCCAAAACAAATCGCTGACGTGATCAACGATGTCTGTGACAACGTTGCCGAGCTGCGCAAAATCGCGTCCGCTGACCGTGTTACGCAAGCGCTGGACGGTCTCATCCAAGACTGGGCGCCTGTGTTGCAGGTCATCGGTAAGTACAGGGAGGCGAACGTCGAACGTACTGCGTTGTTCCGTGCCGGCTTGATCAAGAAGCTCAAGGACGAATTCGATCTGAGCGAGGCCAACGCAGTGGAGATCGTTCAATCAGCGTCGGAAACGTCCAACCTGACTTGAGGAGAGATAGCGAAGACGCTATCGATGAGGAGGAGGAAAACGCTGATGACAGATGATCCCGCACACGAATACACGGTTCCTGGCGGTGCTGCGGCAGCCCTCTCGACAATGCGCCCTGAGATGGCCCGTATCGTGGCCACACAGCTTCGTGAGGGCATCCTGCAACCGCTGTCGCCAGAAGAGCAAGCTGGCCTTCTCGACCTGGTAGCTGACCTCATTCAGCGTGTCAGCGATGACCAGGATCAACTCCGCGATATTCTACTCACGGTGCGTGGAATCCGCGAATACGGTAAAGGCCTACAAGGCATGTCGGAGAAGATCATTGCAGCTCTAGCTGCTTGCAACGTTGGTTGAATGGGGCTCCGAGGAGCCAAGCAAAGGAGCATGTATGCCAGCACGCGTTTACAAGTATGGAGCCCGCCCTAGCCAAGATCCGAACTTGCTCAGGCAGATGAGGCTAGGCCGTCAGTACTACAACGCGCTCGTTGAAGCGGAGAACAAGCGGCGCCAAATCGGATGGGGCGGCGAATCTCCGCCACCACCACCGCACCGAGGTAGATGTCAGTGCGAGAAGTGCCAAGATGCATGGGCGAAGACGTCGCCTCCCCACGAGAAGTACGACTGCGACTGCGCTGAGTGCGAAAAGCACCGCGAGGCGCACCCGGCAGAGCACGACAACTGTAAGTGTGCGGCTTGCCGCGCGCACTGGAATGCAGTGTGGGCAGCTACCCGTGCTATACCGCTACTCGACGTTCGTCCATTACGAACTACATGGGCGGCGAAAGGACTCTACTGGGGAACCTACAACGTGATCGAACAGGCCTTCTCGGCAGCCTGGCAACACACGTCTCTGCTCCGCCCGGTGAAATTCCGGTCGTGGCGCAAAGGAGACGTCGCGGCCGTCCAAATTCAACCCGGAAGAGATCCTCATCGGTACGTACAGACTCACAAAGCGCCAGACGCACGGACAGGAAGACGTACACGTAACGGACTTGGACGGCACACGGTAGAAATTAGGATCGGCAGCAATGGGGCTACACCCATTTTCTGCACCCCGATCCGCATAGAAAAGCACCGCGAGCTGTCTGGACAAATCACACATGTCCATGTGCGGCGGCGTTACAATGCCGATCAGCAGGTTTGGTCGGTCGCGTTCACTTGCAAGGATGCTGACCCAAGGACGGACGCGGCCGAGGAAGGCGTCGTTGCGGTAGACGTCAGCTGGCGCAAGATGCCTGACGGCTCCTGGCGATTGGGCTACGCGCGTGATGCGGCCGGTCACGTGAGTGAGCTACGCATGCCAGTCAGTTGGACGGCACGCGCTGACCGTGCGGAGAAGATCCACTCACACCGTGACAAGCGCCTCAACGAAGTACGGGCGTGCTGGCCTGTAGTCGGTAAGACGAAATCCTGCCAAAAGGCTGTACGAAGACTACGTAGTCTAGGAGTACTCACCGCGGATCAAGACGCGTGGGTTGCACGCGAAATGCATCTCTGGCGGTATGAGTGCGGTTGCTGGCGGCGTAGCCGAACCGGACGTCGCGCAGCGCTGCGTGAATGGGTGCGTGAGCTACGCTGTCAATACGCGGCTGTCATCGTCAAGAATACAGGGCACAAGAAGATCAAGGAGGAACACGGGCTGCCTCAGAAGGCTCAACGGCAAGGACAACATGCGGCACCAGGAGAAACAGTGGAGGTGCTACGGGAAGTGTTTGGCGCCGATGGAATGCGGATCGTAGAAGCGAAGCACACGAGTGCGCGTTGCCCCGATTGTGGCACAATCACTCCCGTGAACGGACAACGCATGCTTCGTTGCGAGGGGTGTGGTACGCAACGAGACTGCGACGACATAAGCACCCGAAACATGTGGGCCCTCTACCAAGCCGGCAAATGGAAAAAACCTACCGCTCGAAAAACGACCTCCAGGTTCGCGAAACGGCACAAGAAAAACGAGGTGCCCCCGGAATGCTAGCTCGATGGCTACTCAATCGAGACAGTCGGGTGTGCGTTTCAAACCACTGGCGCAGCCGCCCCGGAATGCCAGCTCGATGACTACTCAATCGAGACAGCTCGCGTGCAATTGCCGCGGCCAAAGCTTTCTGCCACCCGAAATGCTAGCTCGATGGCTACTCAATCGAGACGCGTAGCGGAAGCCAGTTCGCTCCTCGGGGTGCTCCCCGGAATGCTAGCTCGATGGCTACTCAATCGAGACCGTATCGAGCCGAGCCCGAAGGCGTTCGCGCCCCAGACCCGGAATGCTAGCTCGATGGCTACCCAATCGAGACTACAAAACGGGGCCAGCGGTGTTTTTCCGTGGCCGGCCCCCCGGAATGCTAGCTCGATGGCTATTCAATCAAGACGCCACGCCAGGATGTAGACACGGAGGACTGAAATGGGAATGAAACCGAGACCGAAGAAAAGAACGGATCCACAGGTCCGTGAAACGTTGGTGTCTGCCGCCGACCGATTGATCGAGACTCTGGAAGACCTCCTACAACCATATGAGCGGGAAAAGGCGGAGGTGGTGATCAATGTGGCTCGGGAGGCTATTTACGAGTTGCAGTACGCCAATCCGAACACCGAGATCGTACTCAAAAGCGTGCTACAGGCGTACCTGACGCCGGACGTCGGTATCTACCATTCCGGGTACGAAGCCGCCTTCACGAAGAAGTACGCCAAACTCGAAAAGATCATCAAGAAGGTCGTCGAGGCGACTGGCATGTAGCAGCTTGAATGCTTCCTTGTCGGTCAGGGGAGCATCCCTTTTCAATCGAGACTTGAGCACCAAGGGCGACGACAATCATGCTAGCTCGATGGCTATTCAATCGAGACTTGAGCACCAAGGGCGACGACAACCATGCTAGCTCGATGACTATTCAATCGAGACCTCGGCCCCGCAACCAACGAAGACCCGGAATGCTAGCTCGATGACTACTCAATCGAGACGTCGGATTTGGGATCGAGGCTACCCAATCGAGACAGCCTAGCTCGTCTTTCGACGCGTCGAGATCGAACCCAGAATGCTAGCTCGATGGCTACCCAATCGAGACGCGAGCGACAACCTGGCGCGCGGTCTCAAAGTCGCGACCCGGAATGCTAGCTCGAAGATGATGAATCCGATGCAATTGAATCAGCCATGATCCGTGCTGGACTCATTTGGAAATGTGTCGAGTGCGGCTACAACAACGAACCAGACTACACTGCGTGCGATAACTGTGACAGAGAACGCGAGGACGGGTGTCCCGGAATGCTAGCTCGATGGCTACCCAATCGAGACGCCGTAGATCAACACCAGGTGGTCCCAGAATGCTGGCTCGATGGCTAGACGTGTCCGGGTCCGGCAGAAAACAAGAAAGAGGAGTTTAGTGACGTGGACAGCGACGATCCGATCGTGGTGCGTGTGAAGAAGGCACGGTGGGAAACACTCGGGCTCGACATGCCTCGGGATACCTACAGTGTCATGGCGATTGAGCTACCGAGCGGTCGCCGCCTTGTAGCTATTGTTCCTTCTGGCATTGACGAAGCAGACGCCAGGTTTGCTGAACAGGAGCTGCGCAGCCTGGCCGATGTGATCGCTGGATTTTTTGGTCCTGCATCGACGAATTCATAGCGCGTTTTTTTGGGTACTTCACGATGGTGGTATGGCACGCTAAAATCGCGTCCGCGATCATCGACGTGAAGCTTGCACGCAGCATCAATTCTAGGTAAAAACGAGGTAGGACGCGTCCCTGTACTACTGCTCTCAACTCCTCGACGCGTGGGGAGCAAACCGAAAGACGAGAACGAATGCCAGTTCCTCCCGTGAAGTCCACCGCGGCGTGGCTGTCAGCTCATGATGCTGCAAAGCTGCTCGACGTAACCCCTGACTACATCGCGAAGTTGGGGCGCTCAAAGCGTATCCGCAGCAAACGGCTCGGGCCGAACCGCAACGCTTACTCCAAAGCTGATGTTGCGAAGTTCGCCGCTCAGCGAAAGCCACGCAAGAAGCCACGCAAGAGGTCACGCAAGCCTGGATCGAACGGTGCCGCCGGCAAGCCTGGATCGAATGGTGCCATTGACACAGACCGGTGGGTTGACGTGGCTGAAGCTGCGCGGATCACAGGCCTGACCAAAGGCGGTGTGAACTGGGCTGCTAAGCAGGGGCGCATTCCTACCGTCAACATGGACGGCCACCCGAGGCGTTATCTCTACTCGGCTGACGCCTGCGAAAACTACAAGCGCACGAACAACGGACCCAAAGCGCAAACGTCGAAGTCAGACCCTGCCACGCGGATGGCACCGAAGCGCGCGCAGACTGCCATCCAGAAAGCACGCTGGGTGTTCGATGGAATCGCGATGGGTGCTATTACCTCTGAGAGCGAAGCTCTAGAACTTCTTCGCGGCATTCTCTACGAAGACTGAGAAAGGAGCGTACGATGATCAAACTACGTGGACTGTCCTGGTCTCGTATCGAGAGTGCCTGGCACGGCATGCGAACACGCCGCGATACGGTCGCGTTGGAACGCGCACTCATTCTACGGCAGCTGCGAGACATGGCGCCGTGGACGGATCGCAAACGGTACGCGTCGCAGGCTGCGTACGACGAGCTGGCTGAGTACAGCTTTCACGACATACTTCGTCACCGTCTCTACGAGAACCCCAGAGAGGTCCGCAACACGTTGGCTGTGCTGGATACCTTCGGGGAGAAAGCCTTCCGACGCTACGGCCGCGCGGTGCTCGTCCGCATCCACAATCGCACGAGCAATCAACGCAAGCGGACGCGTGCGCTGCGTGAGCTGGACAAGATCATGCGGAAAGAGGATCGACCACCGTGCCCAACGACCGTGTCTCTGGTGCTCAACAAGATCGAGCCCGCCAAACGGCGCCCGAGCCACATCGAGTTGGTTCGCAAACTCAAAGAACGTATTCGCGCGTTGGAGACGGAGAACGCGCAGCTCAAGCACAAACTGCGTACAGGACGCGCACGTAAACGCAAGGCGGCCTAGCCAGAAAGTAGTACTATGAAGAAGCTCATGCAAACACTGGATGCCGAAGTTGATCGTCGCGTCGAGCAGCTGATCGAACGTTTGCGGCCGCAACTCCATCACCTCGTACGCACCGAAGTCGTCAACGCTCTCGCCTACACGGTCAAAGTAGATGCCGGGCCGATCACGCCGAAGCAAGCTCAGAAGATAGTCACTGACGTCAATGCCACAGCAGCCATCACTTCGATACGAGGCATCGTAGAGACACCAAACGGTTGGGCGTGTGTTCACTGCGGCACGACATTCAAGACCCAGCGAGCTGCTTCTATTCACGCACGTGCGTGCAAGCCCGAAGAGAAGCAGAAACCGCAAGGCTCACGTCGTGGCCCGCGCCGGGGCCCGCGTCGTTGCATCAAGCCAGGATGCAACGCACAAAGCAAGGGACCTCGTTTTCACCACCTCTGCGCAAAACACATCAACGCACCGAAGAAGCAGTGGCAAGCGTGGCAGAAGCAGGCACGGAAGCAGCCGCGAAAGAAAACACGTGCCGCGGCGACCACTGGACGGATAGAGGGATGACGATGCCCGAAAGCTTCACTGACCCCATGGTCTACACAGAGGAATGGGCCGTCTGCGGGCGCCTCGATCAGCCTGTGACCGACTACATGAAGGACCCTAACAACCCCTGGAAGTGGAATCGTGGGCTCCTGGTTCGAGCGGGCGGCGTTGGAAGGCTTTGGCTCAGGGCGATCCCAGATCCACAGGGACGCCTCGACGGGTCAACTCCTCCAGAGGTCTCAGCCCACACCCGAGCGAAGCTTGCCGCCGCAGCTCCCTGCATGTTCCGCCTCCTGATGGACATCTACGAGAACCCTGACAAGGACTGGTCCCAGGAGATCACCAACGTTACGCGCCGTGCTCTCGCAGGCCAAGGTTACTATTACTACCGTTGGAAGGAGCCCCGTGACCTCACCGAATGAAGACCTGATAGAGCAGATCGCTGAAGTCATCTATCGGCATGCTGGTGGAATCTGCCCTGAAGAGTTCGAGAACGTCTTCGGCAAGCCGCAGCGACACTGGAAGACCGACGCCCCTCGGGACACTCGCGATGACGAACTGCAAGAGCATGAACGCGATGAGTATCGGCTCCAGGCCCGCAAGGTTGTTGAGACCGTCGCCTCCTACCTCTTACTCGATGGCAAAGACAAGCTCATGGTGACGTTGCGAACGAAGGCCGAGCGCGACCGCTACCGCAAGCATGTCGCCAAATTGCGCGGAATGCTCTACCAGTGGTTACTGGTGCCCGAGGATCGTGATGCGCAACTGGAGCAAGAAACAAGCGCGTTGCTGGCTGAAACTGCCGACAAGGAGGCGCCGTGAGCGCGATGAGGCAAGAACACGAAGTACGGCAACTGCGCAAACAGCTCGATACCTACAGAAAACAGCACAATGTGTGACGCTCCGCTCTGCAACCGGCCCGCGCTCAAGTGGGATCTCTGCACTGCACATCTCGTGCTGTTCTGCCATCTCCTCGACCGCCGAATCGAAATCCCAGAATTTGACCGGCTCATGTCGTTGCCTACTGAAACCATGCTACAGGAACTCAACCGGCGTTTTCAGGTGCCCCAGTAAAAGACCCGACCGTCATTACCACTCCAGATGGTTTCAGATTCGCGCGATGAATAGGCACTGGTGCTGCATTTGCGGAGCGGGATTCGAGACGGCGGGCGGACTGCGGCGCCATCTTCGGAACGTTCACTCCGAGGATACGGTAACCGATCACTCCTTTCGAGCGATTCGCTATTCGCACAACGGGCAACTACGAACAGGGAATTGCGCGATCTGCTATCGGCCCGCGCAATTGCACATGCGAGGTGAGCATGGAGACAGTTGAGTGCGCACGATGCCATGGTCGGATCGTGGTGAACAAAGAACTATACTGGGCGGACGTCCCGAGCGTCGGCGTGCTTTGCAATGCGTGCCACGAACGATGGCTAGAAGGTGAGCTAGCGGAAACAACCGATCCAGCTGAGGTGAAGAACGATGGCTGATCCCGAATTCAAAGACATGACAGGAGAGCCACGTTCGGACGCAGAGCTGCAAGAAGCGGTCGAACGGCATCTGGTTCGCAGCATGAACAAGCTGATTGATGGAAGTGCCCGATTTGTTCATGGCGCTCACGACGATTCACGATGCGTTGCAAGAGCTGCTCGCGATTCGCGGTGAGGGAATGAAAGGATGCCGCTAGAGCTACGGCAAGTAAAGCGTAGTGTGTATTGCATGACCTATGTGCCCGCGTACGACGAGCCTCACCTCTGGTTGTGGTTGGGGTGGCGTAACACCCACTACGTGATGCGTTTCGCGTACGAACTCGTAGATCGCGAACTCGCAAAGTTGGACCGATTCGGGCGTAGACCGAGCAAGAGTCGCCGATGGCGCGGCGTGGGCATACGATCGAGGCATGTAAAAACGATACGTTCTGTGATGAAGTTCCTCCGCAATGCACATGCTCGCGCAGCGGATAACGCTATGCGGTTGTCCAATATGAGAAATAGTCGTCCCCGACCTGAAAGTGTAGAAATGGTCAGCGAACTGAAAGACGTTTTCTGGGCTCACCTATTAACAGGTCCAGACGCTTACGGTGCGCGAATCGCGGACCAACTATATCAACGACTCACGATTCCCGAAAAAGACCTCACCGAGGTCCACCTTCAGTACCGCCTCAACGATCTCACCAACGGTCGAGGCAGCCAAATACATGATGTTGACGTCGGCTATGCTTGCTTGGCCGCTTGCGAGATAGGACACTGGGATATCGCGCGCGACATCGCCCTATCTGCTCTGGTGCACGATGATGAACATACGTTGGGTGAGATCCCCGAAACAAAACAGACCCACTCCCGAATATGATCTGACTGTTGTGCAGCAAGCGCTCAGGTCAGCAATCGACATAGGCCGCTATGACGTCGCCCAACAGATCGTAGAGGAAGCGAAGGCTGATGTGTGCATCATCTGCGGGACCGCGCTTGCCACCTGCTCAGTGCTTCACGCCGGAACCAATATGCAGCTCTGTGACGAGTGTGCCTCTGAGTGGCAGTAGCAATGGCTTGCGGTAGCTACAAACGGCACCGTTTCACCGAGCACGGATGTAAACGTGCTGCTTGTGTGCGCTGTGGTGCGCCGAACCCGAATTGGGAGATCGTACTTCTCGTCAAGCCCGCACGGCGCCCTTCCTGGTGGCCCAAGAACGGCAAGAAGGGCGCAGCCTGGGCTACCATCAACTGGGATGGCGAGTGGATACTCGGCTATTCGATAGGTGTGGACTTCAAGAAACAGTTTCGGCGGTCGCAGGCAAGAGCTGCTCGGAATCTTTGGGAGGAAGAGTACGACTTCCGAAAGTGGGTCTTCAGGGAGGTGCTAGGTCGAACGTCTAGCTAGAAGCCGAGCAGTCAATGCAGTACCATCGTGGGCATGAAACTTACCGACTACCTCAAAGACAACGGGTGGCGCCTAGGCAAAGACGGAAGCTGGGCGAAGCAGGGACGCACGCTGAAGATCGAAGGCGCACCCATGAAGATTCGCCGTATGCTGGCTACACTTGGGATCCCCAGCGATCTCGACCTCGGGCTCGAACCACCCGTCACAGCACCGGCACCGGCACCGGCACCGGCACCGGCACCGGCACCGGCACCGGCACCAGCATCGAAAACGCCAGTCGAGAAGGTTGTGACGGTTATGGTCGAAGAGCTGACGCCGGAGCCAGAGCCAGAGCCAGAGCCAGAGCCAGAGCCAGAGCCAGCGCCAGAGCCGGAGCCAGAGCCGGAGCCAGCACCAGAACCGACGCCTGTGTCAAAGAAGGCGAAGCCCGCAAAGAAGCCAACGCAAAAGGCTTCCAAGAAGACCAAGAAGTAGCCCTGCTGGCGCCCACAAACTAGTCAGCATCTCCATTACCATCGCTTGGTGGCTTGGGTTTGTTGATCACCGTCAGGCCAGGCAGTTTCAAGGGCTCATCAAGCGTCGCGACGCTGGCGAGTGCACGTGACAGTCGCATGGCTTGTGGAATCGTCAAACTTAGCTTGCGGCGCTCCGTCCACTTCTTGGTGACTGGCTGGACGATAGCGATGATGACCTCCTGATTGCCGTTTTCACGCACTACGTAGAGCGCGTGACCGTCGCCGAGGTCAATACGTACGCTATTTCGGCCGTAAGGCACCACGTGCAGTCTAACAGATGATCGCGGACAGGATCTCGTGATAGTGTGGCTTTATGCTCTTCTACGCACACAACTCACAAGGCCTCGGCGCGGTGCTCATCGAGGGCACGAACTACAAATGCGGCGCGAAGCTCTGTTACGGAGTCGATGGGGCCACGAACACGCATAGGCTGTTTCAGGATCTGCAACAGGCTGCCAACCAGGTCGCCGCACTCTTCGGGTTGGCGCCCATCGCTGTCGATGGACTCATCGGTGTCAACACCGTAACGCTCATCCGGGAGATCGCCGCACGGGTACCTGCCGCAACCGGTGCGCTCGGGCAAGCTCGGGGAGCCTTTAGCAAGGAAGTCGCAGCCAAGACTGCAACTGAGTTGACTACTCAGTTGAAGGCCCTCCTGGTGCCTCGCCCCGTCGCGACACCTTCCACGTCTCAACCGTCACCTACTGTACTCACCCCGACAACGACTGCACCGGCACAGTCCGGGGCCTCTCCCATGACCACGCCTGCTGCACAAGCCACGACGTCTGCGCCATCAACACAGGCGACGACGCCAACGCAATCAGCAGCAGCTGCGATGACATCAATGACACCCACGCCCAAGAAGACTCCAGTACTTGCCATCGCCGGAGTCATCGGCGGAGTTGCACTCCTCGGAACGATCATCGCAGTTATCGCCGTGAGGCGCAGCGGTCACTAGACCGTTGTCAAGGCTTCACGCCTGACTTCTGCGTTTCTTCTCCTCACTCACGGACAAACAATAGGTTCCACCACGTGTCGCGCGGTTAGCTGATCGCGGCCGCGATTTCTTCGTCGCGTATGACAACGGACAGTTTCTTGTCAGGCCGCGATGCTAGTATGGCCTGCGTCGGGGCGGCACCGAGGCGCCCGACGTTTGAGCCCTACACAACCGAGGACGGAGACTCGTGGAACTGCTGCAACCGAATCTGACCACTATTGGGGAGAGTGTCCTAGCGAAACGGTATCTGAAGCGGAACGAGAAAGGGGAAGTCATCGAGACGCCACGCGACCGCTTCGTTGCAGTAGCCAAGCATGTCGCACGAGCAGAACGCAATCACGGCGTCGATCCGGAGACGGTGTGGCCCTCCTTCTATCGCATGATGGCCGCCCGAGATTTCATGCCAAACACGCCCTGCTTGGTAAATGCGGGACTGTCCGCCGGGCTCCTGTCCGCCTGCATCGTGTTGCCCATCGAGGACTCGATGCCGAGCATCTTCGGAACACTGCGCGACATGGCATTGAGCCACCAACAGGGCGCTGGGACGGGGTTCAGTTTTTCGCGGCTGCGCCCCAAAGACGACTTCGTGCGATCCACTACCGGACTTGCGAGTGGTCCGATCAGCTTCATGAAGGCATACAACAACGTTACGGAGTGCGTGAAGCAAAGCGGCGTTCGGCGCGGGGCGAACATAAGCGTCTTGCGTTGCGACCACCCGGATATTCTCGACTTCATCGACTGCAAGAAAGATCCGAGCGAGCTACAGAACTTCAACATCAGTGTCGGGATCACGAACGCCTTCATGGACGCGTTGGCAGCAGACGCAATGTACGCGCTGGTCAACCCACGCACGAATGAGGTTGTGAGCGAGCTAGCAGCTCGAATGGTTTTCGATCGGGTCGTTCGCAACGCACATGCCACAGGTGAGCCAGGGCTCTTCTTCCTAGATCGTGTGAATGAACTCGATCCGTTGACGACGGCCGACGATCCGATTGAAGCCCCAAATCCATGCGGCGAGCAGCCACTTCACCCGTATGACGCTTGCGATCTGGGATCGATCAATCTCGTCAACTTCTACGACGTAGCAAATCGAGAATTGGACTTCAAGCGACTCGAAGCTACGACGCAGCTCGCTGTGCGCTTCCTCGATGACATCCACGACGTCAACCAGTACCCGATTCCTCAGTTGGCAGAACGCACACGGGAAAATCGCCGTGTTGGCCTCGGCGTCATGGGCTGGGCGGACCTCCTGATCAAGATGGGTGTTCCCTACGCGTCACAGCAAGCGCGCGACCTCGCCGGCAACGTGATGAAGTTCATCAACACGCAGGCAATCGAAGCCAGCGAGGAGCTAGCAGCGCTTCGTGGACCGTTTCCAGCATTCGAGCGTTCAAAACACTTCACGGCGGGGCGCAAACACCGTCGCAACGGGACGGTGACCACGATTGCGCCAACCGGATCCATCTCGATCATCGCGGGATGTTCTAGCGGCATAGAGCCGTTGTTTGCCATCGTCCAGACGCGCAGGCAAGCCGACATGGAGATGGTAGACGTCAACCCAGACTTCGTCGAGATCGCGAAGCGGGAAGGCTTCTACAGTGATGCGCTCATGGAACGCGTCAAAGAGAACGGCACCGTTCGAGACGATCCCGACGTGCCCACACGATGGCAACGTGTCTTCGCGGTCGCCAACGAAATCGATCCAGCTGCGCATGTGCAGATGCAAGCCGCATTTCAGCAGCACGTCGAGTGCGCGGTGTCCAAAACGATCAACATGCCCAAAGACGCGACCGTTGCTGACGTAGAACGCGCCTACAAGCTCGCCTGGGAAGAAGGTTGCAAGGGCATCACGGTCTATCGCGATCAGTGCCGTGCGAATCAAACCCTGACGCTTGGTACCGGCAAGCGCCCCGAGCTGCACCCCATCCCGACGGGTACATATGATCTCCTCGGCGAGATGATCAAGACGCCCACAGGCAAGCTCAGCGTCAAGGTCGGGTTGGACATCAACGACCGGCCGTTTGAAACCTGGCTCGCTGTCAGCCGTGCTGGCACAGCAGTCAGCGCCGACTGTGAGGCCATTGCCCGGCTGGGATCCCTGGTGCTCCGGCTGGACAGCCCGATCAGCCCCGAGCGGCGCCTCCAGCTCATCGCGGACCAGCTCTCGGGCATCGGCGGGGGGGATTCGGTGGGATTTGGGCAAGAACGGGTCCTGTCACTCCCAGATGGGGTCGCCAAGGCCCTCCGTTCGCTCGCTGACGCGCTCGAAAGCCGCCGAGCGTCTACGCAGGCCTCGCCAGCAGAGGCCGTCGTAGAGCCTCCAGGGGCACCTAAGGGGGATAGCCACGGCAACGGGCACGGCAATGGGCACGGGCACGGAAATGGCCATGGAAACGGCAACGGGAATGGGAATGGCAACGGTAACGGCAACGGCCACAAACACGTTGCCTTCGGCGACATCTGCCCAGATTGCCACCAGGTCGCGCTGTACTACGCCGAGGGCTGCGCCAAGTGCGCGCTGTGCGGCTTCTCGCGTTGTTGATACACGCAGCTTGCCTACGCAGACAACACTAGTGGGGCTGTCACACCTCTGTGTTATGGCATAGACGTGAACTCTCCTGATCCCGCCTTTGCCAACCAAATCATTTGCTGCTGGAGCACGACCATGTTTGCTGCTGCTGATCCTCGAATCCAGGAAGCCGCCGCCGTAGCCGCCAATGCTCTGTCGAAGTTCGAGGAAGCTCGCAGGGAGGTTGTTGAGCGCGTTCAACAAGTCGCGCAGCAGACCGCTGCCAGCATGGAAATTGGCTGGGCCGCGAGCGAGGAAGGCAAGCGTGAGGCTGAGGCGTTCATCGAGGAGAGCGCGGCCGGCAGAAACGGGTTCTCGGACCTGTACTCCAACGTCCTTGCTGACTGGATCATCAGTCAGGCCCGCGATCGACTCGCCTAGACTGTCTACCCCCGCACAGAACCCTATTTTGATCGCGTGAGCGATCATGATAGGGTAGTTTCATGCCGAAAAAGAGCTACCAGTACTGGGGCGTCTACGAGACAGGCGTCGCGGCCACTCCGCGCGGTCCGAAGAAGATCGTCGAGGAGATGGCGGGGATGCTCTCCAAGCCGGACAACACCGGGCGCCAGGTATGCATCAAGAAGGGCGAGCGTGGGTTTGGAACGCTGGGTGAGGCGACGGGCGTTTGCTACATCAACGGCGTGCGGCAACTAAGCCGCAAACCGCGGGCGCCGCGTCCGCGCAAACCCAAGCCACTCGCGGCCCCTATCTCAGCTCCAGCGCCAACGCTAGCCGCCCCGGAGCTGCCTCCCGAACCAAAAAAGCCTGAATAGGAGAGAGTCATGCTAGCTACGTCAGAGTCGTGCCCACCTGAGGTACTCCAAGATTTCATCACCCACATGGGCATTCCAACGACGGGCACCGGGAAGTACGAGGTCCGCTCGCAGGTCATCAAAGACAACAAGCTCTACTACGCCGTGGAGAGCTACGAAGAAGAAACCGATGCGAAGGGCCAATTCGATCGGGAAGAGATCAGCGGCGGCAAAGTTGTCAGCGCAATCGTCGTCGCACCAAACGGCCAGCTCACTTCCTCCAAGGGTTGCCCGGTGAAGCGTGAAGACGTCGAGAAGAGTGGAGGCCTGACCAAACGCAAGTGGTTCTGGCCCGTCGTCATCACCATCGTTGCAGCAGCAGGCATCGGCGCGACCATCTACTTCGTCCGTAGGCGCAAAGCTCAAGCGTAGCCATGCGCAAGACGAATCACCTCAAGCTCGACGCCTTCTGCCGGAACGGTAAACAAACCGAGGACGGCGTCAGCAAGTGCTACACGCGGATGTGCTATCGGGCAGCACCTGGTATGCCCGTCTACTGTGGCAAAGGATGGGGTGAGGATCGTGTTACGTCCGAAAAGATGGCGATGGAAAATCTGTTTTTCGCTTTGGAAAAAGCTATCTTCCCGTGACCGGCTGACACTGGGCTCGCGCAGACTTAGCAATCCTATGGTAGCGTAGAAGCCATGTCGATCTCGAAAATTCCCGTATGGGTCTGGTGGGCCGGCGGTACGATGTTGCTAATCGGAGCTGGTACAGCGACCGCACTAGCGGTCCGTGGTCGGAAGGGCGGCACTGTCGGCGCCTGGGAAGAAGACTACGACTACGACGACGAGGAAGAGTACCTGTCCCCGTGGGAGGAGCAGGTCGAGGCCTTTCAACATCGTCACCCGCAAGCGCCGGGTTGCAGCCGTGAATACGACATGGCTGACGCGCTCGCAAAGGCATACCGCACGAGTGCTGCGATGCATTGCGAGAACGTGGATGCACTGCACTCAGCCATCAAGGCAGCCTGGGAGGGCAAGTGCAAAGTCGCGCGTAGACTCATCCGCAAGGCGCGCTGCGACCACAACCCGAGAAGATAACCGATGGCGAAGCGAAAGATTACCGCCTGTGATGCCAAACGCCGGTTGATTGCCGAGGGCATCGATTTCCGACAAGACTTCCATCAGCTTCGCAATGACGACGTCTGCAAGATCCTTGACGCCGCGAAGGCAGCTCGCTACCACAAGAGCAAGAACGCGCCAGGCTCGCGAGCGCGCATGTACTACCAGTATCTCAAGCGAAAACGCGGCTGCTAGCATGGGCACGGACGCGAAGACAGAAGCCTACTCCGCGGCGCGCTACTTCGTCGCCGCGATCATCATCCGGCTTGGCTGGGAGGTCGGCGGCTGGATCTGGCTGAAGCTCGCAGCATAGGGAGCGCCATGAAAGCCTCGAAAAGTTTCAACAAGCACGCCGCTACAACGTGAGGTTAGCACCCGAGTGTGGCGCCGTGGTACGTTGAGACATGATCGGAGGAAGGAGACTAGGAATGAAATGGCTCGTTGCACCAGTTGATCAGGGCCAGGCGGTTGAGGTGAGCTTCGCCTTCGACGAGAACGGCTGGTATCGCAAGACCCGAGATCGTTCGCTGCCTAGTACGCACCGCGACGCGATCGAATGCCACCGCGTCTCCTAGCGCGCGGTCGAAAAAGAGTTCGGCTCCGACGTCGAGTTCGAGCCGCAGAACGGCATGCCGTCACGTTACGCGACCCGCAAGCTGCCGTGGAAGCGTATCGCCTGTCCGCGTCGTCGCTAGCCGAGGCAGCTATTAGCTGTGCAGCGCCTGAACGGCTACACGCGTGATTGCGGAACCTGTGATATCTTGGCTTCGGAGGTAATCATGCGAAAGAGCTGCGGCCGACCGAGCGATCCCTTCTACACACTGCGCCGAGGCGACATCGGAAAGGCGCGGATCTGTGCCTTCGGCAAATGGTGGCCGACCGAAGACTTCATCGGCCGTGTGCTCACCAAGGACGTCGGCAAGCGTGTCTACAAGCGCAGAGGCATTCTTCAAGTCGAGAACGACGCACAGCGCGCACGTCGGCTGCGACGCTGATACATTCCATGGGCCGTAACCCGCGGTGAGCGTCAAAAAGACGGCACCACCAACACGACTACGCAAGCCGGTAACATGAAGTATATGCGTTGGTACCATGGGACATCAACCGCAGCAGATCTAGCCGTTGGAGACTTTCTCGATCCCGCTTACGCTACTCATGAGGCATTCGTTTGGGCAACGGCCTCACCTCGGCATGCTCAGTACTTTGCGGAAAGTCGGGCCGCTATCGACGACGGCGAGCCAATCGTTTTCGTTGTACGTCTTACGGAGTACGCTACGGTCAGCACACTCACTAGGTACGACGAGGAAGCCTTAGAGGAGCTGCAAGAAGAAGGTGTTGATGCGGTCATCATTCCCGAGGGTGAGGACGGCAATCCAGAACTGGCAATTTTGAGCTGCTCAGCTGCCTTCGTTTCCGGTATCGTAGAGTTGTGAGCGACCGACTCAAATTCCGGCGCGTCCGTAAGGGCCTCTGGCGGCACCGCACGTACACGGCTGAGAAGCAAGGCTCGAAGTGGACCGTTCGCAAAGGGGGCCGCGTGGTTTGCGACGGTGCAAAGGATCTGACAGCTGCAAGTAGTTGCATCGTCGAGGACAGGAACAAGTAATGCCCAGCTACCCGAAGTGCAGTCGCGTCGAAATCCGCACGTACCTCGTAGATGAGTACGAAGGCGGACGCGACTACGAGCTGACTGCGTTCATGGGTGGCAGTACTGTCGGCAGTATGGATCTGTCTACACAGGAACTCGAAGGCCGCCCTATCCTGGGCGTAGAGTACGCGAAGGTGCTGACGCCCCGATGCGGTATCGGAACGAAGCTCTACGAACGTGCGCTACAACTTGCTTGTGAGAACGGCATACCGCTCGCATCTGATACGGCAAGGACCGTGGCTTCTGAAGGCTTCTGGGCGAAGCAGACAACGAAGGGTCGTGCGCATTGCTATCTGGGAGATCGACCTGGAAGGCGGCTACGACACACGCCAGGCGGGTTTGATACCGAGGGCACGTGGCCCTGCTACAGGTATGCAATGCGTGAGGCATGCCCACGCAAGCTGGATCTCAGCGGCCGCCGCCGTCGCTAGACAGGGCTGACCGACTTCGCGGTCTTGAGGGCCTCGCGGACTGGTGGAAACGCTGCGATGAGGAAACCCATCGCGAGCCCCATCACACCCATCAAAAGGATGGTAGTGGTCGCTGGCTGCCGAAACCAGCGAGCGTAGCTACAATGCCAGGCTTGGTCGTCAGGGTTGTACCGGCATTGGAGTGGCACGTCCTCGGGGATGACTGGCGCGACGATACGGTTCGCCGTGTATGCGGTAGGGGTCGGCGAGAGTGCTGATGTAACCGTGCCCGCTTGCTGCAATGTCAACATACGTCAGCCTCTACCGGCAGCGTTTCTCAGCCTTCGTCAGCCATTGCAGGAAGGATCGCGGATAGGTCAGGTCACCTGCACCAGACTTCATCGCGCGCTCTGCTGCTTTGTCCGTAGTCTCTTCAACGAAACGGATGGTCTTCGGATCGTTTGGGATCGCGAAGTTGTAGAAGTTCGACCGTCGGGGCTCCCTTTTACGGATCAGTCCCGTTTGCGGCTCGAAGAATACACACCGTGGGTACTGTGCGCGTGCCATGTCGCCAGTCTATCAACTCCAACCAGAATATGGTAGCGCGTCGTCAAATGCGCATAAAGACGACGCTGCTGGCTGCGATTGTCGCTCCGGTAGCCAGTGCTGTAGGCAGCGGTCGCGCGCCTAGCACCTGCGCTAGCAGCCCCACGATGAGCCCGGCGCCGAGACTCACAGCAACGGCTGCAATCTCTGCCCGACGCTGTTCTTCAGTGGTGACTAGCGCAAGCATCGGTCTGTGAAACTCGCGTGAAAGAGAATGATACGGCGTTGCAGCTTCACCGCGGCGCTGTACAAACGCTTGGCTTGTGTCACTTGGCCTTTGCTGAGCTGACCTACCTGAGCCTTCGCCGCGCGTGACTCCGATAGCGCCTTACCGATTCGGTTGGCGCTGAGAAGAAACGCGGTCGCAGCCTCTTTGCAGGCAACTGCATCGCGGGCACGTTTCAGCTCTTGCGCAGCTTCTTTGACTGCCTGTTTGCCGTTCTGGAGGTGTTCGTACGCCGGTGCACCGAGTCTCATTCGACTAACGTATCACGTCTACGGATTGGCTGCGACTGTCTCGGTTTTATCCCGCGTACGATAACGGATCGCGACGTTGCTAGGGTGCAGTACAAGCCGTTGCCACACCGTGCGGCCGCCCTTCGGCTTCCAATCCTCCCATACGCCTCCTACCCAGGCTGGGCGTGGGTCCGGGCCGTGTTGGTGGAAGGCCAATTCGGTCGCGCGTGTAGCGAACCTGAGGGCCGGTAGCGCGTCTGTGATCTGCTTGAGTCGCTGGGTGGCGTTGTTCATCGAGCGGGGCTTCCCGAACTTGCCGTGGAGGCCCGGTTGGACGTCCACAATAGCCTCGAACGCGGTCACGACGACCTTCTCGGCCGGACCGATCTCGGTAACCTCTGGCTTGACGTAGTCCTTCTTGGGCTCGTCTACGCGACGTTCCTTGATCCAGGCACGCAGCGCGCGTGCTTCCTCTTCCATGCGTGCGATAAGGACCTTTGTTGCGAGGTAGTACTTGCCGTAGAAGCTCGGCCAGCGGTTCGGGTGGACGAAGTTCTTGAAGACGATCTTGTTGCCGGTCCAGAGCTTCTTGTCGTTGATCCAGTCGTTCTCCTTCGCGGTGGGAACGAACTCGATGGTCTTCCAACCTGAATGCCAGGTGCCGTCGATATCAACGATCATGAAGTTGCGGAAGGCGCCAACGTCCTGCACGTCGTCAGCGGACGTCATCACGTTCATGTCCTTGACCAACACACCAAAGCTGAAGACGTCTTTGTTCGAGCGCAGACCAACGATGTGTCCGTGTCGGTTGTCCTTCGAGATGACGTGCTCGGTGGACTTCTTCGTCGTGGGCCGGCGATTCCGGTAGGTGGGTAGATTGATGACCGCGCGGCGGTCAACGAGCGCAGCCAGGAAGCAGCTCAGGTCGAGGTCAGTTGGGGATAGCACACCGTTGTCGAGGAGCGCCGGACCTGGCTTCCGGGCGTAGAGATCGTAGGCCCAGTAGTTTGTCAACGTCGTCGTTAGCTCGGCTACGTCGTTGCTGCGGTCACTGATCGGCGCAAGCAGATCGCCGAGAGTCTTGTCTTTGAGGGGCGAGCGGGTTGCCATGATTTCCTCCGTATGGAGACACCATAGCAACCGGGTGTGACACTAGTGGCCAGCCCAGGCGCAGCTGTTGCGCACGCCTTTTTGCTCGGCCTTCTTCGCGATACGCGCGTACTTGGCCGCGTCCTTCTTGCGGCCCGCGTTCTTGGACCGCGTCACCATCTGAGCCGCTCGGCCCTTGGCTGCGAGGAGCCCCTGACAGTCCACCACGCACGGCCCACTCTTGGCGATGATAGGGAAGCTGAGGTTCTTCGGATCGAGGAACGCTTTGCGGCCGCATCGATCGAAGAGCTGCCGGCGCTGCTTCATCGTCTTCGGTGACACTTTGTGCCAGCCGCGGGTAATCGTGAATTCTTGCTTTTTTGCCATCATAGCCTCGTAGAAATCGCGTCTGCGATCTTCACTCTACTACGATTCTAGCTGGCCGCACTAGGCCTCGATGATTGGCTCGAACTTGCCCGAATAGTCAACGGCGCGTACCCAACCACACTTGCTCGGCATCCACCCGTGCCCAAACGACAGCTTGCGTGGGTCGAGCCCCAGCTCTTCGCCGATAGCTGTGAGCAACTCGCGCTCTTCGTCCCAATCGTTCTCGATGACTTGGTGGTAGTACCAGTCAATGTAGACGTCGATCGAAAGCATTGGCCGGATGTTCCGTCCGGGCCACCAACTTGCCGGCACTTGGCGTTCTTGCCACTCGCCTGACCACTTGTCTTTCTCACGCCTCCAAAAGATGACGTCTACATCCAGGTCGGCCACGTAGGGCCCAACGCCGGTTTCATAGATGCCCGGCCGGATCTTGGCTAACGGTTGTCGTGGCATGGTTTAGTCTAACTCGAAACCGCTGCCAATCGCGTCTCTGATCGAATTTCTTGCTGTCCCCCGGTCTCTCTGTCAGGGGCCGCCGGGCAACGAATCGTCGGCCTATAGATCGGCCGGCTTCTTCTTTGGCCAGGCATCCATCTTCGTCGCCTGTTCACGAGCGCGACGGGACAGCTCTGGGTCACCGCCGCGTTCGTCGTTGAGTTTCGCCCAGTGCCGTACAGCATCACCGGACACAGCGTCCTGGCCTCGAATCAGGAACACAGGTTCGTTCTCCGGGATCGCGTTCGTCGGATCTTGAATTCGGTTGTAGTCATCTCGTGCATGCTTCATTTTTCTGTTCCTCTCGACGTTTTCGCGACACCATCGCTACGTTAACCGTGGGTTAGGCAACAACCTGAATGCGAAATGGACGATTGCTGGTTGGGTCAATGGCTGCGTCGTGCGGCAGCTCCTTCTCCCAGCGCTTCATGTCCTTGTTCCACCGAAAGCCGGCCTTCTTAGCTAGCTCGCGGTCGTCGTAGGAAACGAGCGCCTGGAAAACAGCTCGCGGCTTCATGGCCTCGACGATCTGCTCATCAAGGTCCTCGACGTGTGTAAGCAGCTCGCAGGTCAGGAGTACATCTGAGAGCGCGCGGTGAAGCTGGTTGCTGATCGGGATACCGTGATCAACTGCCAGGTAACGCAGCGCCTTCGATTTCTGCTGATGGGGATAGGTGAGGTCCATCGTGCAGAACCATGGAATGGGCGTGCGGTCCTGACTGCGTAGCAGTGGAGGATCTTCTGCAAGTGCGTCGATGAACGCCTGGTCGAACTTTCGGTTGTGTGCTGTGCAGACGTCCACCGCACCCGAATCGCAGAGTTGCAGAATCGGGGCGAGTGGTCCATCCACGTCACAGAACACAGGCCGCCACGCGTACAGGTTGACAGCCGCAGCCAAGATGTCCGAGGTGATGTTGTTGATCTTCACTATGGGGTTCTCGACCTGGATCGGCATGATGGTCGAGTAGGCCCAAATCATAGCTTTGACTTCGGAGTCAAAGACAGCCGCAGCCACTTCGAGGAGCGCGTCACGGCCAGCTTTGAGGCCTGTGGTTTCGACATCTAGTACCAGAATACGCATACCCTGTTTCTACCAGCTCGGTGTGACATCATCTGTGTTGAGCTGTCTGAGCCTGCAAAACGCTTGACAAACTAAACAGTCATCCGCACGATGAAGATCATGCAGCCACGACCACAGCGTTAGTCTCACCCACTACGTCGTAGTCCGACGTGACTTACCGCTCGGCGACCTCGCAGCCCAGCTCGCGCACGCTGCTGGAGAGTCGCTGAAACTCCCCCGACCGTACGGTACCGAGCCGGTCGTCTACGCTGTCATTCTAGCAGCCGAGGACGAAGCCCAGCTCGAATGGGCTGCGTATCGGCTCGACCAAGCTGCCATCCCCCACGTTGTCATCCGAGAACCTGACCCGCCGTATTGCGGCGCAGCCACGGCCATCGGTGTGTTGCCAGTCGAGAACCGTCGTGGGGTGCGGCGGGCGCTCAGCCGGTTGGAGCTGTTGCGATGACGCTACCAATCCTCTGGAGCCAGCTCGTAGTGGCACACTGCATGTTGAGCATCGAGCACAAGCGCTGTGTCTTCATCCCAGAAAAGCACGAGCTGGACCCCACGCGCGGTCAACCATTGTTGGAAGGACTGCGAGTCGTATATCGAATTTCCTCGGATCTGGTGTGGCGCGATCTCTTCTTCGAGTATCTCGAACACTTCGGAGGGGGCACGTCGCTCCCGCCTAAACTGTCGGAAAATACCATCAAGCTCAGGATCGAGTACGTCCGAGCGGTAATCCTGCCAGAGCGCACGGACAACGGACGCGACCTCCGTCCGATCCGACGTATCAAAAACCATCAACCCTGGGCACAGTGTGATCTCGTAGACGTCTCCGTACCCCTCTGCGAAGTCAAAGTCGTTCGTCAAGAACAACGAGCCGTAGCGCGCGATGGCTCCCAGCAACGAACCACGCCGCCCGTGGAGCCATTTCTGAGGATACGACATCGCCCCAACGCTAGATACGCAGGTCAAAAAGTTTGGGTGCACGGTCGCAGCTGTACGCCTCGACGACGACGTTTGCAGCTTGCCCGCCCTCTTTACGCTGCAACGACGCAGCGAGTCTCTGTGCGGCCGCTTTGCCCATGGTGCCACGGACGAAACCGCGAGGCTTCGGTTTGGCGCCTGGGCGGTCGCCTGCGTAGTAGGAGACGACGAACCAACAGCTGGGTTTCCGCTTTGCCATGTACTCAATCTACCAAAAGAAGCCAATGACTGAAAGGACGTAAGCAATGATGCAAGCAACAGCAGAGATTACCGAAGATGTATGGGCCCAACGACGTGCAGTGCGAGACCGCCTGAAAGCTGCGGTCAAACAGGCCAGCGGACGCAAAGCAACAGTCCTCTGCATGATGATTTCGCACATGCGGGGAAAGCTCCACTGCCAGAGCTATCAGAAGTACCACGGCGGCTGGCGATCCGTAGCGCAGCAACATGTCGAGGCCATGCGCGCACGCAACCGGTTCGAGGACGCTGACTTTCTCACATACCAGAAGCGGCTCGGGCCCGGCCAGGAACGCAAGTGGACCGAGTATCTCTTCGCCAGCTCGGTCATCGACACGCTCGACGACCAAGCAGCATTTCTCCGCAAGTTCCTCGACGAGGAAGCCGTACAACGACGACGCTACGAGGAGGTCACGCAGAACGGGCGCCGCAAGCCGTACGTGTGGGAAACTCCTATGTTCGACGAGGAGTTGTGCAACATCTGCAAGGAGGTTTCGGCGACCTGACAGAATACGTCAGGCCTGGCCAGTATAGTCAGGCCATGCTCACATCACCCTGTGACCTAGATCGGCCACCATTCGATGACCTGCACAGCTTCCGGTATTGGCGTAGGCAGGGCTATGTGCCTACCGCGCGGCTCGATGGCCGGAAAGAGTGGGGAGAGGTCTGTCATCTCCGCTGCCAATCGGATTCAAGTGTCGTAGCGTGTCCTAACAACATTGCCGGTGTACTTGCGTTAGAACGCCTCCACCAGGCTGTGGTCACGCGAACGTTCTTCGATCCGAAGACAGCACATGACACGGGTACGATCTACGTGACATTGATCCCACGTCCTGTCGTAGACTGGTTCTCGACATGCACGACGTCGGACGTCCACGAACAGATTGTGCTCTATCTCGGATTGCACATTGCACTCGGAGGCGACCAAGCGCTAATCCTACGTGACACTGCTCGTAAGTATCACGACAAGATTGTCAAACGCGTTGATACGTTACTCCGTGATCACCCCGATCTCCGCAACGATGAGCACGTCGTTGACTTGTCACGTTACACGTCGAGTTTGCCTCCTTGGTTTCGACCCGAGCAAGTAACGTACGATAACCGTCGCCTGTGGACACTGCCGCCGCTGTGTCATATACCCTGGCCGAGGCGCACCAACCGGTGGGACACTTTTGGGATCATCAACTACCGGCTGACGGAAGTTGACGAAAAAAGGATCGACGACCACGAAAGCGATCCGCTTGATCGCGCTGAGTCCTGCCCAGACGCGTTCGAGCACTTGCTCTATGCGCGTCACGCGAAAGACGCTTGGGCGACGATGTTTCAATCCGAGGATGACAACACAGGTGCTATCTATCTCATCCAGGATGGGCGTGGGCGTGTCAAAATCGGATGGACGGATAGTACACCTGCGAAGCGGCTAGCCGCACTACAGACCGGCAACGCTGATACGCTGCGGCTGCTAGGCACTATCCCCGGAACGCGAGAACAAGAGAAATATCTACACGCGAGATACGCCGACCAGAAAGCCCGTGACGAACGAACCGAATGGTTTTGTCTCACGCCAGCTGACGTGTTGGAGATTCTACGTGTGTCATAGCCGTGTGGTAGCGTCGCAGACCACACACCCGTAGCTCGAAGGCCGAGCGTGCAGTCTGTGGAGCTGCAAGGTGGGGGTTCGATTCCCTCCGGGTGTACCGGAGGATCGATGACGCCGAAAGAAGCAGTGAACCATCCAGCACACTACGCGTTCAGTCGCATCGAAGTCATCGACGCGATCGAGGCCTGGCAGCTAGGTTTTCACGAAGGCAACGTAGTGAAGTACGTTGCGCGCGCACGCCACAAAGGAAACGAGCTAGAAGACCTTCAGAAGGCGCAGTGGTATCTGTCGCGACGAATCAACCAACTCACAGAGGGAAGCTAGATGAACATTGAACGGATTCACGTGTATGGTTTCGAGGCGGCCCTTCGCGGCATGCGCAATCCGATGAACAGCTGGGACAAGTCCGACACGCAGTTCAATCAGTATTGGGAGGAGAGAGAACAAGAAATGTTTGCTCACCTCACTTGCCCGGAGCGCCCGCTGATTGGGCCGAAGGACATGCAGCGCGCCTGCAAGCTCATCAAAGCAGGTACCGACCACCGCAAGTTTCTGCGTCAGATCATGGTCTGGTGGGACATCACAATTCCGCGTTGTGTCTGGCAAGAGCTGGACACTTACAAAGTGGCGACAGTGCGGAACAGTTGCTCGACCATGCACAAGCTTGGCAGCCGCGATCTGGAACCCAGTGACTTCCAGGACAGCGACGTGAATGCTGACGTATTGGGGGAACAAAACGCGATGGGCGCAGCTTACCGCGAACACCGCGCGTATCACGCCGCCAACGGCCAAGACTACGAAGGCGTCGCGTTGCTCGCTCACATGAAGCGCCGGCTTCCCGAAGGTTTCTTGCAGATGGCCACCTACTCGTTCTCATACGAGACCGGCCTTGCGATGTACCGGTCGCGGCACAACCACCGAATGCCCGAGTGGAGTGGCCCCGGCGGAATCTGCGAAACGCTGCTACGCCTGCCGTACTTCAAGGAGTTCGTTGAGGCAGCCATGATGTGATACGCTGGCACTATGCCCGCGTCCACTACTGCCCTTGAAGCTCTCCAACGGTTCCGCGCATTCGTAGAGGCACTACCACCGAGTGCAAACGTGTTCGTCTACGAACTCAATGTGGCACCCCATGAATTCTGGATCGAGAACGGCCGCGGTTGGGTTTCGTCGATATTCATCGATCAGCTCAACAAGGAATTCCGCGTCAGCATCCCCGAATTTCCGACGACGGTTGTTGGAGCACGGACGTCGCTCGGGCCCGCGGCAGAGCTGCAAGCAGTGCTCGCCCGCGTAGGTCAAAAGAAGCGCTACAGCCGAAAGACTGCAATCGGCGTAGCGACAGCGGTCGGGGTAGCTGCCGCGCTCGGATCCTTTGCCGTCGGTTGGACACGCAGGCCAGGCCCGTCAAGAATCCTCTATCCAGGGCCGTAACCTGCCAAAACTGCTACGATATATTTTCAAGACGAATCGCGTCCGCGATTAGAATATCCGGTCGTGTACCTCGTCTCACTATAAGACGGCCCCGAGGGGCGAAGGAGACGAGATGGGAACCTGGAACTGGAGCGAACAACAGGAAGAAATCTTCAGCTGGTTCGAGCACGGGCACGGCAACCTGGTGGTGGTCGCCCGCGCGGGCACCGGCAAGACCACGACCGTGCTCGAAGGCGCCAACCGCGCCCCCGAGCGCAGCATCCTGTTCGCGGCCTTCAACAAGAAGATCGCGACCGAGCTTCAGACCAAGATCACGAACCGCAATGCAGAGGCCAAGACGCTGCACGCGCTCGGCTTCGCATTCCTCCGCCAGTACGACCGTCGCCTCCGCGTGGACGGGCAGCGCGGCTACAAGATCGCGCGCGACGTCTGCGGCCAGGACGTCCCCGAGGACATCGTGTCGCTCGTCGCCAAGCTCGCCTCGCGTGGCAAGGGCATGGCGCCGTTCGCCGAGAAGATGGGCGACCTGACCGACATCGCGTACGACCATGACTGCGTACCCGATGAGGAGTGGGAGCGCGACGGCTACGACCTCGCCTATGTCGAGCGCCACGCCCTCAAGGCGATGGACAAGGCTTGTGACCGCGACGGCAGCATCGACTTCGACGACATGGTGTTCATCCCCGTGCGTCGGCAGCTCACCCGCGCCTGGTACAACCTCGTGATCATCGACGAGTGCCAGGATATGAACGCCGCCCAGATCACGCTCGCGATGAAGGCCTGCAAGCGCGGCGGCCGCATCGCTGTCATCGGCGACAACCGTCAGGCCATCTACGGCTTCCGCGGCGCCGACTCCGAGAGCATCAGCCGGCTCAAGGCTGAGCTGAACGCGGCCGAGCTGAAGCTCACCACGACCTATCGCTGTGGCAAGGTCATCGTGGCCGAGGCCGCTCAGCTCGTTCCCGACTACGAGGCCGCGCCGACCGCGCCCGAGGGCGAGATCACCACGCTCCCCAAGACCAAGCTTGCTGAGACGGCCGTCGAGGGTGACTTCATCCTGAGCCGCACCAACGCGCCGCTCGTGAGCGTCTGCCTCAAGTGCCTGCGCCTCGGCAAGCGTGCCCGCATCGAGGGCCGTGACATCGGCGCCGGGCTGCTCGCCCTGGTCAAGAAGCTCGCAACGGGCCCTGCCCGCAAGTCCATCGCGAGCCTTCTGGAGAAGCTCACGGCCTGGGAGGAGCGCGAGGTCGCCCGTGCTCGCAAGAGCAGCGACAAGAACGCCGAGACGCGTGTCGAGACTATCGAGGACAAGGCTGAAACCCTTCGTCTGCTGGCCGAAGGTCTCGCCAACGTCGAGGAGCTGAAGACCCGTCTCGACGAGCTGTTTGAGGACTCGAACGGCCACCGGCCGAAGATCGTGTGCAGTACGGTTCACAAGGCCAAGGGCCTCGAAGCTGACCGCGCATTCCTGTTGTCGAGCACCTTCCGTCCTGTTGGTACTGCCCTCGAAGAGGACAACATCCGCTACGTTGCGGTGACTCGCGCAAAGAGCGTCCTGACCTGGGTCGAGTAAGGCGCCAATTCCGTTTGGGCCTCGGGGGCTGGTGCGATTCCAGCCATCCCGACTAGCGAGTGGTGACACGCACACCAGAGCCGCGTGGATAGCGCGCGACAATCCGCTGAGCGAAAGCCTGCGGCGTTCTACGAGGGAGATCCACGTAGTCATAGGTGACCTGGTCGGCGTCGAACGCGTCTAGTACAGCCTCTAGGTGACGCACCGGAACGTAGGCATACGCATCGCCGTAGGTCATTCCCTCGTCGTCGTGGTAGCTCCACTGGACGCTGCCTTGATACTGGCTCGCGATTGTGTCAGCCCGTTGCCACATCATCTGCGTAGCTGCTGCCGCGCACCCCTCTGCGTAGGTCGCTCCGTGGCGGATGTTCACGCATAGCAGCTCGATACGTGCGTTCATCGCACTACGGTATCACGGTGTCACATCCGGGTGCTACGGTCCGCGCATGGGCGGTGTGTGGGATGTACGGGATGTGCAGGATGTGATAGGGGTGCAAGCGCAAGCTCGTGCAGATGTCGGTTGGCGACCGCGCTGCAATTCTCTACGCGGGCTCGTAACAGCGTATCTCACGTCTACGGCCCGGCACGCTACCTATCGAAGACGATAGTCGTCCCTCGCGGCGCAGCTTTTCCAACACGATACGTACCATCGTTCGCTGTCGGCGTTTCGACGCGAACTCGAAGTCGGCTGGCATTGATTGCTGGCGCAACATGTCGGTGACCTCACCAACACTCCAACACGGCTCGTGGCTGCTGTAGCGCACACCGCGTTTTTCCATTTCAGCGCGCATCGAATTGTAGGTGCGGTACGAGTGCGCGATCATGTCCAACGCCAAGTCAGCGATCTTGGCCTTTGTTATCGGATGCGCTGGACGCGGCTTGCTTCGATAGGTCATCTCATGCCTTCCGTCAGTAGCGGTAGAGCCGATAGGCCGGGCGATCCCGTTTTTTGCGCTTGCCTAGATGCGGCGGCATCAGGTGCTCACCGTCACCGCAGTTCTTCGCGTAGGCGCGGTCTGCGTTGATCATGTAGCGAAACAACGTGTCGCCGATGTAGCTCTCGCGTAGCATCCGCTGATACCTGAAAGCGTCCTCGAAGGCGTTCTTCGCCCAACGACACGCACCTTTGTGGGCTTGCTGCGCAGCCGTTCTATACCGCTCGGCGGCGTACTTCTGTATCTCAGCTGGTGTCATCGATTGTGCCCCAAATCAATTACGCCCAGGGATCGTACCTGAACAGCTTCGCGATGCGGTCACGTTGTTTCGTGATCTGATCGCTGACCAACTCCACCTCGCGTTGGGTCATACCGTCCATCTCCTCGTAATAAGCCCAATCGCTATCGCTTTCTAGGCTGTGGATTTGGCACAGGATCATCTCTTGGGCTTTTCGCTTGGGTGTTAGTCGGTCAGCGAAGAGTCCCTTGATTCGACCCAAATCGGAGCATCCTGGAAGCGCCTGTCCACGGGTAGCGGCGAGCCCGTGCTGACGTCGTCGCTGACAGAGCCCAAAACCCACCGCTGCACCCAGGATTCCTACGGCCCCAAGGGCAAGTGCCAATCGGAGGCTCAGAGGGCTCGGAGAGGGCTCAGAATCGCCTCTGAGGGGCGTTGGCTGAGCAGCGCCCACAGACGACGCCCAGTCAACGAACGCGTAGGCGCCCGGATTTGGCCCCAGCAGGGCCAGATTGGGGCCTTCCAGAGTGAAGACGCTGGGCATTTACCTTCTCCTGTGCTTCTTGGCCGGGGTTTCGAGCCAGTAGCCGTAGGGATACTGCTCGGGTCTGTCCATCACCCCCACCCCTCATCAACTATGGACTCCTTCGCATCTCTCAGTGTGGGATGCATTGTCGCAATGCCCCAACCCAAGATGGGCCCGTACCATTGCCTACGTTTCCACTCACGCCCAACCCGTTCGACTTGCCAATAGGTGTTTCCATACGTGATCTCGTAGAAACCATCGCGCCGTTTTGTGTTGAGTCTCATTGCCCAGCTGGGGGCACACTTCTCGCCCTGACGCATCCTCTGCCAATTCAAACCACGCGCGAGGCGAGGTAGCCGGCGCCCGCACCGATAACGGCAGCAAGCGCAGCGTAGAGCGCCAAGCGTTTCGCGCTGTAGCCTTGCTCTGCTTGCCCGAAAACGGGGGGCACAACCGTGATGGTCTCGCCGCTTTGCGGATCCATGTAGCGCGGCAACTCAGGCCCGACGAGGGTCGTCGTGTTGGGAATCTGGTTGTAGTAGAACGTCGAGTAGCCGCCAGGAAGGCCCGTGTAGTGAACGACGCCTCGCTGTGCTGGATTCCAGGGCTCGTACTCGAACGTCTCTTTCCAGTGGGTCTGTGTAAGCATCGCGGGCTCTTTCTCCTCAGTAGGCCCAACGGCGCATCAATTCGCCGAGGGTCAGCTGAAGCGGATACTGATCGAATTCGTGCCAGCCGTAATGACTGGCGGCGTCCCAAATCGCGAATGCGCGGTCACGCACTGACTTCAAGCGCGAAGGTCGATACACGTCCACGTCCTGACCTGTGGAGTCAGCAACGTCTTCCCAATCAATCCAGTCGTACCAGTTGAGAAACTCGCGGGCGTTGCTATGCAGATCGACACGGTAGACGGTGGCCAGAAGGTGAGGTACGTCCTCGGGGTCCTCTTCTACGTTTGGCAGCTCCGACTCCATCCCGTAGTAGTACTCGACCCACGGACCGTCAATATCCGGCGCGCTGAAGATGTACCCGCCACCGTACTCGATGGGGTTGACGTCGCCAATCGAACCGATCTTGCGCATACACCAATACTATACTGATTGAGCCCTAAACGAAAGACGGCGCGCGAGCCTAGGGCCCGTACGCCGCCTTCCGTCGTTGGACGCTTGACCTACTTCTTGGCGCAGCGACGAACACACGCGCGGAATGCGCGCATCTTCTTGCCTTTGCACTTCTTGGCGCAGGTAGCGACTTTTGGTCTACGACGACGTGCCATGATGTCTCCCTCGTGGTTGCGTTCCGGTGATGATAGGTGATCAGCGCGTTACTTGCGGCGCCGACGACTCTTCTTGCGAGCCTTCTTGCAGTAGTGCATCCGACCGCTCGAATCGCGATACGGCTTCTTCAGCTTCCCGAATTTGCATCTGCGTGCCATCTTGACCTCCTACTTGGTCTTTGCCTTCGTCGCAGAGGGCTTGCGCGTAGCCACAACCTTCGCTTTGCGTTGCTTCGCTTTGCGTTGCCGCTTTGGCTTCGGTTTCGACTTCGGCTTTGCCGGACTGCTTGCCGTCGGCGTTTCTGGCGGCCGGAAGCGAGCGCAGCGCCAGGGCTTCCCATTGCGCATGTGCCACTTCACGCACTGCATTCCGATGGGGCCCTGTTTCTTCTTTTCCGCCAACTTCGCGACCTCGTTAGGGTTTGTGTGATCCAACATGTCACGGACCCCAAGACCGAGTCAAGTCGTTGATCGCGGATCCGATCAAATCGCTACTGCTGTCGCAGCACGTTTCGATGTGAAGTGATGAGCAAACAAGCGACTTTGCCACGTTTCTTCGCGTCGCAATTCACACGGCGAAGCTCGCCTGTACGCGTAAGGTGTGCCCAACGATAGAGCTTGCGTACTTCAGGTAGATCGTTGTTGGCTGCAACGAATGCGGCACCGCGCTTTGCAGCATCCTGTAGCTCGTCGGCGAGAGCTGCATGGTCACCGACGCTAAAACCTTCTTTGAGGTAGTTCGAGAAGACGCCGTAGTACGGCGGGTCCACGAACAAGAAGTCACCGGCGCCAGCACGGCGAATCACCTGACGGAAGTCCGCAGCGGTAAGCTCAGAGCTACGGATGGCAGCGATGAAAGGATCTGCTTTCGTCTGCGTGAGAAATGATGGCTTCTGCGACTTCCGAGATCCGTGCGGCACGTTGTACTCGCCCTTCGAGTTCTCGCGGTAGACGCCGTTGAAGCCAGTCGCGTTCATGTAGAGAAACCAGGCCGCGCGTTGAACCTTCCCTTGGGGATGCTCCGCGCGGATCTTGTAGTACGCGTCTGCGTCCGTCCCACGCCGTCGATAGTTCTTGAGCGACCAGAGCACAACGTCTCGGTTGCGACACAGTTGCTCGAAGGCATTGATCAGCGGTTCACAAAGATCTGCGAGCAGCATGTTGGGTAGCCCGAGGTCTGCTGCGACTGCGCCACCTCCAAGGAAGGGCTCGATGTACCGTCCACCAGTGCTTTGCAGATGCGCGTAGGCCACGTCTGAAACAATGGGCACGAGCCAGCGTTTGCCGCCTACCCACCGGACAATGGGCTTCGCATGCGCACGCTCGGGCAACTCAGACGGCAACGGCTTCAGCCTGGTCATCATATTGCTTCAGGAAGGGTTCGAGGAGGTAGAGTTCGTCCGTGCGGATCGGTTCGCCGAAGGGGAGGCTACGACGAATCAAGCTAGCGTAGGCCCATTTGTCGGTCATGCGGCGATCCATGCAAACGATGAATCCGTAGTCTCCTCTTCGACGAAGCAGACGTCCGCATCCTTGTTTGAGCTTCGTGATCATCCAGGGGTAGTACCGTTGCTTGAAGTAGACGTCCTGCGGCAGTCGCCTCTGGATTGCCTTGAGTACGACGTCTGGGTAGGGAAAGGGCAACTTGTGGATGATGATCGCCTTCGGGCCCGGTACGTCGATGCCTGTCCAGAAGCTGTCAACTCCCATCAGTATCGATTGAGGATCTTCGCGGAACCACTGCGCGAGCTGCGGACGCGGTGCATCACCCTGCTTGAAAACGTTGCGCTCACCCTGATTCGCGAGTTTGGCATGCAACCAATCGAGGTCTGTTTTTGCCGTGAACAGACAAAGGATTCGACCAGACCAGAAATCGAAGATTTCTTCGTAGACCGGCAACGTAGCTTCGTTGAACGCTTCCCGGTTTTTGCTCGCCGGTACGATCTCCTCTTCGCTCATCACCACTAGGCGTGTGTTGGCATGGAAGTCGAACGGCGACTCAGCGATGTACGTCATCGCATCGGATATACCCAACTCGCTCCGCACCAAGTCGAAGCTTCCTGCCGCTGTCAGCGTGGCTGACGTCAACGTAAGTGACTGCGTAAGCGGGCGAACCGATGATCGGAATACGTCGGCGACGTCCAGGTAGCGCCCTTCAACACGCGTTGGATGATCTTTGCTGACCTCGATCCAGTAGACCTTGTCGGCGCTCGGCTCACGGAAGACCTCATGAACGTCAGTAGTCAACGCCACGATTCGCCGTGTAGCTACCATTGCCTTGTTATATGTTTCGTAATCCTTTGAGCGCTCTGCATCAGCCGCGATGGACGAAACCTGATCTCCGATGGTTTCCAGCACGTTCAACGTGTACTCGACGTCTACTGTGTTGGGGCGATGAATGTATTGCCACGCACGATACTCCATCGTGTGGTAGTAGTCCTCGATGGCCGCTATGAGTTGCTGACCGCTCTGGACAAAACGCGTCGTTTGCCTATCGGAGAAGGCCAGACTGTGTTTGAGCAACTCAGCGATACGCCTAAAACGCGCGTAAGAGATTCGTATACCGAAAAACTCACGTGCGATGCGTGCGGCCTCATGAGCTTCGTCGAGAACTAGATTGTCGATCTGCGGCAAGATGCCCTGGGATGCGCTCCAACCGCAGATCTTCGCGTGTGCGTAGAGCACATGGTAGTTGGTGACGATGATCTGAGCTTGCTGCGCTGCTGTGCGATGATTGTTGGCCCAACACTTCCCTTCTCGCGCAAAGCTACAGCCGTTGCCAAGGCATTCGCCTTCGCCTGCGGACAGCAAGTGCCATACACCGTCTTCCGACGCGGGCGCTACTACGTCGTCGGGGAAGCTCTCACGGTCGCCGGTCGGCGTCACTTGCCCCCACGCTAGCCCCGCCTCGACCCGCTTAACCTGTTCGCTCGTCAAACCGAACATCTGACCGAATCTAGGACCCCACACACTTCGTGCAGCATCCGTTCTGGTTGCCTTCTCAGGACAGTAGAAGTTGCTACGGCCCTTCAAGAGAGCAAAGGTGAAGTCTCCTGGTAATGCGGTCGCGAGTGCTGGAAGGTCCTTCTCTATGAGCTGCGATTGCAGCGCGATATTGGCCGTGACGATGACCGTACGTTTCCCTTCCTGCTGTGCGCGTTCAATGGCTGGCACGGCATAGGCGAAGCCCTTCCCGGAGCCACAGGGTGCTTCTGTGAGCAACACGCACTCTTGCTCCATCGCCGCACGCACCTTGTGTGAGAGCGCGACCTGCCCATCACGTACTTCGTAATCGTCAGGCGCTTGACGGGCCAGATAGCCACCGCGGCAGAATGTTTCGTCGATCAGATTCATGTCATTGCCGTTCCGCGCGTAGGGTGAGCAATGCTGCCATGTCAGGCGGCGGCTCTCTCGGTATGTGTCGCGAAGCGCAAATACGGAGATACGCACTGTTGGTGTTGTCAAGGGAGTGAAACCCGGCATGGATAAGCGTTGGAGCATCAACGCTTTGCCAGCTCGCAGCGAGCGCCAGGTAGGCAGCGTGCACGACGCAGTCAGGTGCGTCGGGACGCAACCCGAGGACGGCATAATCTTGTGCGCTCACCACTACATCTCCAGCGTCAGGCTCCACCAAGATGTCCGCAGCCTGTGCCATTTCTCCTAGCTGGAACTGCCCGTTTGGGTAGTGTTTGCGCAGCAGCTCCTGCGCTGTATCCCAGTAGGTACGTGATACACACCAGGCACGCTCCTCCGAGACCCAACGACGGTTCGGTGGTGGAATGCGCGCTTTCAGCTCGGAGATGAAGACGGGATTGTACGGCGTGTAGAAGACGAACCAAGCGCCGGTGCGATCAAGATCTATGAAGATGTCCGACATCATTCCCCCAATCGTAGATCAGCAAGCACTCGCGCGACATTCTCCTCGACGGGCTGCAATCCGTCGAGGACTTTGATGCTGCGAGCCCAAAAACTCACCCAGTCAGGAAGCTTGCGGTAGCGAGCCGCAAGCTGATCTATTTTCTCGACTTCCGTCGGCTCGTAGAACGTATTGCGGTTCTTGGTACGCTTCGCCTGACGTTCCAGTGCAACCTCAGCGGAGACGTCGATCAGATACGTATGTGTTGGCGGCGCTGGCTCAATCGCTCGCATGGTTGTGTCTACAACGTCGTAGCCATGGATCGGCTCTTGGTAGACGAACGACGAGAACATCGTATGACGGTCGGAGACAACCATGACACCCTTTGCGCGCATCGCTTCTACGCGAGGTTCAAGATCGGCCAGCTCGGCTGCGAAGAGCCACAGCATCGCCTTCGGCTCGAAGACAACACGACCGGAGAACACCTCGTGGATGAGTTGACCAGCTTGGGAGACGCTACCAGGCTGTCGTAGATGCGCGACTGCGCCGCCGCGGTTTCTGATTGCAGCTACGACCGCTGTTGAGATCGTGGTCTTGCCGCAGCCATTGATGCCCTCGAAGACGATGTAGGGAGTAGCAGTCATGGTAACGTTCTTTTAGCACGTGGGTGTGACCACCCTGCTCGACGCCGCAAACGAGCCTCCCTGACTAGCTCAGCGTTTCGATGCACTTCAGCTTCCGCTACGATACGGGTAGCGCCAGCCTTGTGATCAGACTGCGGATTTGGTCCGATGAGGCTGACGAAGTCGGGCAACGAATCCGCAGCGACAAGCGTCGCAGTGTAGGAGTCCAACACGTAAGCCTTGACTTCCCCGACACACGTCACCCAGCCGACCACGTTCCGCAATCGTGGCTGCGTGGCGTCGTGGTCCTCATAGATCGCGAAGTAGCCCGAAGCTGCGGTACAGAAAGTCATTTGCGCAGGTTTAGACATCTGCCCAGCTCCGGCCTTTCGCAGGGTCTACCGAGAAGTGAATCGTGACGCCGTTATGTGTGTGAGTCTGCTCGAAGCAGTCTTTGACGTCAGTCATCAAGCGGTCGCCGTCAGCCTCGTCGCACTCGAAAACGATGGCGTCGTGGATCTGGATGATCGGGTCAGCGTTAGAGTATTCGTTGCGTAGCTTTGGCATCAAACGGAGGAGCCCAGTGGCCATGATGTCAGCTCCAGTCGACTGAACCGGGAAGTTGTACACGTCGTTCATGTCAGCGTTGCCCAGAGGGAAACACCGTCGCCGACCGTAGATTGCCGACCGCAGCTCGTGCGGTGGCTGGGCAACGTCTCGCAGAAGCTTCTGATGCCACGCCGTAACGCCGGGCATCCGCGCGGTCATCAACGCGACCATCCGCGCGATGTCAGCCTGCTTTACGTCCGGGTAGTCCTTGACCACGTTCTTCCAGAGCGTGTCGATCGACCCTCCGTAGAATGCCCCATACTCGGGCCGCTTGACCGTATCGCGGAGAACCTTGCGGCGCTCATAAGGTAACTCGTCGAAGTTGGGCCAAACGATGCGTGCGAACTCGCTGTGGATATCCTTCCCGTCGTTGAAGATCGCGCACAGGAATGGATCGCCGGAAAGAAGTGCGATGATTCGTGCTTCTAGCTGCGCGAAGTCGAAGCCAACAAGGATCCGTCCAAGGCGTGCTTCAAACTGTTTGCGGAGATTTGGGCGCCCCTTCTTCGCGTCAGCTTTCGGCACGTTCTGGCAGACTGGATCTTCAGCACTCCATCGGCCTGTGATCCGATGGACATTCCACCGCGGATGCACGCGACTGTTCGCGTCTGCATAGCCGTACTTGACGATGTTGCCCTGTTCGTCATATCGATCAAAGAGCGCGTAGACGAAGGTAGAGAACAGTTTCTGATTCTCGCGGTAGTCCAACAGGCTACGTACTTCGGGGATGTGCGCGAAGCTTTCCAGGATCTCTTTCTTCGTGGACGTCGAACCCTTCTCGGTCAGGAAGTAGAGCGGCACTCCACGAGCCTTTAGATAACCAACGATGTGATCCGAGGAGCCAACGTTCCACTCCCACGTAGCTTTATCGATGGAATCGAGCAGCTCTTGCAGGCGTACCTTTTGTCGCTCCCGATAGTCTTCCGGATCTGGCTCTTTACCTTTTGGGTTACGTGCGAACTTCGCTTGCTCGGCTGCAATGCCAACCCATAGCTCTTCCTGGATCTCAGGCCGGGCAGCGTCGTCCTCAACGATCTTACGGAGCGCTTCGTTTTCCTTGTCGCTACGCCACGCGTAGAGTGCTTGGATGGCTGGGTGCTTGTCCGCGTGATCTTTGAGCCACGCCTTCGTGATGCTGGCCGCACCCTTTTTGGTCAGGGGCACATCAAGCCCGTGGACCTTCAACCAACCAGCAAGATGCGCCGACGAATTGATTTGCCACTTCCAAGCGCCTCTGTCTGCGGCGATCCGAATTTCGTCCAAGCGAACCTGTTGTCGGGCCTCGTAGCGTTCGGGGTCCTGTTTGGCCGCAGTCCCTTTGCGAACACGCTTGGCTTGCTCTGCCGCGATGCGATCAAGCAGCTTGTCGCGGATCTCAGGGTTGTTAGCCTTCTCTTCGATTTCTGCACGCGCCCGCTGCATGTTCTGCCAGAACTGATCGTAGAGCTGTTGATTCACCTCCTGTGAAACCGGGATGCCCGCGTCGTACATCCATTCCGCGGCTTCTGCGCACAGAAGATCAATCTCGTAGCACTTCGCAGACTGTGTGCGCGCGATGGCGATATCGAGGGGCTCGTCGAGGCGTGCGGTAACTAGTGTGTCCTTGGCGTTATAGATTACGAGGTTCTCAACCGTGTCTTTGCCTTCACGGAACTCCGATTTCCACGGCGTGATCGCGAAGTACTGCGTAGCCGCGCGTTGCAGGTTGTGCGAAAGGCCAGGAAAGGCTGCGTGGTGTTTGAGCAACGTGTCATCGACTGGACCGTGTACGGGCATTCCATGCCGTTTCAAAACACCACGGTCATATATCGAGTTGTGGAACACGACACGAACAAGCGGATCGGCCATAAGCGCAGCCATGAGGCGCTTGGCCATCGGTGTGACGATGTTCCATGCTATCGAAAGGCCCCACTTTGGGGTAGCGAAGCCGATGGCGGTCAACTTTGCGTTGATGGGCTGTAGTGCAGAATGCTGTTGCTCGTTGTCTACGTAGGTCTCGGTGTCGCAGGCTACCATGCGCTCTCTGCGAGCATCTTGCACCATCCGACGCATAAGCATCTCGGCGCGTCTGGCGTCAGCGTACTCGACGACGATGTCCTCCTCGCGGAAGACGATATCGCGTCCGGCAGCGATGGCCTTCACCTTCGCTGCGTCGTACATCAGATTCCAGAAAGCAATGTCTGGCGAGTGCGCGCCGCCAATTCCGGCGCCCCCGCGGAGGATTGCCGCAGGGTGAATCGTTGGGATGACTGCGCGGTAGCCTGAACCGTCCGCGTTGACCTGATGATAGGAGCCCGCCAACGCCTGGATCGAAGTGTTGCGCCCGAGGAATGCGCGAGTTGCCACAGCACCGAGGGCGAGCACAGGAAGGCCTGGGCGCTCAACCATCTCTGCGGTAAAACGTGGCTCGCAGCACTTGCGGGCCTTTTCTTTCAAGTTGTCGTCAGCCTCTGGTGGCGGTCGGCACAACGTAACGTTAGACACCCACAAGCGGCGCCGATCTTGCCCAACGGCTGTGAGTGCTTTGTTGACCAACTGCCCGCTAGCGCCAACGAACGGACGGCCTAAAGCAGCTTCGTGCTGACCCGGACCTTCACCAATGACAATCCATTCCGGCGTCGCTGACCCCTCCCCAACAACAGGTTGGTTAGGTTGTCTATTTCTGGCTAGTGGACAATCTTCACACAGCGCGCCCTCGATGCGCCCACGAATCATCGGTGCAGGTCCTGCACGTAGAACAGGACTCTGTCCTTGCGGACGTAACCGCATTGATCATGCCCAGCTCGTCGGGCGTGTCTCCGCCAATGTATCGATCAGGAAATCGCGGCCGTCAGCGTCCGCTAGCAACGGACTGTTGCTTCGGACGTATCCACCTGGCGGCCGTTTGGTTTTACGTTCCTTGGTAGGCGGCAACGTGACGCTGATGATCTGTTCGCGGAGGAGAAGTGTCTTGAGTGCGCGGTAAACTGCTCGCGCATTCACCTGACCGTAGTCTTCGAGGACATCGCTGTACAGGTCCTGGAATGGCTTGCAGTAACGTACGGGAATGTGGTCGTAGATGACCTCGCACAACGTCTCCCCGTGACGTTCACGGCAATGCGGGTACGCCGCGTCGTAGAGCGGGTCCTCGGCACCCTGAAAATCGATAGGGTGTGCTGCATGAATGTCAACCCGCGGACAACGATCGTCGCGACAGATCCGAACACCTCCGTAAAATTCGTCGAGTTCAACAACCGCCGCACGCTGGGCGCGCGCTGCGATCACATTGTCATAGCGCTCCTGTGAGCGTGACTTTGAACGCGCTCGCTTCTTTCGCGAGCATGACTTCGACCGTTTCATCTCTTCGTCCTGTATTCATCAACTGCCCAGAGTTCAGTCCTGACGAGAGGCACTACGTCACTACGTGCCTCCCGTCAGGACGCGAAACAGCTACCGACGGACCTGTGGGCCCTGGTTGTTGCCTGGCCGACGCTGCGCCACAGGGCGTCCCTGCGGCGCCTGACGCTGCTGTACGGGCGCCTGACGCTGCTGTGGCGCTGGTGCCTCCTCGACCATGAGGGGCTCCTCGCCCACGATCCTGACAGCCTCCTTGGTCACGTTCTGTCCGGTGCGCGAGTCGAAGTCCGTGTAGGGCTCGATGATGGCCTCGGCGCGCATCTGCGTACCGACCATGCTCGCGGGCGCGAACCGGTGGTTCTCGTCGGTCTCCACCCCGAGGGCGTCGATCAGGTTCTTCATGCGGCGACGCGCTCCATCGTTGTCGGGCAGAATCGCGTAGCTCTGTCGCGTGGTGCGGCCCTGCATCGGACCTTCCGAGATCACCCGGTAGGTCAAGCGTAGGGTAGGGTTTCCCTTCCCGCTCACGCCCATCGCAGCCTCGGTAACCTCCAGGTCATAGAAGCCTGGATCGATTCGGCTGCTCCGGCCGTCCCACCCCTCCAGGTTGGGATCGCCGAGACCCATGTCGATGTACTCGACGTAGCTTGAGTCGTTGCTGTTGTCGTTCTGTTGCGGCATATGGTTCTCCTATGGACTGATTGGTTGTTACTGCTGTTGCGTCACGGCGGCACTAGCGCCGACCGGTTGGCCTGTAGGGGCTTGCATGGGCATTGGAGTGAGGTTCAACGCCTCGGCGAAGGTTCGATAGGTACAGTCCGGCACGAAGATTTCGTTGTCGGGATCCTCTTCAGTGGTAGTCCAGTACCCTAGCGGGTCAGGCAACGCACCTTCGTCACGACCACCTGCGGCGTACTGTTGCCAACGCTTCGTACGGATCTCGAACTGTAGTGAGCCGTCCTGTAACGTGTAAGCCCGATGATAGAGAATGTAGTCAGTGCCCGCAGCGAACTTCATCGCCTGCTGACCGCTGATCATGGGTGTGCCGATGGGGTTGTCGCTGTCGGGTGTCTTCTCTAGGCAGACCCACAACACGTTCACTGGCAAGTTGTGAATCTGCACTCGCAGCGAGCGTAAGTTGGCACCGAGTGAACCGTACACTCGCCGCATGTCAGGCATGCTGCCGTTTTTCGACATTGCTCGCGTGAGCGTGTCGAGAAGCAAATCGTTGTAGAAGGTCAGTGAATCGACGACGAGTGTTTGAACCTCACCAGCACGAATCAACGAATCTGCATCGCCGATCGCTTCCATCATGTCGGCGATCCGCTCGATGGCCCAAACGCGTGGACGGCGCTCTGGTTCCCAAAGCGCTCCGGGGTCCATATTGATGACCGTCGTCCAGCCACCTTCACTAGCCTCGGATAGGAACAACGGTCTGGGCCAACTTGCCGCCCAGCGCGTTTTCCCGGAGCGCATCGCACCGTAAGACAGACACGTGATACGTTGCGCCTGGATCGGATCGTCCAAATCGATCTTACGCATTCGGTTATTTCCCTTTCTTCGTGGGTGTGCGTATGAAGGAGTTGCGTCGATCCCAGCCGCAAGCTAGACACCGTGCGCCTTGACCTACCGGTATCGATGCAAAACACTGCGGGCAGGTTTTTGGTGCACGTCCTCGCATAGACGGTATGATTGGGTGCGCAGCGTGTATCTCTATAATGGGGCAGGCTTCGTCCCGGCAAATCTCCACACCCTCTTCGACTTCGTCGATTGACAGTGCAATCAGCTGCTTGGTAGTGCCCATGTCTCGCCCCCCACAGCGATACGTTGATCCAACCGCGCGATGTCTGCGTCGGCTAGTACGAGACGGTATTCCCACAGTCCTTGGGTACGGCGCCGAGCGTCTACCTGATGGCCGCCAAATTTGGGTTTACGAAAATCTCGTAGTCGCGCGCTGATAGCTGCTTCACTACCACCTACGACACGATAGATCTCGTTCAACGTACGCCATTGGCCGTCGCGCATGAGAGCCAACACACGGCCGAGTTGTCCCGTCAAACGAATTTGATCGAGCGCGGGATCGTAGGTGTGTCCGCCGAACGGCACGCTAGCCCTCCCGATGCGCGCAGTGATCCCACTGGCTGCACATGCCGTAGCGGCTGACGCAATTAGCACGCGCTCGGGGGAAGATACCGCCGGCCATCATGAAGAGCCGCATCCCTTGCCACATCCGCAAGTCGTTCGCGTGCTGCTTTATTTGCCAGCGCTGCGGAACGACAAGCGTACGGTGGAATTGTTGTTGGCGCTGCTTACCAATGATGTTCATCATCACGCCGGTCAGCTTGCCGAATTTGCGGGTCAGCTTGAGACGCTGCCAAAGCATGATCTGGCCAATGACCTCGCCGTCGTTCTGCCAACCATCGAGTGTGGCAGTATCGAACCTGCCAGTCGTCTTGTGTTCGACCACATACGTTCCAGCAGGAAAACGCGAGTCCGCCTTTTCAACTTTGGCAATCAGGTCGTAGCGAGCTGACTCTTTTGTCTCTGAGTCCACCACGTGGTACTCGACTGCAAGCGGTGTGATGAAGTCTTGCTCGTAGAAGAGCGCGTAGCCTGCCCAAAGGCGCCACGCTTCCATCAGAACTGCGGCATCACAACCCGCGTCGAGCAACGCCTTGTTCAGAATCTCAGGCGTGAGCGGGTAGGCTGGATCAATGAATTGCTGGTAGTACACCGCGAGGAAGGCATGAACCGCTGAACCGATCTCGATATAGTTTGGTGGACGTTCCTCTACGTACCGCAAGCCGTCGATGTATAGCCGCTTGAAGAGGTAGGGGCAGCGCTGGTACGTCGAGAAGCTTGACCAACCCAGGTCGCCCGACGCGCCACCCAACCGCGGCACCTCGTACGCCTTGAAAACCTGATGTAGGCCTTTGTCCAGCGGCGTGATGGTGAGATCACGTTCGGTAGGCAAGAGCAACGTGCCATCTTCCGCGGTAGCCGCACCTGCCGGCAATATCGACGGCACTATGTCGGCTTTCTTTGTCCGCCGCTTCCTGGGTTTGGGCGGCGGTGGCGCCGAAGGAAGCACCGGTAGTTCGTCTTCGTAGTCTTCGTCTTCGTCTACGTCTGAAATCCCGTCTGCGATCTCAGACGCAACGTCAGGTGAGTCAGTCGCGTCCGCGATAACGTCCTCGGGAGGTACCGGTGCTGCATCAACGACCGGTTGCGTGACCTCATAGATGAAACCATCATCGGCAATGAAGTACTGACGATCGAGGCTTTCTCCCGCTGCATCTACTAGGATAGCAATGCAGGGTGCGTCGGCGTCGTGCTCGAAGATGCCTTCAGCACCGGTCGCGATGCAACGAGTACCGCAGACAACGCAGTAAACGTCGTCCTGCGTCGTCTTGATCGCGTCCGCGATCCCGTCAATACCATAGTTTTGGGTGTCAGGTGCCGTTGTAGGCGTCATCCCGCCCTGTCTTGCCATTCGATCCCCCGATCAAATGAGCGAATGCCCGGTTGCTGTGAAACGCGTCCGGTTTACTTATCACTTCGGTGTGACAATCTGCAATCGGTTTCACCCGACATCTTCTGCGCCCGCAAGAAATGCTTCCATAAGACGCTGCATATCGGGTTCGACGGGATCGATTTGGAAGGCCTGAGCAATGACGTCAATCGCACTATCCGCCGCAGGGACATTGAGGCTGTTGGCCCTCGCGCACTTCTCTTGCAAGGCGGTTACCAATCCGCGATCTACAGGATGATCGACGACCAGATACGTCACGGACATCGGTTTATCCGGGGAGAACGTGCGCATTTCGGCTTGCGCAACGGTCGCGGGTGTGAAGTCCACCTCGGCAAAGATCGCTTGCCGCGCGTGCGAGAGATCAATGGCAACCTGACCGACGGGGATCGTGCAGACGAGCGCCGCGATGGCGTTCTTCTTCCAGTCTTCTATTGTCTTTTCGCGGCTATCCACAGAATCGCCACCAGTAGCCGCGAACGCAGGATAGCCCTTCTTCGAGATCGCAGCCGCGATCTTCCGTGCAACCGTTCGATGCCAGGTCCATACGACGACGGGCTCCCCGTTCGCGAGCACCCGGTCAGCAACATCGACAGCGAGAGGAGCCTTCAGCCGGCCCAGCAGCTTACGTAACCTCGCCTGACTGCCGATTTTCGTCGGCTTTTTGGTGACGTCTCGCGCGGCCTCGACGGCGAGATCCAGCTCGAATAGCTGGCGCTCTGTCACGTCAGCGACCTCCACAGATCGTTCGATGGGCGGAAGATCACTACGAACGTCTTCCCACGTGCGTCGAATCATCACTTCTGCAATACGAGCGCGAAACTCCTCGACATTGCTTACGCCGTTGTACTTGGTCCCGTAGGCCGTAAGCTCCGGCCCGGCGTACCGCTGCCGGAAGGTGTAGTGAGTGCCCCACCCGCCGGGATTCAAGCAAGAGAGGATCGCCCAGAGCCCTCCAGGACGGTTCCACAGGGGCGTGCCAGTTGCTGCGATGACTTTCTCTGCCCGAGACGCGAGCAGCTGCGCAGCCTGTGTCCGCTTCGCCCGTGGATTACTCAGTAGATGCGCTTCGTCGAAGACCAGCGTGCCAGGACGGCGCAGTGCAAAGTTCTGCCAGGCAGTGAGGATGTCATAGTGTGCAAAGATACACTCTGCTTCGCGCAGCTGATCGGGACTGTACGTGCGGCCACGGAGCACGATAGGTTCGATGTCAGGCCAGCGGAGCTTCATCCACCGAGTCCACACCTCGCGTGCGGCCAACGGTCCTACGATCAGCAACGGCCCGCGTGCGGGATCGTGAGCCATAACAGATGACAATGTCTTGCCGAGTCTCATCATGTCAGCCAGGAGTACGCCTCGACGCGGTTCGATGTACTCCCGCGCTTCGTGTTGGTACGGCCGTAGCGTGAAACCCAACTGCGCCGTCTCGTTGTCCAACGCAGCACGTGCCTGATCGACTTTCGGCACTGTCAATAGGCGTTGTGCACTTTCATGCCCAAGCTGCGCAAGCAGTGGTAGATGCGTGCGGTGAACTCCGACGTTGTCCCTGCCGAACAGCTGTATTCCAGGCGCTTCTGAGATCTGTACAGCCCACTCCCGCGGAATCAAATACCAATCACGGCGCCGTGCGTACGGCACGATCTCGGTGACCATTCCGTGCCTCTAACACACGGCACTGACAGGCGAGATCTCCTCCAAAAAAGTCGCGGTGGGTAACCTGTGGACAAGCTATGGAAGTCACCGGAAGTGCGAACAGGCAGTCGCAACTGCAAAAAAGTTGACAGCGTAGAACGAGCAAAACCTCGTTGACTCACAGGATCTGATGTTGTATCGAAGACGAAGAAAGCGACCGAGGTCACCGGAGGACAGACGGGGGGTGTATAGTGGTCATTCACGTCAGCCACAGCAGCCGGGACGATGATCAAAAACTTACCTCTGAAAACTGCCTATCGAAAACTCTGCGCCATCACGGCTCCGTGGGTCATACAGCCAAAGAGAGGGGCCGATGGCATCGAGTGGAAAGGTAATTCAAGGCAGTTTTGGACAGCAGGGAACGAGTAGCGCAGCACCGCCGAACACGCCGCGAACCGTTACGCAGACACGCTACGCGATCTACATGATCCGGCATGATCACCGGGTCAAGACGCGTGACGCAGCGACCCGCCTGATCTACAACTACATTTGGGATACCGAGATCCGCGACAGTCAGGGGAGCGTGATCTTGTCAGTCCCGGAGAAGCGCTGCTATCTCCAATCAGGGCTCACCCACCAGCTCTACGAGATCAGCCTCCGCGATGACGATTTTTTGGCGTATCTCTGGTACCGCTACGGGCTGCTGGAAACCGAAGCGCCGACGAAACACACGGTCGCAGCGCTCAAGGCCTACTGCCGAGTGTGCGGCCGTTTACGCGACGTGCGCCGCTTCACGTTCTTCGACACGACCTCCAACACGCTCTACTTGAGCTGCTACAACGGACGTTGCTGGCAGCTCGATGGTGAGAATTTTGCCAAGGTCAACAACGGTACTGGCACTGGAGTTTTCCTAGACGACGACGAGGGTATACCCGTCGTTGACGAGCCTCTCATCGGGCACCACGGCAAACTCCTACCTACCCTGATTGACGGAGTCCAGTTCGTGGACAGTACACAGAGTGGCATGACGCGAGATCAGCAGCGACTCGCGCTTGCCGTCTGGTTGTTCGCCGTCGCGTTTCCTGACCTTATGCCCTCGAAGCCCATGCTCCTCTGTGAGGGGGAGCGAGGATCCGGCAAAAGCGTGGCTGTGCAGCTCATTCAACGCGTGATCCACGGTGAGCAAAAGACGCATCAGGTCAGTAAAAATGACGAGAAGGACTTCGGCGTGAAGATCCTCCGCTCGCCGATTTGTCTGCTCGACAACATGGACAACTTCGTGGATTGGCTCCAGGACACGCTGGCAGCATTCACGACGGGCGAGGGCTGGACACGCCGCAAGCTATTCACGGACGATCAAGAAGTCAAAGTACAGCCACAAGGATTCATCGCGATCACGACGCGCAACCCAATCACGTTCAAGCGTGATGACATCGCCGACCGCTGTGTGATTCTGCGCCTCGAACGCCGCGAGGACAACCAGGCACTCTCCCTGCTCTTTCGCCGCGTCTTCGATGAGCGCGCGGTCTTGTTCGGGGAGTGGCTCTGGTACCTGAACGAGATCGTCAAAGAGATTCGTGCTGGCACGTTGACCAAACATGCTCAAAAGAGCCGTCACCGCCTAGCAGACTTCGCCGCGCTTGCTCACGTCATCGGCAAGGTCATTGGCGCCAGCTATGACGAGGTCAGCGAAATGCTCACAGCGATGCAGGCTGAGCGTGACGTCCTCGTCACCGAGGGCGACCCGTTGGTAGACCTCCTGGACCGCTGGCTTGAAAACACCAACAACGTCGGCAAGGCAGTGACGGCGGCTGAGCTGCACCGCGATCTCTCCAACATCGCAAAGCAGTTCAATCGTAGTTTCTACAAGTCGCCCGCGACATTGGCTCAGAAACTGCGCGTCCATACACTGCAAAAACAGTTCGACGTTCGGGTTGTTGGTCAGCGCGGCAACGCGAAGCTCTACGAATTCCGCCGTCTCAAAGAGGATCGTTGATGGAAGACTGGGTTCCCAATGAAGATGACTGGATTCCCGATGACGAGTATGAGGACGTGGAGTGCGCCCAAATCCTCGCGGTCACAACTTTGGCTGTAATGATCGAAAGCGACGTGTGGATACCACGTTCAGTGATCGCAGGTGGAGACACGTTGGAAGTGGGTGACCCTGGACCTCTCAAAGTCCAACGTTGGTTCGTGGACTTACCCAAGCTGAGATCCAGCGGCTTGCTGGTGCTGGCATTACGTACCCATGGACGCCCTAGCAGATGCTCAAGCTGCTCGACCAGCTCACTGCAACAAGCGCTCCGCAAGGTGAACCGCTAATGGACCTCTCGAAGATCAACCCAAGAGCGGACTTCATGTGCCCGACCTGCGGGCAGGAAGTCACCTCGAACGAGGCCCATGAGCACGTCACCAAAACTGTCGTTGAGCGGTACGCCCGCTACGACCAAACATACACCTGCCTAGTGAGTGGCAACGCGGTCGGAACGGACACGCACCCGCTCGGTGCAGGTTGTGACTGTCAGGTCTGCCGTCTGGTCGAGGAGATCATTCAGCTCCGCGTTGAACTGGACGTGTCGGACCCGAGCCCGATACGGGCCGAGCTGGACAACCTGAAAGCGGAAATGGACGAGCTGCGTCGTGAGCTAGCTGTAAACACTCCGCGGTGTGATCACGACTGGCAACCCCCGCCAGGTGGTCGCGGTGCGTCGATCTGCACCAAGTGCAAACAGCACGCAGTCGAGACGTTTCGCACTAGCTCGACGCTGACCTTCGAGTTTCCCGATGTAGAAGCCGCCAACGACTTCAAGACTTGGCTCTGTAACAGTGGCGAACAGCAGTACTGGAATGACGCGGAGCGTTTCGTGGATTTTGACTACTTCCAGGGCAGCGTCGTGCCCTGCGAATGGCGAAAAAGCGATGCCTGACATCACGCGTGTGGTCAACTTGCACCGTGAACGGCATGACGTGTACGTCGGCCGGCCGTCGCCGTTCGGCAACCCGTTCCACACGAAGCCAGGCCAGGACCGCATGGCGGTGATCGAGCAGTACAAGAACTACTTCCTCGAACGGGTTAGGAACGACCCCGAATTCCGCGCGGAAGTCGAGAAGCTGCGCGGTAAGGTCCTCGGCTGTCATTGCGTGCCAAAGCCGTGTCACGCACATGTAATTGCAGCCTATCTAAACGGAGAACTGGATGTCCCGGCAGTATGATGTACGCGTCTGCGCGAAGATTGAACTCATCGTGCGGGTGCCCGCAGAAAACGTGCGAGAAGCTGCACATGAAGCAGCACTCCGTGCGTTGAATTCTTTAGAAGGTTTGGGCCAACGTCCCAATATCGTCGATCAAGAAATCCTCTTTACACGCGCGACTCTTATTACTGAGAACGCTGCCTAACACCGAGGTGTACACAGTGCCTGACAAGCTTCAGCGTAAGCTCATTGATGACGTATTTGAGGTCATTGCCGGTACCACGGATCAAGACGTCGCTACCGTAATGCTGCATGACATAACGGGGGCGTATCTACAAACACGTGTGCTTGTTGGGCCTGACGCCTCGAACGCACCGTGCGGAGTCGTGATCGTTGGCCACAAAGACGCTGACACGGCCAACGCCAAAGCACGCGCGCTCGTACAGGCGCTTGAATTCGCAGCCGAGACTATCCGAAATCAGATTGACGGGGACTGCGACCGTTATGCCTAACCATCTCGGGCTTGGTGTCGCTGGGAGCATCAAGTCTAAACGGTCCAAGAAGAAGGCCAAGGCCAAGGCCGAGAAGACAGAGGCCTACAATACGCGGGGGCGTTCAGTCGTGTCGAATCCCAGTGTTGTGAAGAGAAAAGGACGGTTGTAAAGTTGAAGCCAAACGAGTACCAAGAAAACGCATTGCGTACTGAAAGCCTGTACTCACGTGACCCGGAGGCTGAGAAAAAGGCCATGGACACGCAGCGGTTGGACCGCAAGGTGCTTCGTGCTGTACATGACACGCAATTTGGGAATACCAAGAGGTCGGCTGTAGGCTATGCGACAGTGAAAGGGCTGGCAGATCGTCTCGGGCTTTCCACGAGTGTCGTGCGTCTCTGCCTTATACGGCTAGAGGGTGCAGGGGATGTTTGGCGGAGTGGAGGAGGAGGTAACCTCCCGCGCGAATGGCGGTTGACGGCCCACGGAATGGGCGACGCAGGCCGGTGAGACGCAGACATAATACGATGCACGATTGTGTAGAACGCCTCCGTACTCTCCCGGGAGACTTCCAGACACTCACCATCGAGACCCTCTCGGACGGCTCGTTCTCGATCACTCGTACTTCTCGCCAACGAATCAACGTGGTCTACGACTGTAACCGATGCAAAGACACCGGTTACCTGGATCCAAACGACCACGGTGGCAATCTCTTCGAGTGCTCGTGCAAGCATGGATCTGGTTGCTGACTACGTAGCGCTCTGCCTCGTCGGCGCACACCTTGGTGCATGCTTGGCGTGGAGATTTAATCGTTGGTGTAACCCTGGGCCACTCATTAGCATTCATGGCAAGCGTGGCCGCCGGGAAACCTACTTGTTCCGTGGTGGTAGATGAAAATCCTCGTCAACAAAGTTGGGCGAACAAAATCGTTCCACCCGACGTGATGTAAAGCCTTCTGGCAGGGCTGAGGTTACCTTCCGGCGTAGCTCCAACGAAACCGAAACCACAGCCTCAGTCCTGCCAATCTCATCTCCATTGCCCGCGGTCCATCAACCAGCGGGCGCAGGAAAGGATAATAGGTATGGACGAATCAAGAGAAAGCGGCGATTTGGTCCTCGGACCAGGCGAGTACGTTCACATGCAAGACACCGGCAAGGGGAGTGTGAAGACACACTCTGGCCCGTGTCTGGTCAGCGCATCCGGTCAGCAACGACCAGTCATCTACAGGGAGGGACGCTTTCGGCCAGTCAGCCGATTGGAGGATGCTGTACGGCTGTCACCCGTTGCACGCGAAGGCGACTACATGGTCGTCCACAACCCGAGCGAGAAGGGTGCCCAACCACAGCTTGGGCAGACGGAGCTGCCGCCTTCCCTGATCTACGGCCGCAAGGTCAACATCCCCGGCCCTGAGACGTTCCCGCTCTGGGCTGAGCAAACCGCGGAGGTCATCCCCGGTCATCACCTACGTTACAACCAGTACCTCCTGGTTGGCGTATACAACGAGGAGGAGGCCCGCACCAATTGGCGTGAGGCGGTCGTCAAGCTGGCAACACCAGCAAAGACTGACGACGGCACTGATGCTGAGCCCGCTACGGTCGCACCGACTGAGAGCGTGCCCAAGGATCTCAGCGTTGGCAAGCTGCTCATCATCCGCGGCGACCAGGTGAGCTTCTACATCCCACCCACAGGTATCAGTGTTGTCCAGGATGATGACGGCAACTACGTGCGCGACGCGCTCACACTGGAACGCCTCGAATACTGCGTGCTCGTGGACGAGGACGGCAACAAACGCTACGAGATCGGACCGCAAGTTGTGTTTCCCGCACCGACGGAACACTTCCGTGACAAGGCTGACGACGACGGCAACGTCCACATCAAATTCCGCGCTTACGAGCTGAACGAGACGCAAGGTATTCACGCCAAGGTCGTCGCAGCTTACAAAGAGGACGATGGCCGCAAGCGCGAGATCGGTGAAGAGGTGTTCATCACCGGCAAGGACACACCGATCTTCTATCCGCGTGAGGAGCTGAGCATCATCGAGCAGGACAACGGCCAGATCGTGCATACCGCCGTTGCCATCCCAAAGGGTGAAGCGCGCTACGTTATGGAACGCGCCACCGGCGAAATCAAGACGCTGCACGGCCCGCAGATGTTCCTGCCTGACCCACGCAAGGAGGAACTGGTTCGGCGTATCCTGTCCGATAAGCAAGTTCAGTGCTGGTACCCCGGCAATGTCGAAGCACTGCGCTACAATCGGATGCTACGTGAAATGGCCGCGGAGTCCTCAACCCCGGACGCGATCTCCGAGGATGCCATCCGGTGGGCCGCGAGCGAGCTAGCTGGCACTGGGTTGCTCAAACCCAAGCTCGGCGAAGTACGGAATGCAGTCTACGCACTGTCCAGTACTATGGACGCGATGGATCGCAGCGTGCCAGCCGGAGAACAAACTGCGGCTGAGCACGTTGCTCGGCCGACGTTGCAAGAACCGCGTGTCCTCACGCTTCAGACGAAGTACCAGGGCGTGCCGCCCATCGATATCTGGACTGGCTACGCCGTGAAGGTTGTCTCGAAGACTGGGGATCGTCGTGTCGAGGTTGGCCCTAGGACCATCCTGCCTGACTACGACGAAAGCCTCGAAGTGATGGAGCTTTCGACGGGCAAGCCCAAAACCACAGACCAGCTGCTCAAGACTGCATACCTCCGCGTCACGAACAACAAGATCTCCGACATCGTCGAGGTAGAGACGAAGGATCACGTGCGCATCAAGCTCAAGCTCTCACATCGAGTGAGTTTCGAGGGTGATCCCGAGAAGTGGTTCGACGTCGAAAACTACGTCAAGTTCCTCTGTGATCACGTTCGGTCCGTCCTGAAGGGCGCAGTCAAGCGCGTTACCGTAGAGAGCTTCTACGAATCGGCTGTGGACTTCGTTCGGGATACCGTGTTGGGCACGTCCGAGGGAGGCGACGGCCGACCAGGTATGGTGTTCGAGGAAAACGGTATGCACATCCTCGATATCGAAGTGCTCACCATTGAGATCGTCGATCAGGCCGTAGCCAAGTTGCTCACTGAAGCACAACACTACGTTGTCGCTGGCAATATCAATCTCGACAAGGAGCGCCGTGAATTGGTGCTCATCCAGGAACGTCAACGTGTTGCTCGTGAGAAGCGGGCAGCCGAACACCAGACCAAACTCCACAACTGGGAAGTCGAGATGGAAGAGGTACACAAGGCGTTGGAGGTCGCATTGGAGCGCTCCAAGTCTGACCTCGCAAGAGAGCAAGAACAAAAACTCGTCGTCGAGGCGCAAGAGGCCGTAGTTGACGCACGCACCAACGCTGAACAGGAACGGCGCCGCGCAGAGGGACAACGGAAGCTCAATCACCGCAGAAACGAAATCGAGCTGGACCGGATGAGTCTCGAAGCCGAGGCTGAGTCTGTGGTCAAGAGGTTCGAGGCGCTCACCCCGCGGTTTACTGAAGCACTCCTCGCGCTGCGTGACGGCGAGACGATCAAAGCCATCGCCGAGGCCTGGAGTATGAACCGTGTGGTCGGCGGCCCAAGTTTGGCCGACGCACTGTCCAAGGTCTTCGCGAACACGCCACTCAGCGGCATCGCAAATCGCCTGACTGGTAGCAACAACGGCGAGAGCACCTCACCGAAGCCTGCCCTTCCCCGTACGTCTGCGTAGCGCTGAGGCCGGGGCCAGCCCACCTGGACTGGCCTCGGTCTCTTGTCACCCTCGTCTGCTATGGTACGCGCTCATGATCGTAGGTGTCACAGGCCATCGGCCCCAGAAGCTTGGCACAGGCCTTGAACCACTTCGTGCGCCGATCATAGCAGAGCTGAAATACACGCTGGTAAATCGATGCGCAAGTGAGGGCATCACAGGCATGGCGCTCGGTGTGGATCAGTACTTCGCAGCGGCGTGCATTGCGTTGAATATCCCATTCGTTGCCGCGATCCCGTTTGCAGGCCACGAAAGTCGGTGGCCCGTTCAGACTCAACAATACTATCGTGATCTACTCGCCGAGGCGCATGAGGTAGTCTACGTATCGGAGCCAGGTTTTGCCCGTTGGAAATTCGACGCACGCAACCGCTGGCTTGTAGACCGCTGCGAGATTCTCGTAGCAGTATGGCACGGCGGCCCTGGAGGAACAGCAGACGCAGTACTATACGCGAACTCCGTACAGCGCCCTGTAGAAATCATCAACCCAAGAGAACTCATAGATGCCTGAGGCACACACAGATCGACCGTGGTGGCAGACGCAGCGAACGCACACATTCGGAGCCACCGTGCGGACTCTGAAAACCTACGAACTGCGAGGCCTGAACGAGGAGATCCAGGGCGCAGTCGCTGCTCTGCAAGCACAAATTGAAACAGAAAGCTACGAGCTGCAAGTCGTACGTGAGGTCGCCCGCGAGCTAGGCCCAGCTATAGCATTCGACTTGGATCGTTTCGCAGAAGCGCTTAGCGGCCGCTACAGCATCAGCCTTGATGACGCGAGCCAGTTGGTGGACGACTTCGACTGGTGGCAACGAGCCCGCAAGGCGCTCGGTTTCATGAAGCAGAAGCAAGGCATCGTCAACGGAGAAATTGCACGACGCCGCGCATATGATGCTGAGCAAGCCGTTTTCGATATCAAGGGCAAGATCGCCAAGGCGGCGCATTGCTTACTGGCAGTAAAGGCCTGCGAATCTGAATCCGACCAGAGGCTCTTCGAGGAGGGCCGTGCGCTGCTCGTCGAAGTGGATCGATACTTGAGCAAAATTGGCGCGTAGTTTTCGATGGCACGCAGGGCGTCTAAAAGAAGCTGCTGCGTGCACCGGCAAAACACATGGCACTTACACGAGAGATAGCCAACGAGCTAGTCAACGCGCTCCTCGAACACATGGATCGTTGTCCTGCCTGTCACGGCGTAGGCAAGGTTCGACAGAGCGGTGACTACCAACCCTGCTTCTGTCTGGTCTGCGAAGACTGCTCAAAAGCGCTTTACCTTCTCAACCGTGCCGATCCCAACGGCATGGCAAAGCTCGATGCACCAGGAGTTCTACGCGTGCTTCGACCCTACTACAGCAGTGTCGAAGAAGCTGCCCGCGAATTCGTGAAGCGCTGTCCCGTGTGTTTTGGGATAGGCAGAGTTTGGGCGGGAACCCTGCAACGTCACTGTCTGGTATGTCTACGGCTACGCACGGCCCTCGACGCGTACGCTCATGCGACGACGACAGATAGCGCATTTCCTGTGCCGGACCCAGAGAAGAGGTGGTTATGAGACAACGCGTAAACAGCTTTGGGGTAGACTGGAGTGGCCACGCCCTCGACCCAGCCCGTGACGCGTACCTCGATCAGCGCTTCAAGAGTCTGTCGATCGCACGCGAGTTCCTACGTGCGGTAGCGCCTGTAGCCAAGCTACCAAGCTGTCCGTGTTGTGGTCGGCGAGTCAAAGTGTACAAACGTCCAATTACTGACGCGATGGCAGCAGCGCTGATCTACATTTACAGGTTCTACTGGCGGAACAATTGGGCTAACACTTGGCTGCACGTCCCTAGCTATCTCGCAGCGCAACAAATACCCCCGGGTAAGAAAGCTGGTTGGCACGGAGGTGACTACGCGAAGCTATGTCACTGGCAGCTGATTACCGCGAAAACAGGCACACGCCCAGACGGCTCACCTCGTGTTGGTTTCTACAAGATCACCGATCTCGGACGCGAATTTGTTGAAGGCACAATGGAAGTCCCACAGTACACATACATCTGCGTCAATGAATTACTTGGCATGGCACTTCCCTATATCAGCATCACTGACGCACTCGGGACTGACTTCAACTACAACACGCTCATGCAGGGCATTATCTGAGCGGACAATTGCAGAAGACGTTATACCTAGCAACAGCTCTCCTGTGGACAACCTCCTCCACGTATGGCAATACGCCGACCAAGAGGTTCACCAAAAGAGCTGTGGGCATCGCCACCATCTTTGGCTACCCGGGAGATCGTTGGGGCAGCGGACCTACGCGCTGCCTATACGACGAGCATGGACGCAAACGGCCGGTTGATCCCGAGCACGACATAGGTATTGCACATCGACAGTTGGATTGTGGTGCTGTCGTACACCTGACCAACCTGGAGACCGGGAAATCTCTGCGTGCCGTCGTTGTCGATGCCGGGCCGTGGGGTGCGATTTCACATCAGCCGACCGGTGAAGCGTTCTGGTACGTCAAGCACCACGCCTATGAGCGCCCTAGTAGAGCCGTGTGTCCAACAGGCCGTTGTCCTGTAGGCAAGTGGCGTGGTATCGCAGATCTCACCCCGAAGGCAGCTGAGCTGCTCGACCACGATGGGTGGGCTCGCATCGTCTTGACATACGACCGGCGGGATCTTCGCAGCTACAAACGGCTGCAACGTATGCGCCAGAGACAGCATGACAAAAGGAATCAAATCTGATGCGACGTGTGATCGTTGAGAGTCCGTACGCAGGCGACGTAGACGCCAACCTGACTTACCTACGCGCAGCGCTCCACGACTGCCTCCAACGTGGGGAAGCCCCGTTCGCCTCCCATGCTATCTACACACAGCCAGGCGTGCTCAACGACGACGACCCTGCTGAGCGCCGACAAGGAATCGAAGCGGGCTTCGCGTGGCGCAGTGCCGCGGCAGCTACTGTGGTATACACGGACCGTGGCATCGCCCCAGGTATGCAAGCTGGCATCGATCACGCGAATAGCATCAACCAACCCGTCGAATATCGGTCGCTGTCACACCGATCTGATATCTAAGCAGCATGGAAGACATGTTTGATTTGGGCGAGAAGACGGAACCGAAAGCGGAACCGAAAGCGGACGTGCGGTCATCACCAAAACCTCAACCGCCACTACCGCCTGGCGCGTACATCGTGCAGAACGTCATTCCTGTGTTTCCGGGGTGGACAGCCTGCTACGACGACATGGAACGTCCAGGACAGGTCATCTCGTTTCCCGTCATCGGGTTGGCCATGGTCGTACTGCACCACCCAGACGGGCGTGTTGAGCAGACTCTACGGCACCTCGTCTCGACCCCTGCGGGCCAAATCGACGACGTCAACGAGTTCCCGAATTTCATCTGTGTAGTCGCGCCAGGCCAAGCGCCTGAGCCGATCATCGAAACCATGCGAAAGCTACGCGACGTAGCGTCCTAGAAAGAGAGCTGACATGACTATCGAACCTGGTCTCTACCAACACTTCAAGGGCGGCCGCGTCCGCGTACTAGGCACCGCAACACACTCCGAGGCGCACCACATGAAGCTCGTCGTCTATCACGATGTGGAAAACCCAGAACAGCTCTGGGCCCGCCCGTTGGAAATGTTCGTTCAGTACATACGTCGGGGTGCGTACGACGGGCTGCGTTTCTGGCCCATCAAAGAGGACGGCACGCCGATTGCGCGCCCTGAGCTGGAACGGAAACCCGAACCGACAAGGCCCGCACATGACGCGTCTCGGGTCGGGCAGCGACAATCCTGAAGAGGATCCCATTACGCTCGCCGCGATCTTCGCAGCGCAGAGCGACGATCCGTTACTGCGCTGGAATCACCCTAACCACGTCGCGGGCTACCTGGCAGACCTGGCAGATCTGATCTACGAACAGGGAATTCAGGAATCCGACTCTGCACATCCCAGTGTGTTACTTCGCTCGACCGCGACGAAGTATCGACGCGCAGCACGTGCGACGAGCCGCGCGGCGAAGAAAGTTTGGACCAAAGCCGACCGTAGGCGCTTCCAAGCTCGGTGGGGCAAAATCACAGGCTCAGCACAGACGCTTAGCTATCCTATGCTTGGAGATAACGCGTATAACTCCATCACCTACATAGAGCTGGTGAATCGCGCAGCTTTGATCCTTTGCACGCAGCAAGTTACGGAGCCGCGCAGAGTGTCGTACCTGGGTTCTGCTGACGCGTGGGCTACAATCACAGAAGACAATGCCTCGGACCTCGAAATCAGGTGGCGCATCCGTGACTGGCTCGCACTCACTGATGACGTCACGAACATCCCGCCTACAGAAAGGCTCGCGGCAGCCGCGGCTTGGCGGATCGGTGCTCACGCGGTTGCTTTCCAGATCGTCTTGGGTGCGGCGTCAGCGGTGGTGGAGAAGAATGGACGGTGACATCCACCGTTGGTTCATGTTTCCTTGGCGTGACACTCGCAACGCTGCTGCCTGCGCGGTGGCACTTGCACGGCACGTCATGCCAGGCATGGCACAACTAAAGCGGGGATCGCAGCCCGTGAAAAACCAGGCTGCGTTGAATGCTGCACGCACGGTGGAGTGCGCGCTACAGTTCGCCGAAAGTTACGTGAATGGCACCATCCGTGAGTGGGCCGTCACGCATGACGACTATGACGGCAGCGATCCTGTTTCGTGGATCTATCACGCTGCGCGGGACTACGGCGAAGATGCGCAACACGCTGGTTACCAGTTGGACGATGCGGCTTGGCACGCTGCGGGCGAAATCGCCGACCTTGCGTGTACTATCGTACAGAAGTGGGCCGCGAACTCAACTGGCGGAGGCGCTGTACCAAACATCATGCTCGAACGTGCGACCGCTGAGGCGCTACTACAATCCGCGGCAGACTACGAAGAGGTCTCTGGCATCGCGTGCAAGTGGCGTTTCCATGACGCACTGGACGACACTGTAGAGCCTACAGAAGAGCTGCGGCTAGCATTTCAAGCCGCCTGGGATATCGATCAGTACGAGTTCGCTTACGGGCTTTGTCAACCCGTGCCCGCTGAATGCGTGGTGAAAGAGGAAGATGGAGATCGAGCGGAAATTTCTACTCCCCCACCTGCCGATTGAGGTCCAGGCGCTGACGCCTATCACCATCGTGCAGGGCTACGTGTTCGTTGCACCTGGCGAGCTACGCATTCGCGAAGAGGGCGGCGTACACTCTGTGCTCACCGTCAAGGACGACGGAAACCTCGCGCGCCGTGAATGGATCACGACGGTACCTCGTTGGGTGTTTGATCTACTTTGGCGTCAGACCGAGGGACGTCGCGTACGTAAGCTTCGTCGAATCATCAAGACCGACACGCACACGCTTGAGGTGGACGAATATCTTGGTGAGCTAGCCGGCCTCTTCGTTCTGGAAGTCGAGTTTGCCGACGAGGCCAGCGCGCTTGAATTCGATCTGCCTTGGTGGGCTGAGAGTGCGCTTGAAATCACGTCCGTCGCCGGCTACAAGAACAAGAACCTCGCGACCTATGGTGTGCCTGCGATCGAGCGAGAAAACGGTTGACAGTTTGTAGAGTACCTGTATTCTGAGAGTGATGTTAGCCGCGACCCAAACGCACCACGAACCAAAGCCCAAAGGGTTGGGCCTGGGTACATGTGCGTTTAGCGTCGTGTCCTCGTACGATATTCAGGCCAATCTCTGGAGGACACGCCCTGGCTAACTAGAGAACATGACCACACTAGGAAGCCAGGGCAGACAAAGGTCTCCCTGGCTTTCTTGGTTTCTGGGTTGCGATCTGGGATCAGGCTGGGCTCCAAATCCGGCCAGCGGGGTTCGATTCCTCGGCGGCCCGCCATTCATAGACCTGCCTTCGTAGCACAACGGTAGTGCACCGCTTTCGTAAAGCGGGGATGACAGTTCGACTCTGTCCGTCGGCTCCACTGAAAGAAATACGCGGGTGAAGTCACAAGGCGTGACACCTGTCTGCCAGGCAGGCCCTGGCGGGTTCGATTCCCGTCGCCCGCTCCGCGAACGTTCTCTGGAATGTTGGCTCGATAGCTTGTGAATCGAGCCTCTGGTAATCGAATAGCTGACGATGACGAAGACAGTACATGATCCTTCTCATCGGAGGATCATCTTGCCTCTGTAGTTCAACAGGAGAATACCGGGTTCTTACCCCGTTGATGAGGGTGCAATTCCTTCCAGAGGCACCGCGGGGAGCGTCATAAGGCTGGATGGTCCGGCGAGCGGCTGTAAACCGTTTCCCATTTGGGCATGTGGTTCGATTCCACCGTTCCCCACTAGCTCGCTGGTGTAGCACAAGGGAAGTGCAACTGCCTTGTAAGCAGTAGGTTGGGGGTTCGATTCCCTCCACCAGCTCTGATCCCTCGTAGCTCAATTGGTAGCAGCACCTGGCCGTTAACCAGGGGGTTATCCGTTCAAGTCGGATCGAGGGAGCTACTGGTAGTCAAAGGAAAGGCCCTCGTTGACTAACGCAGGATCGTACTCTCAGGTACCTTAGAGCTATGGAATGCGCCAAGTGCCACGAAGAGTTTCCTACTCGAATAGTCATAGACGGGAAGGTGCGGAACCTGTCGAGTCGTAGGTACTGCGTTTCCTGCTCCCCATTTGGGGCTAACAATCGGAAGAAGATCCACATCCACGATATAAGACGTAAGCCGACTAGGTGTAGGTTGTGCTCAGGGAAGCTAGTCCCCGGGAAAGGGGATGTATGCTACACCTGTCGATCTAGGATTAGGCGATATCGGGTGAAGGTTGCGGCTATAACCCTCCTTGGCGGAAAGTGTCAACGCTGTGGTTTCTCAGGGAGTCCAGCAGCCTTTGAGTTCCACCACAACGGTAAGAAGGACTTTCAGATCAGCGAGAACAGCAACCGAGCGTGGGCTGTAGTCAAGAAGGAAGTTCTGAAATGCGAACTCCTGTGTTCCAATTGCCATCGACAGGAGCACACTGGAGATAGGGGGGAGGCGTTCCTTCGTGCCGTAGCGGAGTACAGAGGGATGCCCCTGACCTGACTGGCTTCGTAGTCAAGTGGCAAGGCACGGGTCTGCAAAACCTGTATCGTGGGTTCGACTCCCACCGAAGCCTCCGCAAAGCAAGCATTCCCAGTGACGAGGGAAAACACGTCCTCTGGCCTCGTCTGCTAACGGTCAAGCAGCTGGTCTTTCAAGCCAGCAATCCGAGTTCGATTCTCGGCGGGGTCACAACCGGAGCGTAGGGTATTTGGCAACCCGCTTGGTTTGGGACCAAGAGCATGCAGGTTCGAGTCCTGTCGCTCCGACCGGGGTGTAGCGAAGCGGTATCGCGCATGGTTCGGGACCATGAGATCGCTGGTTCGATCCCAGCCACTCCGACTGATCCCCTGTAGCTCAACAGGAGAGCACTCGCTTGATAAGCGAGAGATGACAGCGCAACTCTGTCCGGGGGAACTGATGGTGGGCGTAGCTCAATGGCAGAGCGCGCGGTTGTGGCCCGCGTGATGGAAGTTCGATTCTTCTCGCTCACCCCAAGAAGTCATAGTTAGAGCGGGAAGTGCAGGTTCGATTCCTGTCGGTTGCGGTCGCCGCGCCGTGGTGTAACAAGGGAGCACGCTCGCGTTTGGAGCTGTAAGCATCTGGTGAGGCTACCGGTCTGTCTAACCGGCGAGGCGGGTTCAATTCCCGTCAGCTCCGCGGCTAGAGGTGTGGCGCGAAAGCGAAGCCCTAAACCGTCACCTCCGAGCGGGTGCGAGGCCCGCATTTGTTGGCCCAGTAGCACAACGGCAGGGCGCTTGCCTTATAAGCGAGTGATCTAGGTTCAACTCCTAGCTGGGCTACAAATCCGTTTGCCACCCAAGCTAACCAAGTGGAAGCGCCGGCCTGAAAAGCCGGAGGGCTCGGAGCGTTACCGAGGAGTGGCACGGCCAAGAGACGGACGCGTCTCCGAGCGGGTGGAAGGCCCGCACAAGGGCCAATAGTGATAAAGGGAACACGCTGCTTTCGCACGGCAGAGATCTGGGTTCGATTCCCAGTTGGTCCACAATGCAGGAGCACGTACCTGCCTTGCTGCTGGGCGAACAGACAGCGTAGTCGGGCTTAGCTAGCTGCGGACTTGCTGGGAGCTTCCAGTATTGGCCTCTGAGGAGGGACGCCTCTGTTCGAGGAGGAGACAAAAACGTGTCGGCGGGGTTAGTTCCTCGTCGTTATGGGCACCCATGTACCAAGGGGGCGATCTGGCCTTGCAAGCCGGATGTGGTCGGTTCGATCCCGACGGTGTCCACGAGCGGGTGGAAGGCCCGCCTAAGGGCTGCTAGTGATAACGGGAACACATCTGGTTTGCACCCAGAAGATCGGGGTTCGATTCCCCGGCGGTCCACGACGCCCTCGTAGCTCAATGGAGAGAGCACTCGCCCGGTACGCGAGAGATGACAGTTCGATTCTGTCCTTGGGCTCTGATTCGCCTCTGCCGGTGGAGCCGGACTCCGGGCTACGAACTCGGAAGACGAGGTTCGATTCCTCGTAGAGGCACGATGCCACTGCTGGTGGAACAGATTCGGGTCTCCTAAACCTGAAGAGATGGTTCGACTCCGTCCAGTGGTACTTGCCTCTACTCATGGATGAGGCGCTGCTCTTCTAAAGCAGCTACTCGGGTTCGATTCCTGATGGAGGCGCTTTTGCGGGGAGGTTGCTAGTTACCTGTCAGGTCTCATAAGCCTGACCACGCTGGTGCAATTCCAGCCCCCGCTACCACGCAGCGACCTACGGGTTAGGCGGCTCGTCTCATAAGCGAGACCGTGAGGGTCCGATTCCCTCCGCTGCGACCACGCCGGTCAGCTCACCTGGGGGTGGGACCTGCCTTACAAGCAGGACGCGCTGAGTTCGATTCTCAGGACCGGTACTGATGCGGCCACAGCTAGTCGAAGTTTCGGCAGGGCGGTTGTAGTGACCGTCCCTAGTGGATCGATTCACGGGCTCTAAGGGATTGGAGAGAAGGTCTCCATCGGGCGATGGGCTGCATCTTTTGCCTGTGTACCCCAATTGGAAGAGGGAGCGCGCTCAGAACGCGTACAGTGTCAGTTCGAGTCTGACCACAGGTACTCGCCTCCGTGATGAAGTGGTGTCATACCTGACCTTTAATCAGGCTACGAGGGTTCGAGTCCTTCCGGGGGCACAAAGCGGGCGTGATGTTCAACGGCCAGCATGCGAGGCTTCCAACCTCGTCGTATGGGTTCGAGTCCCATCGTCCGCTCTACTCGGGGTTGATCCAATGGCAAGATACTCGGCTTTGACCCGAGCAATCTGGGTTCGAGTCCCAGACCCCGAACCATTCCGGCTTCGTCTAACGGTAGGACCCACGACTCTGGATCGTGGTATCGGGGTTCGAGTCCCTGAGCCGGAGCTGCCACCGTGCCCCAATTGGAAGAGGGTCTCGGCTAAGGACCGAGGTGTTGAGAGTTCGAGTCTCTCCGGTGGTACGACGCCCGAGTGGTGGAAGGGCATACACGGCTGGCCTAAACCCAGCTGCTTCGGCGTGAGAGTTCAAATCTCTCCTCGGGCACGATAAGCTCAGATGGTGGAATAGGCATACACGTCCGTCTCAAAAGCGGATGCTTCGGCGTGAGGGTTCGAGTCCCTCTCTGAGCACGGACAGCAACCAGAAAGGAGCGAGTCATGGACACGTTGGTTCTCGATCAGTCCTACTTGCCCGTGGCGCGGATCCACTGGCAACGTGCAATCACTTTGCTCTTCCTTGGCAAGGTAGAGGTCGTGGATGAATACACCGACAGAAACATCCGGTCGGTGACGTTCTCGATCAAGATGCCATCCGTCGTTCGATTCATCACGCGGATGCGACGAAAGAAGCGTGTCGTGAAGTTCTCACGCGAGAACGTCTACACACGCGATCACGGAAGGTGCCAGTACTGTGGAGATCAAGTGCCACGTCTGGAGGCTACCTATGATCACGTTGTGCCGCGAACGCTCGGCGGGCAAACGACCTGGGAGAACGTAGTCATCTGTTGCGTAGCGTGCAACCAACAGAAGGGTGGACGAACGCCACAACAAGCCGGCATGCGACTACGATCGAAGCCGGTGAAGCCAAAGAAGCTGCCTGACGTACACATCACAGTGACGTGGACGCCCGGCATGCCCGAGGCGTGGCGTGCATGGACATGGAAGGTAAACCAGGCGGGGCCTGGGCCTGCCTCGAAAGCAGCGTGAGCGCAAGCTTGGGGATCGAGACCTCTGCCTTCCGCATGCAGTTGGAGAATGAATCAGGTGTGGACCTGAGCCCGGTTGGAAACCGGTGCGTGCGCAGCTGCGCATAGTGTTCGACTCACTCGTTCTCCGCCGGTTCGGTAGTAAAGCATTCGGTTACTTCGCTTGAGGAGCGAGAGATGTTGGTTCGACTCCAACCCGGGTTACCGGTGGTGTAATGGCAACACGCTAAACAAACCGAGCGCATCGTTCTCCGAACCACTTTTGGAAGCGCTAGCCGACAGGTGACGGCACTCGGCTTGAACCCGAGCGAGCATATGCCTTGGGGGTTCGATTCCCTCCGCTTCCGCTTTCGCCCTGGAAGGTAAATTCGTGGTGGCGCGAAGCCCGGCTGCTAACCGGTGCGTCCCTGACGGGATCAGGTTCGACTCCTGTACCTTCCGCGGCTAACCCAACGCAATAGAGTCCTAACCGTGCAGAATCGTTGTTGATTGTCGTGTAAGAAAAATCGCGTCTGCGAATCGAATATTCCCGCCCGCGTAGCGTCATACTCCTGACGGTCCCCGAGGGGACGAAGGAGAGGCAGATGAGACACCGAACGAATCGCTACGCTTCCGACTGCGCCCGCTGCGGGGCCCACGTCGAGGCCGACCAGGGCACCCTCCAGGGGCCGCCCTGGAAAACGATTTGCCAGAGCTGCCTGCCGTTTCCGGGCAGCTCGAAGCGCATCGAGCTGCGTAGCCATCGGGACGGCGCCGAAGTGGTCCTCGTGGACCGCCTGGACGGCGCGTTCGGAGCATATCGCGAGGCCACGCGCGGACTGTGCCAGTCCCGCAAGGCTGGCGACAGGTGGGTAACCACCTGCAAGATCGACCACATCCCGGAGCTGATCAGTCGGCTCACGGGCATCGACGGTGTCAAAGTCGAGGTCGAGCCGACACTCCAGGCTACGCTGCAAGCCCGTGCTTCGCAGCAGTCAGCGGACTTGAGCGCCGCCGACGAACGCATGACGGCCATCGAGACCGAACTGAAGCGGCGTGGCCAGGCGTTGTTTAACTATCAGCGTACGGGCATCCCATGGCTCGCGGGCCGCGTCTGCGGTCTCCTGGCTGACGACATGGGACTCGGCAAAACTCTACAGGCGCTGCTCGCTGCCCCCGCCGAGGCGCCGATCCTCGTGGTCGCGCCCGCCGTCGCGAAGGGCGTGTGGAAGCGCGAAGTGGCGAAGTGGCGCCCCGACCTCGCGGTCGTCGTCTGTAAGGGCAAGAAGGGCAAAAACGCGTTTCGGTGGCCACGTACCGGCGAGGTCGTGGTCGTCAACTACGATATCCTGCCGGGCACTATCAAGAAGGACGCTGACGGCAAAGCGCAGCCGTTTGCGACTCTCCCCGGCGACCTGATCGCAAACTGCCCCGAGGGTGTCGTCGTCATCGCTGACGAAGCCCACGCGGTGAAGTCCGCAAAAGCGCAGCGCTCGAAAAAGTTTCGTGCCATCGCTGACCTTGCGCGCAAGCGCAGCGGGCGCACATGGATGCTCACCGCAACGCCGATCCTCAATCGCCCGCCGGAGCTGTGGTCGCTCCTAGTGGCTGGTGGCCTGACCGAAGCTTTCGGCTCCTGGAACGGATTCTGTCGCGCGTTCAACGGCCATCGTGGACGGTACGGCTACGAGTGGGGCCACCCGACAGACGAAGCCGCCGAGTTGCTGAAAAACGTGCAGCTCCGCCGGCTCAAACGCGACGTGCTTACTGACCTGCCGGCCAAACGCTACCAGCAGATCAGCGTCAACGGGCTCGACCGGGCCACGCGCGCGGCGTGTGATGCGGCGCTGACTGCACTGGAGTCCGTCGGCGTGGATCTTGAATCGGCCGAAGAGCTGGCCGAGCAAACTGCGGCTTCGGGCGCAGCATTCGAGCAGCTCTCGCAGGCACGCCACGCGCTCGCCGTCGCGAAGACCTCCCATCTCCTCGACCTGGTAGCCGAGTACGAAGAAGCTCAGGAGCCGGTCGTGGTCTTCTCCGCGCACCGCGCTCCGGTTGAAGCCCTCGGCCAACGCGACGGCTGGGCCGTCATCACCGGTAGCGTCTCCCCCGAGGAGCGCAGCCGGGTCGAGGATGCCTTCCAAGCTGGCTCGTTGCGAGGCGTGGCCTGCACGATTCAGGCTGGCGGCGTCGCCATTACGCTGACCCGCGCCTCGCATGCCATCTTCGTCGATCGGCTCTTCACTCCGAGCCTCAACGTCCAGGCTGAGGATCGTATCCACCGTATCGGCCAGGACCGCGGCGTCCTGATCACTGACCTGGTCGCCGAGCATGCCCTCGACGAGCGCCTCTACGAGATCCTAGTGGCCAAGCAGCACCTGATCACAGCTTCAGTGGATGAGGCCCGGCGGCAGGCTGACGAGACTGACGAGCAGGACCTCCAGGAAGCCCTCAGCGCGGCCCTGAGCGCCGTCAGCGCCCAGACCGACGATGACGAGGGGCTCAGCCCCGAGGCTTACGAGGCCGCCCTCCAGGCCCTTCTCGCCGAGCTGAGCCAGCAGGACGCTACTCGGCGGGCCCAAGGCCGTGAGGCCCAATGGACCGCAATCGTCAGTCAGCGGGCGCAGAATCGCGGTGTCACAGTTGTAGAGGAGGACACAACTCGGCGCGAGGCAGCCAATGAGCGTGAGCGCTGGGCTGCTCGCGGTCTGGTGACCCTTGCTCAGCTCGACCCCGACTATGCGAAGCACGAGAACAACGTCGGCTACAACAAGGCTGACGGCTGGCTTGGGCATGCCCTCGCAGCTCGCACCGAGGGTGGCCTCACGGAGACTGAGTGGGCGCTGGCCATCGCCATCTGCCGCAAATATCACCGTCAGATCGGGCGCTGCCCGGCTGCGTAGGAGGACAAGATGCTCTACCGAGAAAACGTCAAGAAGACCCGTAAGGTAGGCCGCACAGGCGTCCACCCCATCCGCTGCAAGTGCGGATCGATCAGGATCCAAGCCGAAGTCGGCTCATTCGACGAGGAGGACGAGTCCTCGAACTGGGTCACTATACAGTGCCGCGCCTGCGGGAACATCCTCTACTACAACGGTGCATAGGCGAGGGTGAAGATGCTGAATCGTCCCGACTACAAAAAACTCGTGCGCCAACTAAAGACCGTAATCGAAGAGCAGAAGCCTTCCGGCCTCGTTGCCGTCACGAAAGGCCTATTCAGCCACACCTTCCGTGGCCGTGACTTCGAGGAGTCTTGGCCGAGGGCACTCAGGGAGTGTGGTCTTGTGGACGATGGCACGCACACTGACACGTTCACGATTCCCGACCCGCACTACCGAGATCGAGTAGCTAGGTATCTCATCACACGGATCAAAGGCGACGACCGCAAATAGGAGCTGCGATGGACGTAACGAAAAACGAACTTGATCTCCTGAACGCGATCTTTGACAGCGAGTACCACGACGGGCGTGAACCCGTGAACGATCCCATCTGGGTGGACTGCGCATGTGAAAGCTTCGGCCCGAGCGCGGGCGGCATCATGGCAAGCTTGGTCAAGAAGGGTCTGGCAGGCACAGACAGTGAGTGCTGCTGGATCACCAGTAAGGGCGTAGACGTCCTGGAACGAAGGCGTGCTACGCCAAGCGACGTAAGTGACAACAGAGCCCGCCGCCGTGTTGAAGCCCGGGTGATGGTTCGCATAGCTCGCGACCTGCTCGCAGAGACGTACGGCTATGTGTTCGACTTCACGAAGGAGGAGCGGGAGCAGCTCGAACAGCTAAGGCACGGCTGCAATGACCTCTGGGAGGCTTTGGCAGGCCTACGGTAGTGCCAATCCAGCGTCAGCTTTGTGCGACTCCGCTTTCGGTGATACGATACAATGAATCTCCCGACAGCGACGCGAGGAACAAAGATGGCACGTAGAAAGATCCATACTATTCGTGTTGGTGCGAAGTGCTCGGTAGGTGTCTACCGCGATTCCGAGTTGGATGAATTCATCGTGCGGTCAGTTGTCAACGGTCGAACGGTGGGCGGTAAGGACGGCGGTTACTTCACCGATGACAAGGAAGACGCTTTCGATACAGCGAAGGCAGAAGCCGCGCATCTACGTACGCGGCCGATGTGCCGCAAATAGTTGGGGACTAGCCAGGAGATCCAGGAGATAGAAGAAGGGGCGTAGAATGCCGTAGGCTTGTGGTACGCTTTGTGGAGGCGATAGGAGATGGTCAGTGGCGAGGACGTTGCAGGAGGCTGTGTGTGCGGTGCTGGATTCGCTGTCCGATCAGAGCCTAGAAGCGCTTGCGCGAGTACAGGTCACTGACAGCGATGCCACAACTACGATGCTGCGGCAGCATGCCGTAGAGCAACTCGCTGCTCGACGTGCGAGAGCGCCAAGCGTGCAGCACATTGCGCTTGATGTTCTGACAGGAAGATGAGCTTCACTGGACGCCCGCAGAACACGCAGCGTGCGCAGACAGGAAGACACTGATGGTCGGGGCCGTGATCAACACCGGTATGGCAACTGCATTCGCAGTACGTTGAGATGGTCTCCATGATTCCCCCCTAACGGTCGCGGTAGTAGAGCGCCGTCGTGTAAGCGATGCTCGCGCTGATGATACCAACGAAGCCCAAGCCTGTTACGAGCTTGAGTCGGCCAGTATACATGCTGCGCTCCTGTTGCACCTGCTCAATTAGGCCGCGAAGTGATGTCTCGGAGCGATAGTGCATCGACGCCAGCTCTGCGTTCGATGCTTGGCGTAGCATTGCCAACGCTTCACTGAGCATGCCCCGATCCCGGGCAGCGTCAGCAAAGTAGATCAAGTAGCCTTCACGGTCACGCTTGCCGCCAGCCAGCTTGTAGATGCTGTAGATACGCTCAAAGCCTCCTGGACGTGCTGCGTCTTCGAGCATCCCACGTTGCTCTTCAGCATTCCAGCTCTCAGCTTTGTAGAGAGCTTCGATCTGCGTGTCCGTGAAACCTAGAACGTACACTAGCCCCAGTCTAGCACCGGTGAGCTAGCGAATGAAATGCTTCACGCCTGGGTGTAGCGGCCGTGGTAGTTGGTCTACATGAAACCAGCCCCAATGGTCGTGTTCCCAGTTGAGACGCGGCCGCCAATGCAGCCCCGCGTTGGTTGGAATCGTAGCTATGACAGTCGTGAAAACGCCTTTCGGGATTCGCACCGGATGCCAGCTCGCGAGCTGTAGTGGCGGAACGCTACCCATCTCCTCACAGAATTCGCGCAGCGCGCCTGCTACAACGTCCTCACCGGGTTTGACCGCGCCTCCGGGGATCGACCACCATCCGGGCTCCGAGACGTTTTGTGAGCGCCTGGCGAGCAGGATCGCCCCGTCGTCACGGACAAGGAAGATGCCCGCGAACTGACGCACGTCAGCGGCGACCTCTTCGGCCCTGCAAGCCCCCCGATGCTCGACGATCTACCTCAAAGCGGCCTGCCCGGTTGACGAGCCACGTGCTCTGGCAGAGCTTCGTCTCGTAACCAGGAGGAGGAAGACGACGAGCACCTACTGAGTTGGCAAGCTTCTGCGCGGTTGCGCGGCTGACTTTTGCGTGAGTGCCTATGTCACGTGCTGTAGGGTAGATGTGGCCGCCGCCATACGTTTTGACCTGCATAACAGGAACACGGATACCGCAGACGTTGACATGCTGACGTTTTTTCATCGTAGCTCCGTGACTGTGAGTTGCGCTGCGAAGACATCGCTGGGATACACTAGACTGGTGATGCGGAACGCGTAGAGCGAGATCACGTCTGACGCGCCGGCCTCCACAATCGATGTGCTGGAGATCGTGATTCGTGGATCGTCATAGGTGCTGTCCCAGCTTGCTGGGCCACCCGAGCTAACGACCGACTGAGCTTGCTGCGCAGCATTCAGATACACCGCGAACTCGCATCCCCAGGCTGTCACGTTGTTGGCGTTGTCGAAGGTGAGCTGGTAGGTCACGAGCCAGTTGGCGTCGCGCGCTGGAAGCGTGACCTCCCCCGTATCCTTATCTACGGAGCAACCGCTAGCTGGCCCCTCCGCTTCCCAGAGCCCGCTGGCTTGCTTCGTCCAGGTATTCTCGTTGCCGCTGAAGTTGTAGTTCGTGCCTGCTTGATCTGCTGTGTAGAGCATCCCATACGCAGGAGCTGCACCGGCAGTCGGATCGATCTTCGTCCAGGCAGTGTCGGCCGCGCCGGTCTTGAGATAGCACTCGCCGCCGGCTGCGACGTAGCGCATGTAGAAGCTACCTTCGGGTGCAGCAACACCACCACCAGCAGTCGGATCCGCGGTGCCTGCAAGAACCAACGGATCGCCTGCACCGCCCGAGATCACTCGGTAGCTGTTCGCGCCACCACGTCTACCTTCTGCCATGACTATGCTCCAAGAATATCCTGCACGACAATGTCGATAACCGGTCCTGGACCGCTGTAATCAGCGGCCGTTGAATCCACGTGGTCCGAGGACCAGAACACAATCTGTGTAAGCGTCGTGTCATAACCACGCATGCGGTACGTCAAACCGCCACTGCCTGGTTGATCGACCGGGATCTCGAAGCCTATTTTGCCGCCCTTCTGGCTCCACTTCGGAAAGCCCGCCGGGGCGTCAATATTGAATCCATCTACGTCAGCCATGACTAGGCTTCTTAGCTTCCGGTAATGACTGGAACAGTTGCACCGTCCCAGGCAAACACCATCTCGCTGAATTGTGCGAACGTCATTCCGCCAGCGAGAGGATACGTGTCTCCAGTGACAACGCCATCCGCAGCACTGAACCAGAGATCGTATAGCTGTCCGTGCGTTCCTTTACGTGACGCCGTAGGGCAGTAGAGCCAGATCGGATAGATTTCGTAGGCGTTTTCTACTTCGTTTGCACCACCAATTTGCTCGCCGATCATGGCGTTGTTGAAGCCAATCGTGGCGAGATAGTACGTAGTGTCCACGCCCGTAAACTGACCATAGAATTCGTCGTTGTCGTTGAAGCTGGAATAGGTAAGCTGATCGCTGCCCTGGTTACCTCGTTTGTGGCCGACAACCCACGGATTCGTCCAGTTCGCATCCGGGTTTTTGGGCTTATCGATTAGAAGCAACGCAACCGCAGCGTTGCTCCCGCAGAACACGACGCGTGTGCATTCTCCATCCGTGGACTCCATCACATCGATCACACCATCAGAGTTGGTCGAGCTGGAGATCCAGAACCAATCACTTTCGTCAAGAACCACACGCTCATCTGTGGCAGTAGGTCGATCAGAAAGACCTCCACCCGTAAACCCGGCGTTCTGCGAAACCACCAACGTGATCCGGGGATACGTTGCGTTGGCAGTGAGCGCAGCGATACAGATCTGGAAGTTGGCCGCGATCCCGGTTTGCTTCAAAACGATCCAGGAGTAGTCGTTCGCATCAGTCTGGAAAACGATGTCTTCGTAATCCACCCAGTAGTCAGTGCCGTCCATCGCGAACGAAGACGCATCACACGACCCAACGACCGTCCAGGGAGCATTCGAGAACCCTATCAAGCACTCTTTGATCCACCAGAGTGCTCGTTGAGCTGTCTCGCGAGCATTCGCTGTACCAGCGATGGTGTAATTCAGGAAAGCGTCGGGGTCACCAGCAGTACCGTACTGCCAGGTCTTTTCTTTCGTCGGAAGCGCCATGCTTACCTCTAATTGATCGTGTTGATCATGCGCAGCTCTGCGCTGCCCAACTCGATGGTTTCTCCGGCTCCGGGCGCAACAACCCAGATATGCACTTCGTAGAGCTTCTCGCTATCATCGACTTCGCCTGCACCCGCTCCGATGGTCAGCGTCTCTTGCTGCTTCGTAGAAGCTGCGTTGACGAACGTCAGCCCGGAGCCCACATACTCACCGTCAGTGAGGTTGTAGACCCGAGCCTTAGTCTGTGCAGCCCCGCCGCCATTGGCAGCGACAGCGCGAAACACTAGGCTGCGCGTGCAGCCCGTGAGCACGTACTCTGACGGATCGAATGCAAACTGGCTGACGATCAATGGCGTCGCGCTGTCGTGGCTTTCGACATCCCCGGCACGGATTGTATTGATGAGGGTTTGCCCGGACGTACCAAAGCCGCCCCCGCCGCTACCTACCTGCGTCCAAGCAGTGTCTCCAGCACCGGACTTCCACCACGCTTGTCCAGCCGCAGCGGTGTAGCGAAGGTAAAGCGAACCTTCTGGCGCAGATACCCCGCCACCGGCGCTAGGATCTGCCTCTCCGGCGAGTAGACGCGGATCGCCTGCGCCGCCGCTCAAGACGCGGTATGAGTCCGCGCCCCCTCGTCTACCTTGCGCCATTTACAGCTCCTAGAACTCAAGCTCGATCGCAGCTTCGAGATCGGTCGTCGTCGGAGCGAACGTGCCCAGCGTCGTCAGCTCGACGCCCAGTTCGTCACCGGCGATGAACGTGTCGATGCCGCTAGCTTGCGTCGCCTCGCCACCCGATGCGTTGCCACCGCTGTTGTGCGAGATGGCCAACGTGCCAGTCGCGCCATTGACCGTCACAGCGACGATCAAACTGTCGGCGGTCGCATCCGTGATGGCTTCCGTGAGCTTGGTTGCAAGCCCGACAATGCTTCCGGCACGAATCGCCTTGAAGGTGTCGAAACTCGTCGAAACAAGCGCGCTGAGATCGACGTTCGACTGGCTGGCTGCGACGTTGTTCTGGACCCATTTCTCGCTGGGAATCTCACGAACGGTCGCAGATGCTGACGGATCGCTTTGCGTCCATCCCGTGTCAGCTGCGGCGGTCTTGTACCAGATCTGTCCGGCACCCGCGCCGTACCGAAGATAGACAGAGCCTTCCTTCGCGGCAACACCACCACCAGCGCTGGGATCGGCCGTTCCAGCGTACACACCCGGGTCGTTGCCAGCGCTCCCACTCAGCAGGATAACGCTGTCTACTCCGCCTCTACGTGCAATACTCATCTCTCAGACCTTTCTGGTTAGAACTGCAAGTCGAGCCATGCCTCAACTTTGTTGGTTGTTGGTGCAAACGTAGCCAGCGTTGTGATCTCCACGCCGAGTAGATCACCTGCTACGAAAGTGTCTACAGCCGGTGCTTGTGTAGCCTCTCCACCTGTAGGATTGGAACCAGCGTCGTGGGAAATCGATAATGTCCCTGACGCTCCATTGACGGTCACGGTGATGATAGCTGAGCCAGCGTTGGCGTCGGTGATCGCCTGCGTGAAACGCGTAGACAGCCCAACGATACTACCTGCGCGAATCATCTTGATCGTGTCGAAGCTGACGCTGACAAGCGCGGAAAGATCCACATTCGCTTGTCCTCCAGGAATGTTCTCCTGGTACCACTTCTCAGGCGGAGAGTAGCGGTCTGTGCCGCCGCCACCACCACCACCTCCAATAGCCGGCACGAACGGTTGTGGGCTCAGCGCGACGACCGAATCCGGGCCGAAGGTCCTCTCGATCGTGTGCCAGTGCTCCACAAGGACATTGCAGCTAGCCGGTGCAACGTCGTTGTTCTGCACGGTCACATTCGCGTTGTCTGCTGAGATGTACGCGAAGTTGGCGTTGTCAAGCTGAAGCTTGTCCGGGACCAGGCCCAAACCTTTGTAGTTGAGCGAGTGTGGTAGCGTTGCAAACGCGCCGGCAGCAACATTGTTGAACGCTAGAATGTTTTTCAGTTGGGTTGCCACGAAGAGACCTCACTCGTCGGGGTTCAACCGTGCACGTACTGCGGCACGTGGTGTCGGTTTGAGTAACGTCGGCGCGGGTTCGGGCTCGGGCTCGGGCTCGGGCTCGGGCTCGGGCTTGGGTGGGTTTGTAATAGCCTCGACGATACGTTTGCGGTTGGCTTCGAGGGCTGCTTGCTCGGCTGCATACGCTTTGGGATTCTCTCGGATCCACTTCGCACGTCCTTCTTGATTTGCTTCTTTGATTCGCGCAGCTCGTTCACGAATCGACGCCAGCTCCTTTGGTTCCCGTACCATTGACGGCTCCTAGTTCTTGTACTTGTTGACGCGAATGACAGAGACCGGGTCAGCGTTGAGTCCAGCTGCCGGTGCTTGCCACAGACAGCCGTCGTATCCTACTGCTTCCTCCCAATCACCAACACCGTTACCGTAGTCGCAGGAAAGCCCGGCGCCGTCATCGATGTGAAGAGGATTCCCGCCACCATTGCAGTAGACAGAGACGACACCTGGAGTAGTCACGTTGCTTTGCAACAACGCCCGCCCTCCATCTACAACAAAGATGGCAGGCCCAGTGTCATCGATCTGACCTTGGATAGCAGGCTTTTGCCATCCGGTGGCAACACCACGTCGATGCAAGACGAGTTGCGATTCGTGACGTACAAAGATGCCAAATCCATCATAGAGTTCTGGGTAATCCATGGCGAGGCCAACCCACACATGAAAATGGTTTGGATTGCCTCGACTGAGCATTTCTATCCGTCCGTACTGACCACACGAAGCCAACTCGATACCGAATTTACGGTTGTTTCCTGGGATAGGATCCGCTGCGCTGGTCTCGATCGGCATACACGAAAAATACGTACCCACACTCGTTCCGATGAAGGAAAAAGACCTTCCAGTGCAGCCAAAGAAGTTGATGACACTTGAGTCGGTGAAGCACCCCCATCCAACCTCGTCGAGGTTGCAGCGATCGAAGGTTGCAAACTGCGCGCGTAGGATCGACAAGCCGCCAGGGAAGCTACATCTGACGAACGATGCACCCAACGATTCGCTTGCGTTCGCGTATCCTCCATCGCCGCAAACCGCTGGTGTCGGAATTCCGCCAGATGTTTCGAGCTTGGCTCCTGGCTCGACGATCTCAGCTATGTCGGTGTTGAGGATGATGGTATCCACCGCGGTCACGCGAACGGTGATTGTATCTGCCGTGTTGCGCGAGATAGGCATCTCCCACGTGACCTTCACGCCACCACGCGTGATCCGAAGATACTTGCCTTGCAGATCATCGACGGTCCAACCTGGAGCAGCTCCGGTGAAATCGAACCGCACAGACCGTGTACCGCCAGCTGACGCGCTACCGCCAGCTATTTGTACGGCTGGAGGATTGTCTAGCGCAGCAATCGCAGGGCCAGTTGTCGGCGTTGCAGGAACCATCTCGGGTCCCATGTACTGGTAGGTGTTGCCGCGAGGATAGCCTTCCCCCCCACCAATCAAGATCGTCCAGATCTCGTATGTGAGTGGAGCTGTCGCATTCGCACCGAAGCCGCCAACACCTGCGAGATGCACACGGACGCGAGAGTTTTCCAACGTGATCATTGGGAACTTGCGGTAGACAGTAGGAATGGTTTGTAGTGCAGTTGCTTCGGTTAGCCCATCGTTGTCATCGCTGCCGTTGACACCATCGACGTAGACGTTGATGAGTGCACCATCATCCGCGAACCGCACCGTGTTGACCCCAGGATCAGCACCGCCACTTCCCGCGCCGGGTTGAAACGGTTGCGGTGCCAGTTCGGTCGTCCCTGCTGCGCCGAACACGCGCTCGATGGTATGCCAGTGCTCGACGTAGATGTCGATATCAGCGCTTACGCCACCCTGGTTGATCACGGTGAGGTTCGTTGCGTCAGCTGAGACCGTAAACGACCCACTGGTCGAGGTCTCCAACTTGTCGGGACGTACACTGACGCCGTCGATGTTGAGCCCATGCGCGACTGTGGTTACGCCAGGGGCAGCAGCAGTAAGACGGATGATGTTTTTGAGTGTTGTCATCGGCAATCCTGAGATCGCGGACGCGATCAACAACACTCTAACATTGAATGGCGGGAAAACGCTACCGGCGGCGTGCGCCAGCTAGATTCTGCTTAGATCTAGCTGCGCGCTTCGCGCAGTGTAGGTGCGTTATGCTCTAACCAGCGAATCGCCTTACGACTGGCGTCGTTGACGATTGCGCCCGTCTCAATCGTTTTGATGCTCAGATTGAACTGCTTTTCTGTAACCGCGATGTCCGTTGCGTTGCACTTGTAGGCCTTCAGCATCTCAGCCAATCGATGTGCGTCAGGCATCTTGCCGTAGCGCCAGTAGTGCATCTCGATGTTGCATCGATAGGCATCGGCTTCGTAGTGTGCGCGGCCCGACGACCGCAGCAGGTACTTCCACATGAACGTTCGACCCTCATGGTCGTACTGCCAGACGTGTTGATGTTCGTGGACACCGACTACGATCTGCTCCCACAAAGACCATTCGCTGTTGTTCTGGTCACCAGGCTCGAATGGAATGTAGATGCGGCTGCCAAGCGTTGTGGCGAACTTCTTCATGAACGTGTCTACGTCCATCGCACGGATCAGGGATAGGAAGCGGGCTACGATCTTCATCTCCCACGCGTTCGAGCGTTTCACGATCCGCGAATCGTAGCAGCCGCTCATGTAGTCCCAGAACTTCTTGACCAGCTCAGGCTTTGGATCAGCCATCTCGATCTCCAATTAGGTGCTCGACAACGAACTCCGCGGGAACCGTAAGCCCAGAACCAGGACAAGTCGAGTATCCTTGTTGAGGATTGCGTAGTGCGTTAGCTGTGATGAAGTTACCGCCGCCCCAACGGTGCGTGAAGATGTCTTCGTGTTCGGGGAGCTGATAGAACCCAGGTCCTTCTGGGTATGGCCAACCCGTCGTCGAGACAATCGTGCAGTATGGACAGTGGACACGCCAGACATGGACGTGCGCGTCAGGTGGATTTCCGCATGGGCAGACTTCGCCATTGGCTCGGTCGAGCTTTCGTCCGTCAGCAGCGAATTCCGACCACTCGATCATCAAGCTCCTTGCATGGGCCACGAGCGTGCGTGCTTCTTGGGTAGCTCGCAAAGGAACCGTCCGCGAACGTGTCCACAAATCGAATCGACTTGCTTGCGTCCGTCGCGAACTCGGAAGATCAGAGCAGCACCGCCTTCGTAGCGTGTGACACGCCGTGCGGCTTTGACAGCATCACGGCGTTGCTTGAATAGCTCATCCCGGACGATGTAGTAGGTCATGTCTATCCTTTTATCGAAGAGCAACGCAAGCCGCTCTTGCGGATCGCTTCCTTCTTGTTCTTGGCCTCGACCTCACGAAGCTTGCCGACTGTTGGCGGCAACCAGTCAAGTGTAGCCGTACGGCTTTTGCCGAACCGAACTGCGTCTACGTAGCAACGGCGGCGGCTCGGGTAAGCTGGGTGATTGGTGAAGACAAAGTATCTGGCCATCACTGTTCTCCTTCGCAGCTCGGTAGACATGTGTGGCCGTCTGGCGTTTTACAACAGACGAACGACTTCTGATCATCGGGCCCAGTCACTTCCGAGCAGTCCATGTTCGTGTCCCACCGCTTGTCGCTACCGCAAATCTCCGCGACGTTGCCATTGCAGCGAGTCGCAGTTGGCTCACAGCCATCCTTCTTCTCTGTAGCGACATTCCAGAGGGGACAGCCTGCGAAGGCCACGCAGAGAACCACAGCGGTCAGCGCACGTTTCATGCGCTCAGCTTATCACAGAGGTCGTATCCACAGAACATCGCCGAGGAGGTCACCGAACGCTGCGATTTCACGAAGTACACTTCTCGCCCGTTCGGCCAGCGCTTCTGCGGCCTCTACAACCTCGGGATCAGCTTCATGTTCAGCGAGCCGCTCAGCGTGTATTTGTATTTGCTCGATAGCGTAGTTGAGCAGCGTGCTAGTCGATGTTTTTTCCACGACTCACCACTTCTTCACGCACTTGCGTAGCGCCGTTGGGCAGCTCGGTTTACGCGTGAAGCACTCGTTCACTGACTGGATCGCCGTGATTGCTTTATCGCGGTCGTCGAAGTCTACCCGCGCGAGCGCAGTGTCCATAAGACAAATCCATTCGGCCGCCGATGAGACACTTAGGCCGTGCGCTGGTGCTGAGATTGGCAGTCCCGTCGGCTTGTGCACAGCCTTGACGTAGCGCATTCCCCACTTGGACTCGACTTGAAATTCCATGTCCGGGTTCTTGGCCTTGCGGACTTTTACCCCAGTCGCTTCTTTCTTCGCCATCGGGTTATCCTATCAAACAAGGCACTTTGGCGGGGGCAATAGTACTAGCCGGGCGAGGTTGAGCGCGCCTTGTAGTAAACGGGAAGGAACTGGTAGAGTGCTGGTCATGTACTACCTGGAGCTAACTTGCCCAGGCAAACAGTCGAAAGGGTGTATCTACGACGACTATGCCCGAGCTGTACGCAAGTTTCGCCAGCTCGCACGGTACAAACGCGGTTGTCAGATTCGACTTTACGACTTTGAGATGAATCGTCTGAAGCTGATCGCTGAGACGTGATCACCGAGGTTAGAATCGTGTCACCTTGCGGTCAATCTGTCCCCGGAATGCTAGCTCGATGGCTACCCAATCGAGACCTGTCAGCCGCTCTGGCCTTTCCTGCTGCCTGGCGGGCCTGTTCCCACAACCGCGCCCTGAGCAGTTGTAGCGCGGCCTGACGATTCATGTGCTGGCTGTGCTCGCTCTCGACCCTCACCATGAGGCCGGAGAGTCGATGCCGAACCTGGACGGCGCTCGCGGTCACGTTCCGGTGCTGACCACCTGCTCCGCTTCCCCGGGTCGCGGTCCACTCGATCTCCTTGGAGTCCAGGCGCAGCTCGACCTCGGTGGGCTCGGGCAAGACCGCTACCGTCACCGTCCTGGTATGCGTGCGGCCCCGCTTCTCGATGGGGGGCTTGCGCTGCCACCTATGGCCACCGGGCTCATCCTGGAACCGCTGTGCGGCCTGGACGCCCCGCACGCGGGCGATCACCATCCCTGGGCGCTCGTCGATAACCGCTTCGGGCTGCCAGGCGCGCGTCTTGGCCGCCTTCAGCTGCTCGAATCTCGACGATGATGGGCATGGCCCTTAGCCTACCACCAGGGGAGTATTGTCTCCACTGGAGACCTGAAATTGACGAAGTGCTTGTGGGCCGCGTTGGACAACGAGCCCCAGTGCGGGGGACAACACACCCAGGCTACGAAGGCCTGGATTACCGAGCGTGTGGGGGGATGCTGCCCCCAATAGGGATCTGCCTACCTCTAACCCCTTCTAACCCCCTTCTAAGGGACTTCTAAGGGACTTATTCCCGTGGAATTTCGGGTACGTAGTTTGGTTCGACCCACAAGGGTTAGATCCCTCCCTTACCCTTATATAAAACCTACTCAACACACTAATAATTACATCGAATTAGATGCTCATACTAATGTCTTGAGCAACTTCCAGACAAGGGTAATACACCCCTTCTACTTCTAACTTTTTTGGGTGTCTTTTGGAGTGATCTCATGGAGATCAAGGTCCATTAGATCTTAGGGTTGGTACAGTGCGTCAAAGTTCTCTGTCGATGAGGTCTGCGTTCCACCCCACAAAAAAATTTCGGCGCATTTCAATCGTCCGTCAAAAATCGCTTGTGTAGCCAAAACAGGCGTGATACGGATTCCGGCATGACTAGGCACGTGAGTATTGGGGACGATCTCTTCAGCTACCTACAAGAACGGGCGAAATTGAACTTCCGAACACCTTCTGGTGAGGTCGCTGCGATTCTCACGCGGCTGAAGGCCGGCAAAATCAGTGACGCCGACAAAGCCGGCGACGAGGTAGTTACGAACGAGACGGAACCTGTAGGGGAGCATACAGAGGCAGCCGAGACAACTGAAACAGGGTTTCGCAAGGGGCCATATGACACCATCTCGGGCTACTTTGGCGTCTACAACTACGGCAAGCGCTGGATGGCTCGCATCGTACGTGACGGCGCAGTACAGCGCATTGGTGTCTTCGACGATCCCGAAGAGGCCGCCATCGCGTACGATGCTGTTGTCCGTGCTGGTGAGGTTGGACGGCGTCATCGACTCAACTTTCCCGATTCTAGCGAAGACACTGCCAGCCACGCGGAGGACAAAGCACCTCCAACAAAGGGCCCGTACGCCACTGCCTCAGGTTATTTTGGCGTACATCCCTACGGCAAACGCTGGCGTGCTTGTATTACGCGCGATGGTGCAACGCGGCAGCTCGGTGTTTTCGACGATCCCGAAGCAGCAGCCATCGCGTACGACAATGCCGTACGTAGTGCCGGCACAGAACGTGGCGCTGCACGGCTCAATTTCCCGTCTGATGAAGAGAAACAGACACCGGACACCGCTAGTACTCCTATCCGTATGTCCAGAGAGGTCATGGAAATCACCGGCTTCGCTCGTAGTAGAAACGGTGGTAATCGGCCCGTAACCAACAACGACGGCGATGATCAATCCGGGCTGGGTATACCAGATGGGTTTATGCCAGATCTCAACGGCGAGGTCGCGTCCAACAGGGTCCGTGCAGGGCTCGTCGCTGCTGGAATGCCTGGAGTAGCACCGCCAGACTACACGTACGAACCGCCCTACGAGGAGCTAGGAGAAGAACTGGAAGAGTCTCAGGAGCTGCCAGCGACGCCTCAGAAGCGCTCACAACTCAAAGCTGTGCCACCCGAGGACGACTAGAGGTGAGTGGGCGCCCCCCACCCTTGGGGGGGAGTAGGGGGCGCCGGAGGTCCAGGGACGATGCGCTAAGCCACCGGGCAGGCGGCATTGACCCTTGATCTGTAGCAGAAATTGTGCGTGCCATCAACTCCATTGCTGGGAGACGTCACAGCGCTGATCTACACGCTGAACTATTGAACGTCGCGCGCTATCAAACCGCCGAGATAGCACTTGAGTGTTTCTGCTCGAATCGAAGGGGATTTCGGCGCGTTGCGTTCTCGTTCTTTCTCAGCCTGACATGCGTTGCACACGCCGCTGCGGCGCAGTTCGCTGGCAGGTTTGCCGCAGAACGTACAAGTGCCTGCCGGCAACGGCAGTCCACGTTCCTCCAACACACAAATGAGCTGCTGCTCAATCTGCTCGCAACGGTCCTCGTCGTCGCGTTCAAACGCGTCGTCCCAACTGTCGATGACGAGATCGAAGAAGGGCTCGCGGCGAAGCGCAGCGAACTTCAGCCGTAGCGATTCATGGGCGTGCAGGTGCGTATCGAAGTAGCTCATTCGTACACTTTAGCATCCAGCTATGTCAGAGCAGTATGAGAGGGTGTAGCAAGCATGAATAGGTCACAGCTACTTTCGATTCTCGGTGAGTACGAGGAGTTATTGAAGGACTTCGGGCCTGCGGCTCGCGCCGACACGTTCCAGCTCCTCAAGGTTGACCCGAACCGCACCGAGCTGCTCAGGGCGAAGCTGTGGGAGCAAGCCACCGCGTACCGTCACGTCCTGTGGATGCTGGGCGAGATGCGCAAGATGCTGGAGCCCTTTGCCGAGGTTCCACCAGAGAAGTTTTATGCTGCTCAGGCTGCCCAAGAGAAGGTTGCTCGGTGGCTAGGGTTCGTCCAGGGAGTCCTGTGGAGCTACGGCGTGTGCTCGATAGACGAGATGCGAAACCACAACCGCCCGAAGTGAGAATTTGATCATGGCTCTAATGCTCTGGAATGTTCGCGTCGTGCGATCAGTAATCGATGGCCAGGAGCGGTTCGCGTTTCATGAAGTAGATCAAGACACAGACGCGATCAGCGAGCGTCCGTTCGTGCCTGATGGAAAAGACGTGAAGGAGCTATATGACAAGCTGCGCCACATGCTAGGCGCTATCAACCAACCCGTACTCAACCTTGGGGGAACCGAAAATGGGAAGCAGTGAACCCACAGAAATCTACGTGGAGATCAAAGTTATGAGTGCTGCTGCAATGCTTGCAACGGACGGTGACATCGAAGCATGGGTGCCGTTCTCGCTTCTGCAAGACGACAGCGAGCTGACGTGTGATAGCACTGTCGGCACTCAAGGACTCATCACGATCCCTCTGTGGAAAGCTGAGCAGATCGGCTGGGTATGAGCGACGAATCGGCCTACGAAGTAGTACGGCAGCACCTGCGGTACCATCAACGTAGCCAGGATGAGAGTCGCCCAATCTGCATCTTCGAGCGCGGCAAACGACAGTGGCGCCTCGACAACGGTGAAGCTGAGCATCCGTGTTTTCATCCCGGCGAACGCTCACAGGGGAATTGCCAAGGCGACGGCTGGTATCATTGTCGCGAGTGCGCAGATCTTGACCCGGATAGCCTGATGCTTCAGGACATGGAATGACCGTATTTAGGATTACCGGAGATCGACCCGCGGCGCGTATCCAGGCTGTACTCGAAACAGAGGCACGAAAACAGCCACGTGACTTCGAGCAGGAGGTTCTAGCCGTCTGGCGCGCAACCTGCGAGGAACGTGCAAAGCTCGGTAAGGGTCCTGTGTTGCTCGCGCAAGTACAGCTCGTTGATCGTTGCGCTCAGGGACACATCGACTACGGTTTGAAGCTGGCGCTAGGCTGCGAAAAGCTAGTACTGCACGCTCAGTAAATTCCTTCAGCGAAGCTTCTCCGTCCACGGTATTTCTTTGAGCATCAAGTCACCGTGTTAGCGGTCGCTGTACCAAACGGCTGCGACGACAAGCGCCATCGCGCTTATGCCTGAAATGACGGCAACGGTACGCAATGCACGGGAAGGTCCAGCAGGGCCTTTGTCCGTGTCCTTGCCTCCGTTTTCAACGTCGCCGTTGGTAGGTGGCTCACGAAGCCCTTTGAGCGCGTTGTAGTAGGCTCGCGCAGCCGTAGCAGTGTCGCTGCCCAGACTCTCACCGAGGATGCTCGCGCGTTCAAGCGCATTCAGGCCGCGGCTCAGGAGAAGCTCGGGAGTGGTCTTGTCAAGGTTCCTACCGATGGCGTCAACGAGCTGTTTTGCCACCAGTGGATCCGTTTCGACTTCGAGCGCGGAGACTGCGGTCTCTACAGTAAGCGTATCGTAAAGTCCGCCGAAGCTTTTGTTCGCCAACGCAGCAGCAGCAGCAAACCTCGCGTAGTTGACCGTCTTGTTGATCTCGGCATTCGACATGTCGAAGATGCGTGGTGCCTCCAAGACGAAACGACCAACGACCGAGACAGCCTTCTTGATTCGTACCGCCGAGCTGCTTGCATCGACCTCCGACATCAAACGGCTAATCAGCTGCGAGATGCAGTTGATGATGTTGTACGTGCCAAACTGCGGCCACGGGAAACCTGGAATATCGGAAGACGACACAGACAATGACGTGCACAGTGGGTCGTTCCAGCTACAGTTCAAGCACTTCTCGATGAGAATCTCGGGTTCATCAAGGTAGGCGGCCACCGACGGATGGCATTCCTGCGCCCAGCTTGGCACGTAGTCGTCGCCGCGTAGATAGTAAGCCGTCAGCATGTTGGCCTACATGACTAGGTCGGCAGCGTATCGAGAGGGCACTTCTGGCATCCGCGCTCGTGCCCTCGGTGGACGTTCACTGCGAGTCTCTTTCTGCTTCTTGTACTTGCGGAAGAGGAAAATACCTACGCCGATAGCTGCGGCCGTAGCGCCCCAGACGAGAATCTGCTTGTCTAGTTGGTTGCCAGCTCGGGATCTCGCTGATGGTGCAGGTACCTCGGGTACGCTTTTGGATGCTTTGGCGGCGGCTTCTCCAGCCTTCTCCATACACTTCGCCAGCTCGGACGCACTCATGGTTCGATTTGCGCACTTCGTGAGGCTGTCGCTGTACGCGCCCATCACAGCGTTGGTTAGCCGTGCTTGGGCGTCGGCTCGTTGTGCGTCAGCGTACGCAGCTGCTTTGTCAGCCGCGGCAGTGTAGTGCGCTTCGGAGATCCGCTGTATGACGTGTCCGATGAACGCGACTGCGAGAATGGAAACCACAGCCACAGTGAGTCCCGTAACGACTATGCCGAGACCAGAATTGTAGTAGGTGGAAGTGCGGCCACGTCCGTATCCACGGCCCCCATCAAGACCATAGAGCGCTGCTGTTTGTGCGGCGTCGAACCGGTACTGCTGGTTGCGCATGATGGTACCGGAGAGGTCCCGGACGGTACCGTTGCGTGCAACGAAGCGGAGCTGCGAGCTGGGAATGAAGTTGGGTAGGTCGTTGGTGCCGTTCAGAAACGCTACACCCAGACCGGAGTCGGTCGTCTCGGAAACTACCGCGACCGTGTCGGGGAGGTTTGGCGCTTCAGGGATAACGCCCTCGACGCCGTTGCGCTCAGCGAAAGCCAGCTCGATGGGAAGCGCAACCTGACCTAGGGAGTCATTGTACTGCTTGCCCAGCTCAGTGGGTAGGCCTCCCAACACGCTGCTGACGATGGTGAGGTACTCATGCGCGTTCCAGATCTTGTCGCCTGCACGGGAAAGGTAGCTGAGCCTATCGACGACCTCTTCTGGAAGCTCGACGGTGTCGGTCTGGCCTAGACCACAAGGAGTGCATCCGGCAGCCGCTGGGCGCCCAAACGAGACAACATTCGCAGTCAGCATTGTTAGCTCCGAGTCGTGTTAGGTCTAGCCTACAGGAACTTGGAGCACCGAACAAGATCGCGCCCGCGATCACGCGCTTAGCTGCTCATCACGCGCTTGGCGCTCGCGTTCGATCTGTCGCGCTTCACGGACGAAGTTACGGAATTCGAGCGCGTATTCTTTGGTTTCGGTACCTACGCCGGGTAGCTTCTCAAGCGCGTCCACGAAAGTGAGCAAGTCTGGGTAAGGCCAACCACGAACCGTCTCGGGGGCTAGGTTCCCGACGGCGAACTTGATCACCGAGAGTGCCGCTTCCATGCCTAGCACGAGATTAGGAATGCGGCCCTCGGGGTCACGCATCTCGGCCTTACGGAGCTGGTCGCGTAGCTCAGCCGCTTCGCGGCGTGCGTCATCCCGCTGTGAGGTCAACTCTTGGTACTCGGGTAGGCTCATCGTTATCTCGGCCACGCTTTTCCTCCTAGTATGTCCACAGCAGCTGCTTTCGCCTCCGCGGGAAGATCCTCGTATTCCTCGGCGATCAATGCCAGCAAGTCGCGCTGTGCAGCCGCAAGCGCCAATGCGACGTTGCCGACGCCAGGCGGTGCCGTGTTGCTGAGCTGTTTCAGCTGACTTGCTATAAGGCTGATCATCGTGTTCTGCAACCCGCAGAAGCGCGTGAGTGCGATGATCAACTGTCCGTGACGGTCAATCCGGCTGCTTGACTGGACGTCGGACAATGACGAATAGCTCCACGTCAATGTTGCTGTAACGGAAAGGGGAATCGTCTTTGCACGGCAGTTGAACGACCCGAAACGTTCGCCCAGCAGGCACAGTGATGGGTTTGTCAAATAGGGGCGTCACCGCCTGTTGGTAGTAGATTAGTGCGTCGCGGGCTGCTTCGATCGCCTGTGCGAGGTCGAGAAGTCTAGGTGCCGACCGTGCCGCGTGCTGCATCATCTCTAGCTTTGCAGTCAGATCGGGTAGCTCGGGACTCAAGTTGTACCTACCCCAATAACGATCCATCAACGTATACGCGTTCAGTCGGTGTAGGATTCGCTCGTCGTCGAAGTAGACGCATACATCACCGAAGGTACGCATGTCGCGATCAGTGCCCGGCGACGTGTAGCTCGGGTGCGGTACGACCGCGATACCCATGAGAATCCATTGATGCCCTTGTGGGTCGTCGTCATGTGACGGGACCTCGATGCGTGTCCCTACCGGAACGATCATTTGACGTATCGTATTCTCAACGATGTTGAAAAGGTGTGACATCTCTAGTTGTCGCCCTCAACCAAAAGTGCTGCGTGTCTGCACGCCGCGCAGTGGCACTTTCCGTTGAGAGGAAACCGGTAGCGGTGGCTCTGCAACATCTCATAGAGCGCGTCACGCAGCTCCTCGGTTTCGTGTGTGACGGCCTCAGCTAGTACGTCAATGATGTCATCGACGGCTTTGTCTACCTCGGCGATGGTCGAGTTCTCAGCGAAAATCGGGTCGCAGAGATCGATGATGCGCTCGGCCGTTATGCGCAGATCTCGGGGAAACACGGCTTCTGGGGTGGCATCTACCATGCCTGCGCCCTTCCAGGTAGGTGCCGTTGGTAGAACAGGGACAACACGGTCGCTAGATGGCCTTTTCGGCATCCAGCGACTCTACTAAATAGGTGTGACAGTAGAGGTACTACACCATACGACTGCGGCCGTCTCGGGCGATCCATTCCATGTGCATCGGGTCTTGCCACAAATGGTCGTCAGTGCGGCCGTCCTCATCCCAGTCCGAGCCCCACGCCCAACCGCAGCTAGCCATAGCTTGCACGAACTTTTCATCGATGCCCTTCGGCCACTTTCTCAGCCACTGAGGTGACCAGGCCTTGGGCACGTCGGCGCCGCGCTTGTATTGGTATGCGTAGTTCCAATCAGGATCGAAGTCGATTGCAGCACCGAACGCGTGCATGGACAGGTCTTTGTCCGGGTCGTTGCGGATGTGGCGAAAGACGAATCCGCCACAGCGTTGAATGCGGTAGGGAGATGTAAGCGAAGCACGGCGTAGACCTTCACGTAGGTAGGGCTCGCATCGACGGTACGTTTTCACCCACCACCGCTCTGGCACACCTGGAAGCTGATTGCCTAGCTTCTTGTGACACTCAACGATGTTGGCTTTGTACCAAGCTCTGTCGAGAACATCCGATCCTTTGTGTGTCTCAGGCCTACCAAAGAACTCGATGGCCTCTTTGTAGTTTCTCGGCTGGGATTTCTCTGGTCCATCCCAGGGAAGCCACAACCCGTCAACGTACTGGTCCTCGTTGGCCAAGATGTCATGCACGTCTTGATTCCAGTCTACTGCAATACTGCCATCAATCGACTTTTGCGTAAACGCACCGCACCATCCGTCGGCCAGCAGCCCGTGATGCTCTTGCCAGAACTCGATGAGCCGTACTTGATGCTTTTGCGTGTAGTCGCCTTGCTTAGCCTCTCTGGCGTTGAACGCAGCAGCTTTCTGCACTTGTTTAGGTGTCATGCAGTAAGTGACCCTTCAGTCTCTCCACCGGTTTTGTTTTGACATTGCAAACTGCTTCACAGAAGGCTAGTCACTGTTCGACAGGTAACATCGTAGCGCAGGTCGGGCATGCTACAGGGAGATCTTCTTGCAACACGCAGGTCGAGCATACCGGACAGACATAGGTAGCTTTCGACGCCTTGTAATCTTCACAAGTGCGAAGATGTCCACGAACGGCCTGACGCGACTTGAACCACCTATTGCAGAAACAGCACCTTTGCATGTTATTTGTCGAGCTGGCGACCGGCACCCAAGAAGAGCTGTGTAAGCTTTTCCAAGATTGCAGAACGGCCTGCCGGCGAGCTGAGCGCTTCTGCTACACGTGTCCATGGCACAGAAACGAGTTTGAGCGCTACGTTGGGGATGATGAGTAGGACGTAGGGAACTGGCGCGGCTGACAGGTTAGCAATTTCGACGCTGTGTGGATACACTGCGCGAATCGTGAGGGTTTGCGGTTGTGCTGTCAGCACAATGGGAACTTCTCGTGCCGTGATGACTTTCTCGATTGTCACCGTAACGGTGCCCCCTGGGGGTACGACTCCCACCGCTGGTGTACGCAGAGTCGTAGACGTATTCATGACGCATGATCGGGAGTGTTGTCGTCGAAGTCGTCGTCACCGAAGTCGTCGTTATCGCCGTCAAAGTCGTCGTCATCGAAGTTTTCGCCATCGACGTCGTCAACACGGCTAATTGGAACGACGTTGTCGATCGAAGCGCTTGGCGTATTGGTTTTGCGTCGCGTCTTGCGACGTGTCTTCCTACGTGTTCTTGTTTTCTTTGGCGCCTGATCGCTCACTTGTCCTTCACTCGACTCGGTTGTTGGTTTCCCTGGAAGCGTGCACCCGTACTGCTTCGCTTTACTCATCAAGTATGGACTTGATATCCCAAGACCCTTTGCAGCTTGCCGAACCGAGCGGGCGTGTGTGAAGGCATACTTGATCATGCTTATCTCGCACTCACGGATGGTTCGCCACCATGGCGCGTCCGGGTTTTTCGGTGGTCTACCCATCAGTGTCCTCTTGTTCCGACGATACCATCTCGGGTTGATCTAGTGGGGTCGATTCGCCGAGGCGTCCAAGATGGTTGCCGGCAGCTGGAAGAACTGCTGACGGACTAATGACCGTCTTGGGTTGCTCTGGTGGGGTTGATTCGGACTCCTCCAAGGGCATCGCATTCGTATATTCAAGTGCACGTAGGTGTAATGCACCGAAAACTGGTGTGAGTACAACGGAAGTGAGCGCGACTACGACCGGCGTCATCCAGTAACGACCCGGTAACAACAAAAATGGCAACTCGTGCCACCAACCGATCACAAATGCTGCGCCAAGACCCCACCAGAAGCCTGTACATGCTGCGCACATCATGAATCGGTCGAAGGCCGGTGGATAGTGTGACCAGAGAAATTCCGTGATCTTGGCTCGGGAGCCGAGATAGTAGAGTGAGGACGCAACCAAACCGTAAAGGATCGGCGTTAGCGCAGAAGCCAATACGTACTCGGGTGTGTACTCACTCATCTCAGTCTTCGTGCTTTTTCGCGCGGGCTTCTGCGATCTCTTTCAGCTCAGCAGGTAGTGGATCTAGCGGATGTCCTTCGGTTGCCGCTGACGCACCTTCTTTTCCAGTCCAGGCGTCGCAGAGGTATTTGAAGTGCACAAAGTCTGTTTGGACTTTCCCCACCATGCACATTCCGGCCTGCCCCATCATCACTGCTTTTTCCATGTCATTTAGTGACTGGAAGCGTTGATCGTTGGGTGAGATTGTGCCCAGGTTGGCGATGCCCCCAGTGCGTTCGAGGATTGCTATCTCGTCTTGCGGCCGACGGGAACGCCAATGATTGCGCGCGAGTTCACCGTTCTCGAAGTGTCGGCAGTTGTAACAACCACGTCCGCGTTCAAACACGCGATCCTTCGGAACAATCATTCTGTCAATCGCCATAGTTAACTATCGGTATCACGCTGGGTTACCCCCAGCAACCGAATTTGTTGCCGTTCGGCGTTTGATCGCGGACGCGATCTCGGGAATTTCTTGCACACAACTAAGACTCTGCGTATCGTCACGCTATGGCAACCCCAACCAGGATCAAGACTCCCCTCGAATTCGATCAGGCGAAGCTGCAACGCATGCAAGAACCTATCAGCGTGCGGGTCCAGAAAAAGCGCGGCTCCTCCTCAATGAGCATCGAGATTCCAGGCAAAGGCGACGGAGCCCCTCCTGGAACGAACTGGTCGCGCGAAGACGTGCTCTCGCTGGAAAACTGGCTCCTCACCGAGTGGTCAGGTGGCGGCTACTACATCTTCTCGGTTACGGATGCCAACGGCGAGACAATGAAGTGGGAGAGCGTCTACGATCCACGCACCTATCCTGAGAAGGTCCCACCGAATCAAGCAACAGCTGCTCAACTCAGCCCGCAGGCACTTCCGGCGGGTGTGCCCGTGAATCCACAGCAAGCACCCGTTGCGCAACCGGTCTCGCAACAAGGAGTTCCGTTTGGTATGAGCAACTCCCACTGGCCTCCACCAGCATCAACGTTCGGCTACCCGAACTACCAACTACCGCAGCAGGCCCCACAAGCGCCACAGCAGGCCCCTCAGCAGGCCCCTCAGCTGCCACAACCGGGTCCCTGGAATACGGCAGGCGCATGGCCTCCGCCGTACCCTCAGCCGTATGGGACGCCGTACGGTGCGCCGTACCACCCGACATCGCTGCGTGGCTTCGGCGACAACAACGGCTCATCGTCGCGCCGTTGGGAGCGGGACTATGAGCGGCGTGAGCGCGAGCGGGAAGAGCGCGAGCGTCAGAAGGAGCGTGAGCAAGAGCGTCAGCGCTTCCAAGAGGAGATTCGTCGTCGAGATGAAGAGCTGAGGCAGCGCGAGCTGGCCCAACGAGAAATCGAGCACAAGGCTGCGCTCGAACGCGCGCAGCAGCAGCATGCCAGCGAGATGCAGACGCTGCGAGACGAAATCCGGCGGCTTGGGGAAGGCAACAAGGACAAAGAGAACGAGGAGGTTCGTCGCGCACGTGAAGAACGCCAGCGCGTAGAACGTGAACGGGAACGCGATCAGCTCGCGCAGCAATTTCGGGTAATGCAAGAGGCGATCGGCAAGATTGCTGAGAAGCCGACCGACGATCCCCGACTTCGCACGCTGGAGTTGGAGATCCAGAAAGCGCATGAGGAGGCGCGGATCCAGCAAGCTCAGCAGCAACACGAACGGGAACGCTGGGAGTCGCAGCGACAGCAAGAACAGCTTGCACAGCAGATGCGCGAACAAGAGGGTCGAATGCAGATCGCACTCAAGGAAGCGACTGCGAACCGTCCCGATGCGATGGTCGAGTACATGAAGGAGAATGCGCGGCTCTCGCAGGAACAGGCGCGCATGCAGGCAGAGAACCTGCGCGAGATTGCTCGCATGCAGCAGATGTCAAGCGACCGCATGGCACAGATGATGATGACGCCGCAGGCCCTCGCCGGCATCATCCGCGATTCCAGCTCGGGCACCGACATGTTGCTGAAGAACGTCACCGAGACATTCGGCGGCATCTTCGGGACGATGCGTAATGCCATCGAACAGGTTGCACAGCTGACCGGTGGAGCGCCAGAACCGCCTGCTGCTCGAATCATCGAGCAGGGACTGAGCCGTGCCGGCGAGATGGCTGAGCGCTACATCGGAATGAAAGCAGCCCAAGCACAAAGTGAAGCACGCATTGCTGCCGCGAAGGCGCAGGGCGAAGCGCAAGTTCGTGCAGCCGCGATGCAAGCACAAGCCGCGGCGGCAGCCGCAGCGGCTCAACAAGCACAGGCGAAGAAGGACGCCGAGTTCACTACGCGCAGCGGCCACACCGGGCCCACTCGAAAAGGCAACGGAAAGTCAGATCAACCCGGTGCGGCGGCTACAGCTGGGCTTAGCGGTGCTGAGCCGCCGCCACCAACGACTGCGCGACCTCGGCCTGGAAAGCCTGCGGCACCCAAACCGCCTATCGACATGGACGAGGGCGTGACTGACCCAAAAACGGGCCAGACGGTGGCTGCGAAGGTCATCCCAATGCGTCGTGCAGGCCATACCGACGAGGAATGGTTCGGCGTAGCTTTGGAGTCCGTAACGCGGCTACGGACTGGCGTACGGACGTTCCTCGAAAACCTGGAACGCTTCCAGGAAGCGAACGGTGATCCTCAAATGATCGCGCAGCTAGCTGAGGAAGGCGTGATCGATGAGGAAGGCAACATCGTAGGTCTCGACCCGAGCGCAGCCATCGACGCTATCCTGAAGGGCGTCAACTACGTCAGCGCGAACGGAATCGAGATCCAGGCCTTCGAGGAGTTGTTCAAGCAGGGACGCTTCGCGGAGTTCATGGACGTGATCCTTCCCGAAGCGCCTGATCCGTATCGTGTAGACTGCGTGAAGATCCTCACCGACGAGGTCGAGGTCGAGGTACAACAGCCCTCGAACGTGATCGACGTTGAGGAGGTTGAGCGACCGCAGCCAGAAAGCTAGACTACAACCGCTGGAGGTGACGCTTCTGAATGAGCGTCTTCTCGCCGTCGTTCAGCATCACGATGACGGTGTTCTTGTCGAACACGCTGTCCACGACAGCACCCTCTATCCGTTCATGAACCGCTTCGATGAAGCCGTAGTTTTGCACTGCGGTGTCATCCTTGAACGTGATTGTGTCGCCGACGTTGAGTGCGCTACGCGTCTTCGGCGCCGGTTTCCACTCGTCAGCGGTGGACATCAACGTCTCGATGATCCCCTGGAGGTAGACCTTCGTGCTGCCGGGATCTGTTGTCTCTACGCTGCTACGTGCCAGCTCGTCGTCAAGCCGTTCAAGCCACTGCATGGCTCTGGTTGCCTGCTTGAGGTTACGTTCCTTCCAAGTGAGCACGTTGCGCGTTTTCTTGCCGGTCGATTCTGGTTTCGCGGCTGGCTGCGGCTGCGGCTGCGCCTGTGGCTGTCCTTGGGTTCTTCGTCTGACTGCTGTTGCCATGGTGTATCACCTTTGGTAGTCGTTGATGCGCGGGTTGTACCATGACGGTGTGACAAACAGCGTTGTCAGCTCTGCGTGGTAGGGTCCTAATCCATGCGGACACGTGAATTTGATGCACTGTGTGAGCGTGTGCTGGCTGAGAAAGGTAGTAAGGCGGAGGATCGCCAGGCATTGGTAGATTACGCGACTCTTCTGCGCCTATTTGCCATGGATCTCGTGGATCGGTTAGATGAGTGGGATCGAGAGTGGCCTGAGCTAGGTTACGATCCGTATCCAGAAGTTAGTGATGAGGGCGACACCTACGACGAGCTGCGTGCCTGGAGATCTTCATGGTGCAGACGACTGTTTTGGGCTAAAACGCACAACGGCCAGATCTGAGTGGGTATGTCCTCGCCATTGCAGCGGCTGATCCACGGAGACTGTGTGGAGGTCTTACGTAGGATCAACCAACCTTTCATCGATGCATTGGTTACTGATCCGCCCTACGGGCTGGAGTTCATGGGTAAGGATTGGGATCGGTTAGGTGGTAAGGCCCCCGAATACACGACGGGGGCCGGTCGCGCTTCAAAGCCTGGTATCGGTGAGCGTACAACGCCCTGGCCGTTGAATCGAGGCTGGAACGAGCTGCGATGCCGCAAGTGTGGCCACCTGTCTCACGGCGGATCTCCGTGCGTTTGCGCGGAGCCAGATTTTTCTCAGGCAGATGATCGCTGGAACCAAATGCAAGCGTGGCACGAACAGTGGGCACGTGAGGTACTACGGGTTGTGAAACCCGGTGCGTACGGTGTAGTGTTCGGCGGCACGCGTACGTATCATCGACTAGCGTGTGCGCTTGAGGATGTAGGTTGGGAACTCAGAGACTGCCTTGCCTGGATCTACGGACAAGGCTTTCCGAAGTCACTTGATGTCGCGAAGGCCGTCGCCAAGCAACAACCGAGCGCTGCTACTGAATGGGAGGGATGGGGAACTTCGCTCAAGCCTGCTTGGGAGCCAATCCTATTGATACGTAAACCTCTGATTGGCACCGTGGCCAAGAACGTTCTTCGGCATCATACAGGCGCACTCAACATCGACGGTTGCCGAATTACTACAGACGAGACATTGGTCCGTAGACTCGGCAAGACGACAACGTCAGCGTCGGGGTGGACAAGCGCAAACCGATCTGAAATCGCCGGCAAAGACGGTGGTCGCTGGCCGGCAAATCTGGTCTTGGATGAAGAGTCCGCGGCACTGCTCGACACGCAAGTTGGTGGCGTGTCACGTTTCTTCTATTGCGCCAAAGCAACGAAGAAGGAACGGGATGCTGGACTCGGCGATCAAAGCAACAACCATCCGACAGTCAAACCTGTCGCGCTGATGCGATGGCTCGCGCGTTTGGTTACACCCCCAGGGGGGGTCGTGCTCGACCCGTTTACAGGCTCAGGAACGACGGGTGTAGCTTGCGCATACGAGGAGCTAAGCTTTCTAGGTGTTGAAATGAACGCTGAGTATGTTGAGCTTGCACAACAACGTGTCGTCGCTGCTGCGTCACCAACCCAGCGCTAGCGTGCTATTTGCGGAGGCACCGCTTGACGAAACGGTTCTCGACGTTCAGAAAGCGGTCAAGCCCTTGCTGTAAACGATGCCGTGACGCTGCTGACAGGTCCGAGTCAAGCATCTGACTGAGAGCGACAGATCGTGACTTCTCCGCCAGCTTGAGTTCGTCGAATGCGGTAACGCAATCGCCTTTGATCATCGCCATCGCTGCGCGGTGCAGAAACTCGTTGGCGTCCTGAAACGCGTTACGTGCTTTGCGTGTGTGAAGTTGCTGTGGAGATCCGAACCCTCGGGGCATTGCAATCCTACCTTTGTTGTTGGCGCCTGCGTAGGTGTCGAGCTTGAATCCGCGCGCGATGCTGTTCGTAGCGGCCTGCTTGTCGTTGCCGACGCCTCTCCCAGCCACTCCCCAACGCCGCAGGCGCCTGACGGCGTTCCCAACGTTCGAGCTTCTGCGCGCGCTTCATGCGTGCCCAACGTTCGGCATCTTCCGCGAAACCTGCGTTGTAGATCCGAATCAACGCGAGCATGCTGATCAGGCTGGACGATAGGATAGATCCGACAAACGCCTTCTTAGGTGAGACGCCTACCGCGAGCATTCCCGGCATGATGAGAAACGTCCGCGCGACTGTCCATCCGGCTAACCGAATACCAGATCCGTTCTTCTTTTCGAGAACGTCTGCGATAGTTCGGTAAGTAGGAAGTTTCGGCTCCCCTTCGGCTGCCGCCAATGCCAGTTGATCTTTGACGTAGCTCATGCGTACGAATAGCCTATCAGTAGACCCCATTCTCAATCAATGATAGGTTGCAAGTATGCTTACTGCGGTGCAGGTAGGAGCCTCTGAACCGACCACGTACTGGTATCGTCGGGCGGCCATTGATCGTGGGCTCGGGTCGGACATTCCAGGCGTAGACACGGTCAAGGACGTCAGCAAGACCATTTACTACGTCGGCGTGGGAACGGCTCTCATCGTAGGCGCGCTCTTTGTTTGGAAACTGACCGACGCGATCTTTGGTGACTGAAGGAAGGTATACCATCATGGCAAAACGGCGATCGTCCGCAGCTCAGAAGAAGGCACAGAACAACATGAAGCAGGCCGCCAAAGCTTGCAAAGGCCTCCCTGGAGGGAAGTTCCGTGCTTGCGTGGCAGAGCACTTGTCAGGATCCAAACCGCGCAGACGCAGACGTCGGCGCTAACTGAGGAGGAGGAGCAGCGTATGGCCCGGCGTTGGTCAGGAAACCTCAGCATCCACATCAAGTTCGTCGATCGGGACAATCAGTACAAAGCGACTGTTTGTCGGATCGCACCCAACCGAGCGGAGCGTGACTGCCAGGTGATGTGGGTTGGCCCCCCCGCTCATCTAACGCGCGCGGTTGATTCACCGGCAGCGTACGACGACGCTGCGCGTGCAGCGATTGCGTTTCTCGACGATGAGGGACGCCTTCCGGGACGCGCTGAGTGGGGCGACAGCGATATCGTCGTACGTCGAAAGCGGAGATGATGTCGGCGATAG